CTTCTAATCTACTTTCTCCAGGAGTCTGTCGAGCTTTTCTTTGCTCTTCGGCAGTCCGTCTGTTACTTTCAGATAGAGCAGCGTCAACAAGTTGTTTAGTTGCACCAGGACCTTGTGCTAATATGTTTTGAAGATACTTATTAGTATCCATATTTTGAGCCTTGGCTTGTTTTTCCATTGTAGCCATTAATGCATCTTTACTTTTATCATTTTTCAAGAACGCCAGTAAGCCTCTCATCTCTGCAGAGTCAGCAGTTAGTCCTGTACCTCGTTCTTTTGACTCAGCTAGCCCCTTTTGTATTGCGTCTATCATTGATTTACTGTCTGGTCTTTGATCAGAAATCATACCTAACAAGTTTGTAAGTGCTTTATCAGTTTTTTGTTCGGCTTCTGCTCGTATTTTATTATCTTTACCTTTTGCAGCATCTAGAGTCTTGTAATAATCGTCAAATGCTTTGCCAATAACTTTGTTATTCTGTAATTGTCCGTAAGTTGCTTTTTGTACGCCTGCAGAAAGATCGTTTAGATTGTTGGTTACAGCTTTTGTTGTCCTAGTTACACCGTCGCCGTTTGACTTTTGCTCTTTAGCAGTATCTGCATTAATCTTTTCTAAAACTTTTCTTTGACCTTCTCGAGTGTTAAGATCAACTTTAAGTTCTTTAGCAGTAGCTGCCATCCGATCAGAAAACGCTGCTACATTCTGATTAGATTCTATAGCAGACTGATTTCCTTGCGATGCTAGAGTCATCATAGCTTCTGATCTTTGATTCGCAGCGTAGGCTATAGCAGCTTCTTGTGTCAGACGTTTAGCAGTAGCTTCGTCGCCGCGTTTAGCTGCATCAGCTGATGCTTTCATTAATCTTTGAGCTTCACCTCCGGCCATAGCGAACTTTTCTGCCATGTCTTTAGAAGGACGACCCATAGCAAACATCTGTTCTTGTAGTTTAGCAAAGTCTGGCCCTGCTATTTTACTGGCTGCGGTCATAGAATCAAATGCTGTTTTTACACCTTCGCCACCTTTTCTTAAGGCAAGGTCAACTGCTGCTCTTACTTGTCCGTTTTCTTTTTGTTTTCTTAACTCGTCTTCTTGTTCTTTACGACTTTTGCCTGTTATCTTGGCAATAGCATCCATCTCAAACGCTAATGATTCTGCTTGTTTTATAGCATTAGCTGTTGCTTCAGCGTCATTTAAATTTAAGCGTTTTTGTTGACTAATTGTGTAGCTTAGGATACTGTTCAAATCTGTAGAGGTATATCCCATTTTGGTCAAATTATCAATTAGACCGCTTTTGTCAAACATCTCCTCACTAGCTTTAGCAAATAACTTTGCTCCTTCATTAACACCACCTGGTAGTTTTGCAAATGCTGTACTGTTCTTAGCAATTACCTCACTAAACTCTCTAAGAGGTAATCTTGTACCTGCACTGGCCATTCTTAATTCTACTAGACTATTTCCAAAAGAAGCACCGGTGTTACTGAGTCCGTCTAATGTGGTTATAGTGTCTTCAAGCGAAGTAACAATGTTACCGCCCACTTTTGCTATACCGCCAAGTGCTTTACCTATGTGGCTGTCTGATGCTATAAGATTTTGACTGACAATGTTAAATCCATCAGATACTTTAACGCCGCCCTGCAGCATTTTGCCAAATCCTTCAGACGCAATACCAGTAGCTGCTTTACCTAATCCTAGTAATTCACCGCCTACTGCATCTATTGTTTTGGTCCACTGCGAAGGAGGTTTTCCGCCTGGAACAGACGGAGCTGAAGGCATTGACGGCCCGCCATCTTTCATAGCACGTTTAAATGCTTCGCTTATAATGTCTATGTCGCCGCGGTCTAAAGGCATTTATTTTTTCCTAAAATATGAGTATATAAATACTCGTATTATATTTATCTGGAGTAAAAAATGAGTAATCCGCTACAAAAATACTTTAGACAACCTAAAGTATTTGTGTCACTGCCCAGCAGAGGCATGTATTATCCTAATGGTTCGTTTATCGGCGATTCTAATAATGTACCAATTATGGGCATGACAGGCATGGATGAAGTATTAGCCAAAACCCCTGATGCGCTGTTGAACGGTGAGGCTACTGTAAAAATTATAGAAAGCTGTTGTCCTTATATTAAAAGTGCTTGGAATGTTCCTAGTCTTGATCTAGAATTATTATTAGTGGCCATTAGAATTGCAACCTATGGGGACAAAATGACTATAGATCATACCTGTAGTGAATGCCAGCATGAAAATAGTTACGAAGCTGATTTGAAAACAATAATTGATCATTTAGGCGCCATTAAAGCAGAAAATACTCTAATAATTGACCCTATAAAAATTAATATTAGACCTTTAAATTACAAACAAATCACCGAAATTAATCTAAGAAATTTTGCAATTCGTAGGCAATTATATCAAGCACTAGAACTTCAAGATCAAGAAGAACAGCAAAAAATTGTTGATACAGTCTACGAAGAAATGGCTGCAATCAAAGCTGAATCTATAATTGCTCGTATAGAAAGTGTAGAAACATTAGAAAATGTTGTTGATAATGTTGAACACATTACTGAATGGATTAGAAATTCAGATAGAGAACTGTTTGCCAAGGTCACTGAATTCTTTGATCGAGCACAGGCAGCATTAGAGATTCCTAAATTTCCTGCTAAGTGTTCTAATTGCGGACATCAAGTAGATCTTGAAATCACATTGGATCAAGCAAATTTTTTCGATCAAGCTTGATCACTAAATCAAACTCTGACATTGAAAAACTGATCAGCCGCTTTGAAAATCAAATCAAGCAGATAAAACACGAAATTTTTAGAATAAGTTGGTATATGCGGGGAGGTGTCAGCAGCACTGACCTGTTCTATCTCTACAGTTATGAAGATAGAGAAATACTGGCCAACATCATTGATGAAAATCTCAAAGCCAGCCAAGAAGCTGGTCTTCCTTTAATTTAAAGACCAGCAGCCTGTAGAGCTTTTTTCAGTTCTGGATCTGTTGCAAACTGACTGTAGGAACCTGGTTCTCCGGGTTTAGCAGGATCTGGTTTAGGACCATTAGGTTTCCATTTACCATCAGCTGGCTGTGTTCCCTGTCCTTGATCTGGTTTTGCAGGATCTCCAGGCTTGTTAGGCTTTGCATCACTCTTAGTCCATGTACTGAATAGTGATTTGACTTTGTCAATTGGTGCAGTTGCTAGGAAGCCAATTGCATCGCTGGCTTTAATATCTCCAATGATTGGATAGGTGATAATCTCTGCTATAGTTTTCTTGCCTTCATCACTGGTGGCCCAAGTCATAAAATAAGTCATAGCAATTTCAGAAGCAATTAATAATCCAATTCCGAGACCGCCAGTGGCAGCAGTTTCTACTAGACCAAACGCACGAACTAGCCATCTTAAACCCATGGCTGTGCGTAGAGCATACTTGATAAAGGAACTGGCAGCAATGATAGTTACGATTGTGGCTAATAGCTGTTTACGAGTTTCGTTGTAGTCTTCATTGGCCTGCTCTTTGGTAATTTCACCAGCAGCAACTTGTCGAGCTAGTTCCTTTTCTACAATAGCAATGTCTGTCCAATAACCAGTAGCAAGATCTGCGTAGCCTATCAGTCTTAGAATACGTGTCGTAGCACCGCCAAGTTTTAGAAAACTAGCTCTGCCCAGCTTATTGTATGCAGGCTCGTTCCTACGTTCTTGAATTAGATCAATTAGATAATTTTTACCTGACTGTATTTTTCTCTGTATTTTTCTACCTCGCTCTACCTTACTACGACGTTCTGCTCTTTTATCAGGATCAGGACCTGAAGGTGTTGGTGCAGGCGCACTAGGACTTGGTGTAGGTGTAGCTGGTGGTGTTAGTGGAGTAGGCACCACAATAGGGCTTCCAGGACTAGCGGGTACATAACTAGTAGGACCAGCTTCAGCGATAAGATCAGAAATTCTCATGATATTTTATTTATTTAGAATGATTTAAGATGAACTGCGTTCATCTGCTCTTCGCTAACGCTCGAGCTTTTCTTTATTTAATGATATAATTAGAAGTTATCACGTATGTGATAACTGTTTAAAATTCATGTAGATTGTTTAGGTCAAACGGAACCTCCTACAGGTTCCAATTTTCATGTGAGTTGCCCCAGCCATACGTGGAAGTAGGTGTTTTTACCGTGTACTAATGGGCTCTGACCTTTCCCAACCTACGTCGATACGCTTAAAAAGCGCCTTAGACCTCGTTCCTAGTGTCTAAGTTTTTATAGCACGGTTTTTCGTATGCTAACATTCATACTATATCAATGCGTTGGGCATATGGTTCGAACCCTCTGACTCGCTTCCAATTTTTCAGGATAGTGGATTAACTCCACGGGAGTGCATCAATATGTTACGTGTCCGATTTCTTACGTCGGTTTTTCCACAGCGGTATTACAAACTGGCCCGCTAACCTTAAGTGTTAGATGATTTTAAATTGTGTTCTAGAAGAGCCTGTCTAAGCGATGGTGAACTGCCTACACGTACATTGATTATGCCATTATAGTAGTCGTCAGTTTCGAGAACTCTACGATCAAATTGTTCTCTTGCTTCAATATAACTACATTCTGACTTGCTTTTACAGTAAAAGAGAATTTCTCTGAGAAAGCGATCAGGACCTAATGTTGTAACATCTTGATTGAGCCTGTCGTTTGAGCCATAGTATTTTTGCCAATCGGAGTCTATTTTTGACTTAATGCGTTTCTTTTTTTTAGTACCGTTTTTAAGTGTTACTGTTTTATAGCTAGTTTTACTGAATTTTGCCAGTTTTTTGCCTATATATTTTCTGCCTGTAGCTGTATTAGTGATAAGATACACGAATCCCACACAGTCTTCAGGCAATTCTGTAACAAGTTGATTTTGATAATACCATGACATCAACTTGTTTATGCCTCGTCGTCTTGTTTGTCCTGTAAAAGTGATTGTTTGTATTTTGGTGATTTAATTTTTGGTTTGTTTTTTCTTACTTCGCCTATTTCTACTCGTCTAATTGTAGCTAATCTTCTAATTTCAGATAGCAGTGCCCTAGCTTCAATGCCTGAAGTATGCGTCTGTTTAGTTTCCCAACGCTGATTCGCCTCAAAATATTTTATAAAGGTTCTAATTATTTGTTCGTGAATATCACTAGTCATTTAAAATCTCTAAATCTGAAGAATAAGATGTGAACCCGTTTTCTTTAATAACTTTTAAAACATTGTTTACACGCCCTACTAACTCATCCTTATGACTGATTAGATAGATGTTTTTATTACGTTCCCTAGCCATCTTCTTTAAGACGCCAAGAGCATTTTCAACACCTATTGCATCTAGACCGTTGTCAATAAGTTCATCAACAAATAACAGATTAATATTCTGATATAAGCTTTCCCATACATCTCGGAAGCTCCAACTTAGGCCTAGTATAAGTCTATTTCGTTCGCCTCTACTTAAATTATCAAAATCTAAATCTTGACCTAGTTGTGTAATTTCTACATTTAAGTCATTTAAGAATGTTACTTGATGCGGTAAGCCCATTTTGTCTAAGTAGAACGACAACCTGTTGTTTAGATAAGCTAAATTCTGATCTATAATTTTTTTACGAATAAAAGAATCTTTGTTAGTCAGTAATTTTAACAGAAACTCTTGGTGCTCTTTAAGATTATTCAAGACGTTTATTTGATCCCAAGTAATTTCTTGTAAGGCAGTATTTTTTAAATCTTCAATTTGTTCAGTATAGGGATCAGTCTCCTGTTGTCTTTTACCTAAAGATTCTATTAAACTTTCAAGATTGTTTTGATGTTTAAGTGCTTCTTCAATAGTATCGTAAAAAGTTGAAGGTCTGCCGTTAATATCACCTATCTCTTCAAGTTCTTTTACAGTCTGTGCATAATTGTTAGATACACTTTCTAAGTAAGTACACGCATCTTCTAGATTTTTTTCTGCTAAAATTTTCATTTCGTCATGCTTGTGATCTTGCAGCATTTGTTCGCATGATGGACATTTATGATCTTTAAGTTTTTCTACTTCTTTTTCATATTTTTTAACAGTCTTATCTGCCTGTATAATTGCAGTTTCTAGCGTAGCCTTTTCTTTGTTTAAACTTTTTATTTTTGCTGCCAGTTCGTCATAACTTTTTAATTTTGCATGTTGCTCTAGTTCTTTTTCTATATCAACTGACTGTAGTTCAACAATTTTTTCAGCTAGTTTAAGACAATCAATCTCTCTTTGATTATGCCAAGCTGACTTTCTAGTCTCTAACCCAGCAATGCTTTGTTCAATTTTTTCGTTTGACTTTTTTGCAGCTTCAATGTTTGCGTTTTCTTGCTGCACTTGTTCTTTAGTTTCTCGTATCTGCTCTTTTAGCGACTCTGCTTTTTCACTTAGAAGAGTTATACCTAATAGTTGCTCAATAATTGATCTCTGATCATTAGCTCGCATACTTAAAAACGGCTCAGTGTAGGTATTAAGAGCTACAATATGTTTAAACATATCGTGACTCATACCTAAAAGATCGTCTAAATCTTTTTGCGTTTCGCGCATATCTCCTTGAGCGTCGTCGGTTTCATCGCCTTCTTGTTCTACATCGTTGATATAAAACTTTAAGATATTAGGTTTACGTCCTCGTTCAATCCTATAATCTATTCCATCTTTTTCAAAAGACAGGGTAACTAACATATTCTTATTGTTAATTTTATTAATTAGATTGTCTTTTTTAATATTTGTCAATGCTTGACCAAATAATGCATAGCTTAAGGCGTTGACAATAGTAGTTTTACCAGTTCCGTTGCGACTGCCACCATCGTCGCCGCCCATGTCTAGATTTTCGCCTAGTACAAGTGTTAATTGCTCTCGTTCAAAATCTACAGCTTGGGTTTGATTACCCACACTCATAAAATTTTTAACAGTTAGATTTTTTATTTTAATCATAGATTATTGTAGATTGATAGTAAAACTTTTGAATCATATGTCTCGCTTTCTATGTTTACTAGTTGACTGGACACTATTTGATCTACTGATTCAAATGCTCGAATATCAATATTGGTATTGATTTCAATTTCTTTCTTTTCGGGAATTAGAGTAAGTTCTCTAATGTCATAATCGCCCATAAATTTTTCTTTAATAAAACTAGCTTCTTCGTAGCTGATGTCAATGTCTAAGCTAACACGAAGATGTGCTTTAGGTAGTATAATATCTTCTGCACGATCAATCAAGTCACTAAGCTTAGTAGTTCTAAATGTAGGTTGCCCTGGCCATGTATGGTATTCAGGTTGCTTACCCCATTCAAGTACCATCATTCCACGATCGTCGTCCCAGTTATCTGCGTAATTGTGCGGGAATGCATTGCCAATATAAATCATATTCTTTTGTTGCTGACGTTTATGAAAATGTCCGCTGAATCCTAATTCATAGTTTTGAAAATCGCTTAATTTAATGTCTCCGTGGTCCGGCATCTGCACCATGGCATTCATAAAAAACGTCGGCAATTCAAAGTGGCCAAAGATGTATTTGCCCCCTGACTTGCCAATAGTTTTCCATTCATCGCCTACTAACCACGGACACATTGTTACATCACCTATGGTTACTGGTTTGTGTACAACTGTAATACCAGGAATGTACTTTCCAAATTCTACACTATGTATATCCCGTTTATCTTTGTAATAAAGATCGTGATTACCAGGAAAAAAATAAAATTGATCAAAAGCTTGGCCCAGTTTTTCAAGGGCTCTAAGGCTATAATCCATCGTAGTGATATTAAGACTGTTGCGATTATGATGCCAATCGCCGAGAAAAATTCCAGTATCACAGCCTTCCTCCTTTGCTTTAGTAATATACCAGTCTACAAAATCTTCGCAGTCTTGATTGTGTATGCTGCTATTTGATTTTAACCCAAAATGTATGTCAGTGAAACACGCTGCTTTCTTAAACAGGTTAGTCATCGTACCCCTCGTTTCGCTTTGAAGCAGCAGCATACTCTGCCTGCCCCGTTCTAGTATAACTAGGATTCATTCCGTTTATTTCCAGTATGTCGTCTCTAATACTTTGATTTCTTTTTTCAATATTGATTATTCGAACGAAGCTATTAGTAACAGCAGCAGTGAAATAAGCAAAAGGATTATCTGACTTTGACTCATCGAATTGTAGTCCTATCTGTGTTAGTTGTAAAATAGCCTGTCCGCGCATTTCATCGTTGTATGTATAACCTCTAACATTACCTCGTGTGGCGTAACGTTCGCAAAGTTTAATATACATTCGGGCTAGGGTATTTGTTATTTGTCCATGATCCTTACTGAACTTTCCTTTTTCTAGATCGCCCTTCCAGTGGCTTTTTCCTACACACACTAGTATGTCGTTTTCGTCAAATTTCCAGTGTTGGAATGGAGGAAAGTTTACTTTGTCCCTGCCATCAGCAGTTGTTTTAGGATTCTTTTTTCTAGTGGCGTTTAATGGAATATGATCGTAAGTCATGATTCTAAAAACCAAATCAGTTTTCAGAATTTTTTTGTAATCAACTTCGCAGTCGGCTTGTTTTACTTTTTCCTTGGCAGCTTTACGTCGTTCATATTCTATTTGACCAAGTCTTTTCGCTTGGTTACGTTTAGCTTCTGCGATTGTTCGAATATTAATTTTGTCAACATGCGGTAAAATTATATCATATCTGTGATATTCTGGTTTAGAATAGCTGGAATATGTATTTTTTGATTTGTGTATTTCGTCTAATAAGTCTTTATTGTTAAGATAATTGATTTTTACGGTCATTATGAATCCTTTGTTGTAAAATTATAAACTATGCACTTAATTTTGTCAATAAATAATGGACAAGGAGAACGTCGAATGCCAACAAATTTTGATCCGGCATCAATTGCAAGAACTGCCGGTACAACTGCAAGAACTATTGGGTCCGGTATTTCTGCTGGACTCGGACTAGCTGCTAACTTAGGCGCAGCACTTAACAACATATCCGACCCACAAAAGCTACTATCAAGTCTTCGAAGTATAGGATTACCACCAGGTGGAAATATCCTAGGATCGTTTGGCGGAGCAAGTGCTAGCTTTAGTGATGGACAAGACTGGCGTGTTCGTCTTAGCCTACCGCCAGGTACATTTTTTGATAAAAGTCCGGTACTGAAACCGTTAATTGATGCTGGCGGGCTAATTTTTCCTTATACTCCTAGTATAACAATGTCCGGTGCTGCCAGTTACGGCGATCAATCTCCAGTGCATCAAAACTTTGGATTTTTTGCATATGAAAATTCAAAGGTTGATCAGATATCTATTCAAGGTACATTCTATTCCGAAGATGGCGTACAGGCAGCGTATTGGCTTGCTGTGGTACATTTTTTACGGAGTGCTACAAAAATGTTTTCAGGACAGAGTGAAAATGCTGGTAATCCTCCTGTAATTTTAAAGCTTAATGGCTATGGAGATTACGTATTTAAGAATATTCCTGTGGTGGTAAAAAGTTTTCAAATAGGATTACCTGCCGATGTTAACTACATTACTACAAAAGTAGGAGCCCCGGGCTCCCAAACAAGCTCAAGACCTTCGTTGTCAATTCCTGGACTACAAAATAATATAGTTGGCGGAGCCTTTGGAGCACCACCTCTTCCTTCTAGTTCTTCTTTAACTAATCAAGGTCCTCCGATGGGAACAACACATGTTCCTACTAAGAGTGAGATAACAATAACTCTACAACCTGTTTACAGTAGAGAAACTGTTAGACAATTTAGTTTACAAAAATTTGTTAACGGTGAATATGTTAATAACCCTGTAGGATTCGTATAATGGCCAAATATTCTACTACCAGTCCTTGGTTTACTACATCGTTTACTAATGGTTATTTAGATTTACTAGCAATACGTCCAGTAAGTGCCGAACCCGATGACTTTCTTTATACCATTGAAAGTCAATATACACACCGACCAGATTTATTAGCTTATGACCTATACGGCACTCCAAGATTGTGGTGGGTCTTTATACAAAGAAATTTAGATATTTTACAAGACCCTATATTTGATTTTACTCCAGGAAAACAAATTTATATACCTAAAGGGTCAAGTTTAAAAGCAGTGTTAGGAGTATAATATGCCACCAGGTTTTTTCCCTCCAGGCTATACAAGCCCTAATTACCCAGGTGCAACTACAGCATCAACTGGCAGTAATACTACAGTAGGCAATACAGGACTAGCAAAGAATCTGTCAGTTTCTGGAAATGTTAAAGATCTAGTATCAGCCGGCGGCAATGCATTAAAGCAGATAGCAGCTAATAATTTACCAGGGATTCCTTCCTTACCTAATGTTAAAATTTTAGAGTTAGCAGATGTTGGAAAGTTATCAGAATACAGTGCAGCAGAAAAAACTATAGTTCCTATAAATGAAACGCCACCGTTTCCTAACATCTTAGGTGTTTACTCTACAGTAAACTACATTTTTACCCTGTCGGTATTGACTGATGAAGAAATTAATTTTCCTGATGAAACATATCGAAAAGGAATATTTCGTCCAAACACTATCGTCCTTAGAAGCGGTAGCGGACTTCCGGATAACAGAATCCCTACAGCTATAACAACACAGAATAACCCTTCGGGAAAATTTGATTTCTTTATGGATAATTTGCGTATCGAAGGCGCAATGGGGTTTGATAAAACTACAGGAAATACAAATGCTACTGGATTAAGTTTTCAAATTACAGAAACTTATAGCATGGGATTGTTTATGCAGGCTATCCAAATTGCAGCTAAAAATGCCGGACATCAAAATTATCTTACAGCACCTTTTTTACTTAAAATTGAATTTGCAGGGCATGTAGACAGCGATAATACATCAGTTAATATACCAGGAACTACTCGATATATTCCTTTAAAATTAAGAGAAGTTGAGATGGCAGTTGATGCTAAAGGTGCAACATATGCAGTTGAAGCATACCCATGGAACGAACAAGGGTTCGCAGATTCTTACTCAATGCTACTGACAGAAGTTAACATTGCTGGAGCAACAGTACAAGAAATGTTGCAATCAGGACCAAAGAGTCTTCAAAAACAAATAAATGATAGAATTAGAGAAACTGCAAATAAAGACACACAAGCTCAGGTTTCTGTTCCTGATGAAGTTGTAATTTTATTTCCTACAGATTTAAAAACAACAGGCAACGTATCAACAACATCAACAACCTCTGCTACAACGAATCCTAATCAAGTAGGTGCTGCAACTACTATTGAAAACAAATTAGGAATTAGCAAGGGAGGGGATTCTGCATATTACACTCAATCCTCAGTAAACAAAATTGGATCAGCTCAGATGGCATTTGATAGTTCTCGAGCAGCTGATAAAGAATTTGCCAAAGATAATGCTGCATACAATGAATCAAGCGGATATTATAATCGAGCAGGAGTTGTAAGTCCAGTAAACACTTCTGATTTTAGATTTAAACAGGGTAGCAATATAACCAATGTAATCAATCAAGTTATTTTACAAAGCGATTATGCTAGACAAGCAACTAGTAATAATCAAATTACTAATGAAGGAATGATTCCTTGGTGGAGAATTGAAACACAAGTTTACAATAAATCAACTGATGCTAACTTAGGACAAACTGGAGAGAAACCTAAAATAATAGTATATAGGATAGTGCCGTATCTAGTACACTCGAGTAGATTTATGCCACCTAATACACCTCCTCCAGGGATTGATAAACTTAAAAAACAAGCAATTAAAGAATACAACTATGTGTTTACCGGTAAAAATCTAGATGTTTTAAGTTTTAACATGCACTTTAACGCAGGCTTTTATCAAAGTTATACTGCTGATTCTGGTATTCTTAATCAAGATGTTAAAAAACAAACACAAGAAAGCGGCGCAGTTGACGAAACAGTAGAAAGAGCACAAAATTCTACTGGGAATACAGTGATACCAGATAACTCAATGGGCACTCAACGAAGATACGATGCAATTAGTACTCGTACTGATAACGCCGGCGGTGGCGGAATTGAAACTGTAGAAACACGAATCGCCAGACAGTTCCATGATATTTTAACTGAAGGCGCAGACATGCTTGCTGTTGATATGGAAATTATCGGAGATCCGTACTATCTTGGTGATAGTGGAATGGGTAATTATACTGCACCAGAAACAAGCTTAATTAATATTAATGCAGACGGTACTATAGATTATCAAAGTGGCGAAGTAGATTTAGTTTTAAATTTTAGAACACCAGTTGATTTGAATGAAAATACCGGATTTTACGAATTTGGTCCGGATAAATTAGTAGCAGAGTACAGCGGACTTTATAAAGTTCAAACTATTGTTAGTAATTTTTCTAGGGGTAAATTTGTACAGCAATTAAGTATGACACGAAGAATGATACAAGAACTTAAAGATGAAGCTCCTGCTACACCTTCTCTTGCAGTTGCTTCGGATAATCCTCCCACATGGGAACAGACACAAGCTAATGTTCTTGCTGCTATTACTAAAACTAACCAAACTGGTGAGAAAAATGTAGTAGATAATAAAGGAACTGTAGTACCTGTAACACCGCCAGTTAGACAACCATTTACAATTTAAAATATGCCAGAGTTAACTAGATCATCGCAAGAATCATTACCAAATCCAGGACCGTTTCTGGCAAAAATTGTCAGCCACCTCGATACAGAGTACATGGGGACATTAGAAGTAGAACTATTACATCCTGTGGGAAACAGTGATTCAAGGGAAGGACAGGTATTCCAAGTCAAATATCTAAGTCCTTTTTATGGAGTCACTAGTGCAGATTTTTTAGGAAAAGATTCTGACAACGATACCTACGATGAAACTCAAAAAAGTTATGGCTGGTGGATGATTCCACCGGACATAGGAACTACAGTAATGGTTATATTTGCCAACGGTGATCCTAAAAAAGGATTCTGGATAGGCTGTGTTCAAGACAGATATATGAATTTTATGGTGCCAGGAATGGCATCAACAAGCTATAGTAAAGATGGCAAGAAACCTACAGTGCCGGTTGCAGAATATAACAAAGATATAAACGAAGCAGTTCAAGATCCAACTAAAATTAAAAAACCAGTACACACTTATCTGCAAGATGTTTTAGAAACTCAAGGGTTATTAGAAGATGATATTAGAGGTCTTACAACATCTAGTGCCCGCCGAGAAGTTCCTAGTGCAGTATTTGGAGTGTCAACCCCCGGACCAGTAGATAAGTCCGGAAAAAGAGGCAAAGTTGGAAAATTTGAACATAAGATTGCAGGAGCATTTGTCAGTAGATTAGGCGGGTCAACTTTAGTCATGGATGATGGCGACGATAAGTTTTTAAGAAAAAAAACTGCTAGTGAAGGCCCTCCTGAATATGCAAATGTAGAAGCAGATGAAACAGACGGCGACAAAAAAATTCCACATAATGAATTGATTAGAATTCGCACTCGAACTGGGCATCAAATACTATTACATAATAGTGAAGATTTAATCTACATTGGTAATGCTAGAGGAACCAGCTGGATTGAGTTATCAAGTGATGGAAAAATTGATATCTATGCTGAAGATAGTATAAGTGTACATACTGCACAGGATTTAAATTTCTTTGCAGAGCGTGATATTAATATGCAGGCCGGACGCAATTTTAATACTAAGGTTGCAGGTGAAATGCACACACATGTCAATAAAGATAGTGTATTAATTGTAGATGAGAATCAACGAATTTTAGTTAAAAAGAACGTTGAGTCTACAGTTAATGAAAATTTTAAACACACTACAAAAGGCAATGTTGATTGGAAAACTACAAAAAATAATGCATTTACTGCCGGAGCTTACACTTATATTAAGAGTGGAAGCCAACATATTGAAACAGCAAGCAAAATTCATATGAACGGACCATCTGCAACAGCCGCCGTTGAAGCTCAAGTTCCTAAAGAATTAAAAACACATCTGTTGCCTACTGATACTGGTAGTAAAGGAAACATGATTATGCGAAGAATGCCAACGCATGAACCATATCCTCAACACGAAAATTTAAATCCTACTGAAGTTAAACCTACAAAAACTGATAGAGATGTTGACGGTAGATACGAAGGACAATCAACATCTCTATCATCAGCAGCACCACAGTGGAAAAAACTAAGCATTGTTGATACATTTAGAAAAGGGAGTTAAATAGTTTATGGTTACTGGAAACAGATTATATGAAAATATAACTTTACCTGCTCCTAAGCAGGCTAACTTTATCCCTGGCGCACGGACATATCGTGGGTTCAGTACACTTTCTAGTGATACTAACTCATATACTCTCTATGATCTTAACTTGATTAAACAGGATATCATTAATCATTTCCATATCAGACAAGGTGAACGATTAGAGCAGCCCGAATTTGGTACTGTAATTTGGGATTTATTGTTTGAACCATTAACTGATCAAGTGAAAAACTTGATAACAAAAAATGTTGAAACTATCATTAACTATGATCCGCGTGTTAGAGCAGATCAAATAATTGTAACACAGTACGAAACAGGTATTCAAATTGAGTGTTCACTGACTTACTTGCCTTATAACATTTCCGAAGCCCTAAGATTTAAATTTGACCAGGATAACGGGCTTATCAATTAAACACCCAGATAATAAATTCCAATAAATATATCTGTTAATAGGAAACAGATATGTCAGCAACTGATAGACAAAATAGACTTTTAGTCGCAGAAGACTGGAAAAGAATATACCAAAGTTATAGAAACGCAGACTTTCAAAGTTACGATTTTGAAAATCTTCGTAGAACTATGATTAGCTATCTTCGAGAAAATTATCCAGAAGATTTTAATGATTATATTGAATCTAGCGAGTACCTTGCATTAATTGATCTAATAGCATTTTTGGGACAAAATGTTGCATTTAGGGTTGATTTAAATGCTAGAGAAAACTTTTTAGAACTTGCAGAACGCAGAGATAGTGTCCTACGTCTAGCTAGATTACTAAGCTACACGCCAAAAAGGAATATTCCTGCTAGCGGATTACTAAAGTTCACTAGCGTAAGCACTACACAAACAGTTGTTGATAGTAACGGACGAAATTTATCCGGACAAACTGTATTGTGGAATGATCCTGCTAATACTAATTGGTACGATCAATTTATTAAAATAATAAATGCAGCTATACCTGCAAGCAAACAGTTTGGAAATCCGGACGATAAAAAGACAGTATACGGAGTCCCAACTGAACAATATAGATTTCAGAGCGTAAATGCAGATGTTCCGGTTTACTCGTTTACAAAAACAGTAGACGGCCGTAACATGGATTTTGAAATAGTTAGCACTGTGTTTACTGGAGCTGACGAAATATACGAAGAGTCCCCTAGCGTCGCAAACAATCTTGCTTTCCTTTATAGAGAAGACGGAAAAGGCCCAGCAAGTAATTCAACTGGATTCTTTTTACATTTTAGACAAGGTACATTAAATCAAGGAACGTTTACAATTACTCAACCTTCAACTAACGAAGTAGTTGACCTTGACGCTGTTAATGTTAACAACAGCGACATGTGGCTTTATAAAATTGATAACAATGGATTTGAAACAGAGCAGTGGGCTAAAGTTCCTTCATTAGAGGGTAACAATATCATTTATAACAGTCTGCAAAAAAATATTAAAAATATTTTTACTGTTATTACACGATCAAGTGATCGCGTAAGTTTATCGTTTAGTGACGGTACATTTGGAAACTTACCGCTTGGCACATTTAGAGTATACTATAGAATTAGTAACGGATTAAATTATACAATTAATCCAAAAGATGTTAGAGGAATCACTATTGATATTCCTTACGTTTCTAATATTGGTCAAGTTGAAACACTGACAATTACAATGTCATTACAAACAAGTGTGGCGAATTCCGCAGCATCAGAAACAAATGCAGAAATTAAAAATAATGCACCGGCTACATATTACACACAAAATAGAATGATTACAGCTGAGGATTATAATATTAGTCCTTTATCAGTAAGTCAAAGTGTAGCAAAAATAAAATCAATCAATAGATCTAGCAGTGGCATAAGTCGATATTTTGATCTAGTTGATCCAACCGGGAAGTATAGTAAGACTAATTTATTTGCCGACGATGGGGCTGTGTATATTGAAAAATTTATTGACAATTTTAAGTTCAGTTATTTGACTAGAACAGATATTGAGAGTGTCATTTATAATGAAATTTCATCTATCTTAGAAAAAAATACATTAAGAGATTTTTACTATTCAGAATTTCCAAATGTAGATACCGCACCGGTTGATGTTAAGTGGATAAACGTAACTTCTGATACTAATCAGTCTACCGGATATTTTACCGACCTATCTGAAATTATTCCTTTTAAAACAGGAGCATTTACAACTACTGAGTTAAAACATATAGAATTTGGAGCCTTATTAAAATTTGTAGTACCTAATTCTGCAACACAATATTTTGACACATCCGATAGCAATAAAATTGTTACTACTACTGAAAACACCAGCCTAATTCCTAATGCATCATCGGTGCTATGGACTAAGGTTGTTAGCGTATACGGTGACGGCACAAATAATAATACTGGTATTAAGCCAGATGGTGCTGGAACAGTACTATTGAACGATGTAATACCGTCAAACGCAGTGTTACAACAAATTATCCCTAGATGGCGCACTTCTCTTGAGACTACTGTAGTCAGTACAATGGTTGATTTAATTTATTCTAATAAACCATTTGGACTTCGATACGATGTTAATACAAAGACCTGGAAAATTATTTTTGAAGCCAATCTTAACCAAAGCACAACATTTAGTTTAGGCAAGGCTGGAGATATTGGAAATTCAAAATTAGATAACAGTTGGATATTTTTATTCACAACTGACACCGAGTACTATACTGTCCAATATAGACAACTAAGATACATCTTCGAAAGTGATAAACAGATACGTTTTTATTTTGATGCTTCGGATAAAGTATATGATGTGAAATCAAATACTACAATCAAGGATAAAATAAAAATTTTACGAATTAATACACGACCGTCGTTAACTATTCCCTATACATTAGATTTAGATTGGGAAATTTCTGAAGAGTTTAAAGGATTAGATGGTTACGTAGATACTAAAAAGATTCAAATTACATTTACTGACACTGATGAAGATAGTGTAGTAGATAACCCAGAATTATTTGAACAACTTATTAACAAAAGCAGTTCAAAGTACTATGTAGTACTTGAAAAATATTCAATCGCACAAGGGCAAGAAGATTATAGATATCTTTCAAATACGGGAGAAGTAATAATTCTACCCTCAGAAAGTTCTGTGATTAATTTTAATGACTACAACGACAGTCAGCATTTTTATTTTGTTGATACGGATGTAGTTAAAAAATTAAATCTATCCCAAGGAAAATTAAGTTTTAGTGATTCATATCGAGTATTTCAAGGAAGAGATAATTTAAATTTTCAGTATATTCATAATGCTGATTACGAATCTAGAATTGATCCAGGCCTTACTAATATTGTAGACATTTTTGTTTTAACTAAAAACTACGATAAAGAATATCGAAGATACCTACAAGGAAGTTTAACGACCGAACCACTACCACCAAGCAGCGATGAGTTGTTTAATTTATTATCTACAGATCTTAATAAAATAAAATCTATTAGCGATGAAATTATCTACCATCCTGTCAAATATAAAATTTTATTTGGAAATAAGGCATCTCCGGACCTTCAAGCAACCTTTAAAATTGTTAAAAATTCTGAAAAGGTAGTAAGTGATAATGATATTAAATCAAGAGCGTTATCTGCAATAAATCAATTTTTCTCTTTGGAAAATTGGGACTTCGGAGATAGTTTTTACTTTACAGAACTAGCAACATATGTGATGAATCAATTAGCACCAGATATTGTAAATTTTATTATTGTACCTAATAAATCAAATTTATTTTTTGGTAGCTTATATGAAATTCAAGCAGAAAGAGATCAAATATTTGTAAGCGGAGCATCTGTGGATAATATTGAAATTATTTCCGCAATTACTGCAACAAAAATTAAGAGCTCTGGTGAAATCTTTATACAATCAACAACACTAAATGAACAAAATATTCTTAGCAGCACGATTGGGAGTGTTTAATGGCATACGATAAAAATCAAAATGAGAACGGTGTCCCTATAAATTCAAACGAAAAAAGAAGATCGTCAAGTCTTCTTCCTAGATTTTATAGAACAGATGCTAACAAAAAATTTACCGAAGCCACTATAGATCAACTAACACAGCCTGGAAAAGTTAAAAAAGTAAATGGCTACATTGGAAGAAAAAACGCCAAAGCAGTCACGGCTAGCGATATTTTTATTGAAGCATCGGATATTGATAGATCTAATTATCAACTTGAACCTGCAGCAATTATTCAAGACTACTTAGGCAATGTATCATTTTTAAAAGATTATATAGATCACATTAATCATGTTAAGATCAACAACGGAATCGTTGATAACCATGAGAGATTAAACAAGCAAGAATTTTATTCTTGGGAACCTCATATCTGCTGGGACAAATTTGCTAATTTTCAACAGTATTTTTGGTTACCCTATGGCCCTCCTGTTATTTCTGTAGCAGGACAACAACTAGCAATAGAAAGCACTTATACTGTTGTTACTGTTGACGAGGGAGATAACCGGTCTTTTGTTTTCACACCAGACGGATTAAGTAAAAATCCTTCTTTAACATTATACAGAGGACAAACTTATAATTTTATAATTAATTCTCCAGGAGAACCATTCAGTATTAAAACTGAACGAACTATTGGCTCAACAGATCGTTACTTGCAGGGTGTAAGTCAAAATGCTGTAGAAGTAGGAGAAATTAAATTTTCAATTCCTGAGGACGCACCGGACTTTTTATTTTACACAAGTGAAAATAATATTGATACTTCGGGCATATTTAAAATACAAGACATTACAGAAAACACATTTTTAGATGTTGAAAAAGACATCCTAGGCAAAAAGACTTATACTATGTCTAATGGTGTTTCTTTTAGTAACGGAATGAAAATTAAATTTACTGGAACTGTATCTCCTGAAAAGTATTCTAATTCTATTTGGTATGTTGAGGGTGTAGGAAATAAAATTACATTAGTAAGCGAAAAAGATTTAGAAATCATCAGCACATATACTTCTGATAGTCAGGTGTTGTTCGATGACACTCCTTTTGATTTTTTACCTTTTAGTGATGCAAATAGTTTAGCTGCATCAAAAGATTATATTACTATCAATAGATCAAGTCCAGATAGAAATCCGTGGGCTAGATATAATCGATGGTTCCACGAAGATGTGATTAAAACTAGTTATGAATTAAATTCTTTAGCGCCAGATATTGATCAGAGCGGAAGAGCAAAAAGACCAATTATTGAATTTGATGCAGGTGTAAAATTATATAATTTTGGATCAGTTGCAAAGAAAAATGTAGATTTAGTAGATACATTTACTACTGACGTTTTTAGTACTATTGAAGGAAGTTTAGGTTATAATATTGATAATGTAGATCTAGTAAACGGCCAGAGAATTCTGTTCACAGCTGATACAGATATACGAGTTCAAGGGAAAATTTTTGAAGTTAAGTTTATCAACGTAAAGCCAGCTAATCGACAAGTTGAATTTAACGGAATTACAAATGTAGAAATTCCGACTAACCACCTTAATCTTGATATTGATCACGGATTAGTTAACGGAAGACGAGTAGAATATTTGTCAAACGGTAACACTGCAATTGGTGGACTAGTTAATCGCCAAGTTTATTATGTTTACGTAGTTGATAATAAAAGAATTAGACTATATTCAGATAAAAATCTAACACAAGTTGTTACCTTAACCTCGCAAAGTGAAGGAAATCACTTGCTTGATATAGTAACGGTAGCACAAGATCAAATTACTCTAATTGAAACTGACGATACTGTTCCTATTAACGGAGAAACAGTTCTTGTAAAGTTCGGCCAAGAAAATCAAGGATCAATGTATTATTATAATGGATCCATTTGGAACAAAGGCCAGCAAAAAATAACAGTAAATCAGTCTCCTTTATTTGATTTATTTGACGAGGATGGAAATAGCTTTGCAGACATTTCTGTTTACGACGGATCAAGTTTTGCAGGAAATAAGATTTTTTCATATAAAACTTCTTCACTTAGTGCCGACTCTGAATTAGGGTTCGGGTTATCTTATCAAAATATAGCAAATGTAGGAGACATATTATTTGAATTTAATCTATTAACAGATTATTTTCAATATAAAGAAAACTTTGTTACACTATCAAAAAATACAGATACTGGATTTTTAAAAATTATTCACGGATATAATCTTGAAGAATATTCTAATGGATGGTGTAAGAATTTAATTACTAATGCTCAACCTATTATTAGAATTTACGAAGGTACAGAATATAAGAATAACTTTCCTATTGACGTATACGATAATGCAAACGATTTATTAGATCTTGAAGTTAGAGTTTTAATTAACGGTAAAAGAATTCCAAAGACTGCGTTTACTGTAGAAACAGGAATAAACTACAAATACGTATCGCTTAATCAAAACAGTAGAATAACAATTACAGATTCAGATGTAATAACCTTAAAATGCTTTGCAAAACAAGCTAAGAATAAAAAAGGATATTACGAAATACCTTTAAGTTTACAAAATAATCCTTTAAACAATAATTTACAATACTTTACTTTAGGCGAAGTTATTGATCATGTATCTTCAATCTCTGAAAATATTCCAGGATTTGTAGGAAATTATATTGGACAAGGTAATCTTAGAGACTTAGGAGACACATCCTCGTACGGTACACGGTTCGTTCAGCACACATGTCCGTTAAATTTTAGCCTTTATCATCTTGGTTCAAAAACTGCTAATGTTCTAAAATCTGTTGAAGACGCTAAAGAAACGTATGCAACATTCAAAAGATTATTTTTAAGACTAGCCGAAGAATCAGGTTCTGGCAGCAATATTAGGGACCATGTTGATGAGATTTTATATCAAATAAATCAACAGACTCCTAAAACAAATCCTTATTATCTAAGCGATATGTTTGCCTATGGACCAAGTAAAAAAACTGAATATCCTGTGTTGGATTCTCGTGTAAAGATGTACCCAATTTCTGATGTATTTGATATGTCAGCATTATCAAATAAGTCAGTTTTAGTTTATCTAAATGGTGAACAACTACTTTACGGATTGAATTATACCTTTACTTCTTCAGGATATTTAGAAATCATCTTAGACATCAACGAGGATGACTTGATTGAAGTATATGAGTACGAGTCAACTGACGGAACTTTCGTACCTCCTACACCAACAAAATTAGGCATCTGGCCAAAGTTTGTTCCTGAAATTTTTCAAGATACAACTTATATTGAACCTACAGATGTTATACAAGGACACGACGGAAGTATTACTATTGCATTTGGTGATTATAGAGATGAATTGCTTCTAGAGTTAGAAAAAAGAATTTATAATAATATAAAAATCTCTTACAATCCAGAAATTTTTAACATTGAAGATACTATCCCAGGTTACTTTAGAAATACAGACTATGATTTAGATGAATACAATCAAGTCCTATCAAAATATTTTTATTACTGGTCAAGCCAAATAGATCAAGATTACACTAGATTACCAACGTATGACAGAACTAACGGCTTTACTTTCAATTATAGAGGAAACATTGCACCTGACGGAAGACCCGTGCCAGCACACTGGAGAGCAATTTATAAATGGCTCCTTGATACAGACAGACCGCATTCACATCCTTGGGAAGTTTTAGGATTTACTATTAAACCTGTATGGTGGGAATCAGTATATGGACCAGCGCCATACACTGCTAATAATAGAATTCTTTGGCAAGATTTAAATGACGGTGCAGTTCGAGAGCCAGGAAAACCAGTAACTAGAAAGTTGCACTACAAGCGGCCAGGACTGATAGATATGATTCCTGTTGACCATCAAGGAAGATTAATAAGTCCGTACGAAACCGGAATGGTCACTGGCGTAATAAATCCAAGCCCAGCCGGATATTTAGAATTTGGAGATCAAGGTCCAGTTGAGACAGCATGGAGAAGATCAAGTCTTTATCCGTTTGCTGCGCTTCTAGCCTTCTTAACCTTATCTCCTAACAAAACATTAGGAACTTGCTTTGATAGAAGTAGAATTGTAAAAAATAAAGCCAATCAGTTAGTATACAAAGACACCAATCTTCGTATAAGACTTCAGGATATAATTTTACCTTCGAATGTTAATGATGCTACTCGAGAATATTCCAGCGGATTAATAAATTATATCTCTGATCATATTTTTACTATCAACAATTATAATATTTCTAGTTATAAGAGTGACTTGTCGTCTTTAACAAATAGAATAGTCAGCAAACTTGGCGGATTTACCAGTAAGGAAAAATTTAGATTAATTCTTGATTCTAAATCTCCAACTTCTAAAAATAATGTATTTGTTCCGCAGGAGAATTATAACATTGTTCTTAACACTAGCTCTCCAATTAGAAAAATTTCTTATAGTGGAGTTATTATTGTTAAAGTGTCTGACGGATTTAATATTGCAGGGTATAATCAAGACGAACCGTATTTTAGTTACTATTCTAAATTACAAGACGGTCCTACTATTAGAATTGGCGGAATAAGCGAATCATTTACAGATTTTGATACTAACCAAACTTATGTAGCTGGAAAAGTAATTAGATACAACGGAAGATATTATAGAGTAAAAACTAATCACATAAGCGGAGATACTTTTGATAAAGATCTTTATGTCTTATTACCAAGTCTCCCAGAAACAGGCGGAGTAGTTGCCACTCTTGGTAAAGTTTGGGAAAAACGTAAAGTATTAAAATTAAGTTACGGAACTACACTTAGTACAATACAAGAAGTGGTAAGTTTTTTAGAAGGATACGGTATCTATTTAGAAGACCAAGGATTTGTATTTGACGACTTTAATACTAACACTGAAAGTATTTCTAATTGGAACACCAGCTTAAAAGAATTTATGTTCTGGGCTACTCAGAAATGGAAAACTGGAGCAGTTATCTCTCTAAGTCCTGCAGCAGAAAAAATTACTCTTAATACTGAGTTTTCAGTAGTTAATGATATTAAAGATAGTTTTTACGGATATAACATTTTAAGAGTTGACGGGCAAAAATTAGATCCTGATCTAACAAGCATTTATAGAACAGATAACAATTATTCAGTAAGTCCTGCAAACACTAGCCACGGAATTTATTCAGCTACTTTTTATCTAATACAAAAAGAACATGTAGTTGTTATAGATAATAGAACAATGTTTAATGATGTTATCTATGATTTAGAACCAGGGTATCGTCAAGAAAGAATTAAAATAAACGGCTACCTTACTCAAAGCTGGACAGGCGGATTTAGTATTCCAGGATTTATCTATGATGAAGCAGTAATTAAAGATTGGGAGCCTTGGACAGATTACTCGTTAGGAACAATTGTAAAGTTTAAAGAATTTTATTATAGTGCAAACAAATTTATTCCCGGAGTAGAACTGTTTAATAGTAATGAGTGGAAGCTACTATTAGAAAAACCTACACCTAGGTTAATTCCTAACTGGGATTATAAAGCAGAACAGTTTACTGATTTCTATGATTTAGACACAGATAATTTTGATGCAGGCCAACAAAAAGTAGCGCAACATTTAATTGGATATCAAAATAGACAGTACCTTGAAAATATTATTCGAGACGACGTAAGTCAGTATAAGTTTTATCAAGGTATGATTATTGAGAAGGGCACAAAGAATGTTTTAAACAAACTGTTTGACGTTTTAAGTGCAAACGACCAAGATAGTCTTGTGTTTGATGAAGAATGGGCTGTTAGAGTAGGAGAATACGGTGCAAGTGCAGCGTTTGATGAAATTGAAATTAAACTAAAAGAAGATAATTTTAAAATTAATCCACAGCCAATTGAATTTGTTAATTCTATTGATTCTAATATTGTTGACTCTGTTTACAGACAAGTGCCAACAGACCTTGTTGTTAGAACAGTTAATTATTCTAGTAATCCTTGGCCAATAAGATCTCATAAAACAAGATTTTTAAGAACTCCTGGGTATGTAAGATACGACGACGTAACACTTAGTGTTGATTCTTTACTTGACCTTTTAGATCAAAATCCAAATGAATTTTCAATAGGAGATTACATTTGGTGCGCCTTTGAAACATTAAATGCAGGCGGCGATTATTGGAATGTTTATAGAATTACTCGAGCACCATTTACTATTATAGGTGCAACATATGACAACGGAATCTTAACATTTGAATGTGATATAACTCCTAATTTATCTATTGGGGATGTATTTGGATTACAATCGTCAGGCGACGCTGACGGATTTTATACAGTGTCTGATCTAATAGACGATACTATAGTTGTAGAAAAAGAAATTCCAAACTTTCAAGGATTATCAGGCGCAACTAGAGAATTGATTTTTGTTAGTCAGAGACTTGAAAGTATTGATTTAGCTAATGAAATTTTATCTACAAATATTAAAGCCGGAGAACTGATATGGGCAGATTCAAATGAACAGTCTAACAACTGGGCAGTTTGGAAAAATTCTCCAGTATATGCTAAAGTAGAATTAAAAAATGATGAGCCAAGAACCGAAGAAAAATTTGGTATTGCCCTAGCTACAAACAAGCTTGGAACTACTTTGGCTGTAGGAACAGAACAAAATAAAGTATTAATATACAATGTATTCAATGGAACTTGGGGAAGACTACAAGAACTTACTGTGTCAGCCTTAGGTCCTATAGCAGATTTTACAAATAGCGGCTTTGGAACTAAATTGGCAATGTCAGAAGATGCAGAGTGGTTAGCTATTGCTGCTCCTCGTGCTTCTAACATTAAAACAACTTACCGCGGCAATTATAATTCAACAGCAAATTATAATGAAAACGACATTGTTCGAGTTGGAAATGTTCATTGGCAAGCTGCAACTAACTTATTAGATGCTGAAACATCAACTATTGATCAATTTGCTCAAGACTGGACTCCCGCAAGATTAATCGAAGCAACTAAATCAGGAACACCTTCTGGCTATGTTGGTCAAGGATTGGTTGTTTTATACAAAAGAATTGCTGATGGAACATACAGAGTAGTAACATCATTTACTAGCCCTCATCCTGTATTAAACAACGAAGAATTTGGTACAAAGATGAAGTTCTCTCAGTCTAATGGAGAGTATATTCTTGGTATAACAAGTCCTCTATCTGGAAAATTATATCTGTATAGATACTCTAACGTAAGTGACGATAGCGGCATTGAGTGGCACATGGATTATGATAGAAGGTATCGTGGCGCCTTTAGCAGTTTAATTGAGTATTACCAGGGAGATTTAGTATTTTATAATCAAAGTATATATGAAGCAATTGAGGATTTATCTGCCGGTGCATTTGATATTGATCAATGGACAGTAGTAACTGATAAAAATATATTAGGATATTTCCCCAACGATGTATTAAACATTGAGGACACTAGCCCTGCTTCTGATAAGTTTGCTTATGATTTTGATTTTTCTTCCTCAGGGGATCGTTTAGCAATATCAGCCCCTAATGCAGACAAGGTATTTGTATATCAGTATAATGGCAATAGCTACGATCTTATTTTACCAGTATTAGAACCAGCGACAGGCGATCTTGAAGCAAACACAAGATTTGGAGCCAGTGTAGCATTAAGCAGTACTGGAGATTCGCTAGCCATTGGAATTACAGACATAGTAGGCGCTTCCAACAACGGAAAAATATTTGTCTATGATTTAACTAGCGAAACCTATGAAAAAGCTCAAATTATTCGTAGTATCAGTGATGAGGTTGACGAAAGATTCGGGTCAACCATTGAGTTCATGAATGATGATAAAACACTATTAGTGTTTAGTAAGAAAGGCGACACCTTCCAAGACGGCAGCACTGTTATTCTAGATAACGGAAGAATAGATATATTTGACAAGTATTATACTAACTTCATATATGGAGAAAGTTTAACGTTTAATGATTCTTCCTTACTAAAATACGGAGAAAGTATTGCGGTAGCCGATAGTACTATACTAGTTTCGGCACCAGAGTATGACGATAGCTACGTTGAAAATACAGGAATTGTATATTCATTTAAAAAACTAAAAACTCAATACAGTTGGAAAAAACTTTATCAAGAGTCTGCAGTAGTAGACGTTGAAAAAATTAAAAAATTATTCGTTTATAATTCAAGAACAAATACATTATTAAATTACCTAGACGTAATAGATCCTGTGCAAGGAAAGATTGCCGGACCTGCTGATCAAGAAATTAAATTTAAAACCTATTTTGATCCTGCGATCTATTCTTATAGTAATAACGACTTAAACGTAGATGAAGGTTTAGACTGGACGTCGGAACAGGTTGGCGTATTATGGTGGGACTTAACCAACGCAAAATTTTTAGACAGCTATGTTGAAGACCTAATATACAGATCAAGCACATGGAATACCTTGCATAAAAATGCAAGTATTGATATCTACGAATGGGTAGAATCAAAGATTTTACCATCTGCATGGGACGATATTGCAGATACTGAATCCGGTTTAAGTCAAGGAATAAGCGGTCAAAGTTTATACGGCGATAATGCCTACAGTATTAAGAAACGATACGATAGTATTTCAAAAACATTTAAGAACACTTACTATTTTTGGGTTAAAAACAAAGTTACAGTGCCATCAGTAGCAGGAAGAAATATCAGTGCTACTGATGTTGCAAATTTAATTTCAGATCCAAAAGCTCAGGGATATCAGTTTGTTTCTTTCTTATCAAAGAACAGTATAAATCTTTATAATTTTAAATCATTACTTGAGAATAATGATGTAAATCTAAATTTCCAGTATTGGATAATTGATAAGACAGATAACAATTCACATTATCAGTGGAAAATTATTTCTGAAAACGAGAATACATCTATTCCTAAAGAGATTGAAGAAAAATGGTTTTACAGTTTAGTAGGCAAGGATGCTAATGATAGACCTCTACCGGATTTAAATTTACCTATTAAATTACGATATGGTATTGAATCTAGGCCAAGACAGAGTATGTTTGTTAATAGATTAGAAGCATTAAAACAACTATTTGAACGTGCAAATTCTGTACTAGCTAAAAATCTAATAGCAGATGATTATGACTTGAGCGATTTGTTAATGACTGAACCAAAGCCCTCGTCTGTTTCTAGACTTTACGATAGAGTTATCGATACAGAATTAGAATTAAGATTTATTAATACTGATAGTCTCCGCCAGGCAATATTAACTCCTGTTATTACTGATGGACGAATTACTGAAGTAGTTATTAGTAATTCTGGATATGGATATACAACTGCACCGTCTATTAAAATATACGGATCAGGAAAAAATGCAGATATACTACCAGTAATAAACTCAAAAGGCCAAATTACTGAAGTTTTAATTAATAATCCTGGACAAGGATATTCAGATGGTACACGATTAACAGTAAGATATTATAGCGTACTTGTTAATAGTGATTCTGCTGCTCTTAATCGATGGAGCATTTATCAGTGGGATAATGTTTCCTGGTTTAGAGCAAAAACTCAAACATACGATGTAACTCAATATTGGGATTATATTGATTATTATGCTACAGGTTACAACCAATTTACTAAAGTAGATTATGCAGTAGACGGTACTTATCAGCTACCATTACTTAAAACCAAAATTGGAGACACAGTTAAAGTTAACAATATAGGATCAGGCGGCTGGATAATCCTTGAAAAATATGCAGATAGTACAAGTGTTGATTATACTCAAAGTTATAGTGTCGTTGGTCGTTATCAAGGAACTATACAATTTAAAGATAATCTTTACAAATATAAAGAAGGTGGTGTTGGCTACGATGGAAGTTTATTTGATTCTGACGGGTACGATGAATTTGCCTCAGTCGAATTAAGAGTAATTTTAAATTCTTTTAAAGATAAAATTTTTGTCGATACATTAAGAGTTGAATATTTAAAACTGTTCTTCTCAAGTATTAGATATGTACTATCGGAGCAAACATTAGTTGATTGGGTATTTAAAACTAGTTTTGTAAAGGCAAAACATAATGTAGGTAGTTTAAAACAAAAAGTTACCTACAATAATGATAACTTAGATAATTTTGAAGATTATATTAATGAAGTTAAACCTTATAGAACTAAAATTAGAGAATTTATCAGTACGTATAATACAGTTCAAAATACTCCGTTAAGTCTAACAGACTTTGATTTACAATCTACTATTAGTAATCAGGATACAATTATTCCAGTAAATGTTAGGGTTTCTGAGACCGTAAATGCGGTTCCTCCTGTAACAGAGATTAGTGGTACTAGTGTATTATCGGAATATCCGTGGAAACATTGGTATGATAATGTTGGATTTACACTAAGTTCGATTGAAATCGTAGATGGAGGTTCTGGATATATAACAGCCCCAACCGTTATTATAGAAGATAGTTATGGAGTAAAAGCATCGGCAAAAGCATTTATTTCAAACGGACAGGTGTCTAAAATTCGAATAATAAATTCCGGAACTAGATTCCTTAAAGCACCAATTGTAACTCTTTCTGGAGGAACAGCCTTATCAGACAATTATGCTAGAGCTGTAGCAATTATTGAAAATGGTGTCGTTAGAAGTTCTATGATTAAAATGAGATTTGATAGAACAACTAGAACATATGCAGTAACTAGTATTCTTGAAACAGAAACATTCTCTGGCGACATTCAAGTAACAGGAAAGAGATTACAATTTGATCTAAAATGGGCACCAAATACTGAGGTTGGGAAAACTTTAATTACAATTAATAATGTTGAAATATTAAGAGATGATTATAGATTAGTTGTTAAGAATACACAAATAAATGGATTTACACAGTACTACGGATCTGTAATTTTTGAAACTCCGCCGACAAAAGGTGCAACTGTAGTTATTAGATATAATAAATCATCTATACATCTTAATGCTGCGGATAGAATTAATTTTTATTACGATCCTCAGACTGCTCAATTAGGTAAGCAACTAAGTCAATTAATGACAGGCGTTGACTACGGTGGCGTAAACATAGTTGGTCTTGATTTCAATATACAATACGGCTGGGATAACTTACCTTGGATGACAATTCCGTGGGACACATTTGATGATTCTTTTGATGATTATGTCTATACCGGTGCGAATTATGAAGTAGTTTTAGATTATGTTCCTGCATTAAATGAAGAAATTAACGTTTATATTAGTAGGTACGATCCTGAGGACCTAAGGTCTGTGAACGGTTATTTGCCGCCTGTTAGAATCGACAACTATGATTATGAAGGTGTTCCTATTCCTGGATACCCTGATGCAGTAATGGCTACATTTGTAGGAGACGGAGTAAATCAAACAGTGGTGATCCCCGAAGATAAAATTACAATTAACAGCAATGATATTGTTATTGTAAGACGATCAACAAGCGATGGCAGCTATAAACCTTTAGAAACTAACTATGACATACGTCTTGACGGAGGACCAATTGATTATTCATCTGCTACAGGGTTAAATGCAGATGATATTATTATTGACGGTGACGGATTCGTTACACCAACGTCAAGTTCGGCACCCGAAGAAGTTGTACCAGGACATATTTCTGACACTGTAGCAATTAAAGTTTATAATAGACCAACAAGCGGGTCTGCAAAAATTATCTCTAAAAATTACAAAGGAGACAATTCAACATCTAGTTTTACCCTTGATCAGATTCCAAATGGAAATGCTGTATTAATTGTAAAATTGGACGATCAAATTTTAACCAGAGGTGTTGATTATCAGTACGATTGGAAACTAAATGAAGTTAAGTTAACAGCAGCAGCGTCTAATACACAGATAGTTAACATTACATCTTTTGGATTAAATTCATCTAATGTAGTTGATTTAGATTATTTTATAGCTGACGGTGTTTCAACAGAATTCATAACTAGAGCATCTTGGTCAAGTAATTTTGAAGGATTCGTTCTAGTTAACGGCGAAGCAATAGACTATGTTTTATTTGAAACTGATGAATCATATGGAGAATCTAGTATAGGTAAATTAGGAATAAAATTTGCAGCACCGCCTGAATTAGATTCTGTGATTACCTATGCAATTACTCCTATTATCGAAGGAACACCAGTACTTGATAAGATGTCAATTATTCGATCTGAATCTTTTGAAGCAGAAGAAGAAGTGTTTAGTTATACTCTTACTATTCCTATAGGTAAAAAATTACCGTTTGGAAGAAATTCAATTGTAAGAGTAGGACAAGAAGTTTTAAGATCTCCTAGAACATTTTATTTTACATTAAGTGGAGGTCAGTTAACTTACAATATTCCTCAATATCAGTTAACTCCAAGTACATTAACTATCTCTAATTTATCAGTATATGTTGATGGTAAGCTGCTATCTCCTGTGATTGATTATACTTTTAATGGTGCAGGAATATCGGTTACATTGTTAAGTTCTTCGTATGTCGAAGGAACAGTGCTATCTATTGCAATTTTAACTGATGCTGATTACAGAATTGAAATTGACAGTGGCGGCGTAACTAACTTAATACTTACAGAGTCATATCCAACAGGTACTGAGGTTGAAGTTATTACATACTACAATCATGATATCCTTAATGTAGAAAGAACAAATAACAAATTAGAATCCCAAGGTACAATAGTTCCAATGTCTGCAGACTATTATGAATTTAAGAAAAATACTGCCGGTATGTTTTCTTTAAAGGCACCAGTGTCTTCAGACGATTATGTATGGGTAACTAAGAATAGAAAATTATTAACTCATAGTGTAGATTATTCTTTACATCCTTTAAAACAATCAATAATGCTGTCTGAAGATCTAATATCTAGCGATATAGTTGAGATTATAGTATTCAATGATCAAGTAACTGAGCAAGCAATTAGTTACATGCAATTTAAAGATATTTTAAATAGGGTGCATTATAAGAGATTACGCTCTGACAAGCAAACTTCCTTAGCAAGAGAATTAAATTATTATGATTCAGAAATTGAAGTTACTAATGGAAGTGTGTTAGCAGATCCATTAAGTTTAAAAAATATTCCAGGAATTATTGAAATTAACGGAGAACGTATAGAATATCTTTATAAAAATGGAAATATTCTAGGTCAGTTAAGAAGAGGAACTTTAGGTACAGGTGTACCTACATTACATAGTTTTGGTATGCTTGTACAAGATATTAGTTTTTCAGAAACTATTCCTTATAATGATGAGTTAATTATAGAAAATCATTATAGCGACGGTAGCACTAAATTAGTACCGTTAGAGTTTACTCCAGCATTAACATCAGGAACCGTAGCCGACGGAAGTACTTTATATACTGGATGGCGCCGATCATCAACCCCAACACAGTTTGGACAGTGCGATGATGTTGAAGTGTTTGTCGGGGGTTGGCTAGTAATGGGAGATTGGACATCAGATACAAGTTACAATTTAGGAGATATTGTAATTTATGGTAGCTATAACTATAGATGTACAAGCGATCATATAAGCTCTGATAGCTTTTTTAATGATTCAGATAAGTGGAAATTCTTTACTGGAAACAGAAGATTAAAGAAACATCCTTATGAAGTACACTGCTTAGATAACGGACCCGAAAGTCCTGGAGCAGATGTTGAATTTGATGCAGATTTTGCAGTCGATGGCACTACAAAGGGTGTATTGTTAAGCGAAATTCCAAGTATTGGAACTAAGATTAGTATAGTTAAACGACAAGGGAAGATTTGGAATGAGCCAGGGAAATCCTTATCGTTCTCTAATACTCCAATAGCAAAATTTTTAAAAAGATACGAAGGAGCATGGCCTAATAAAACACCATAATCTTAAAAAATAACAGATATGTTATTAAAATAGTGTATTATGCGTGTTGATAAATAATTTATTAGCGAGATTATTATGCAAGGTAAAGATCATTCAGGATTACATATAGAAGGCCATATAAAAATATGGCACCCAGACACGGGCGAAATCGTTGTGAATAAAAGAAATGCTATTCATTATGAAAACATTAGCATTGCCCTTGCTGAAAGTATTGCGAACGAAGGGCAAGGATTTATACAAGAAATGGTATTTGGTAACGGGGGAACTACAATTGATCCTACCGGAATTATTACATATTTGACACCAAATTCAACAGGCACTAATGCAACTTTGTATAATGAAAAATTCTCTAAAGTCGTTAACGATAGACAAAGAACAAATATAGACCCTACGAGAAATAGGGTCGAGACTAGACATGTTACAGGAACTAATTATACAGATGTTTTTGTAACTTGTTTTTTAGATTACGGTGAGCCAGCCGGACAAGAAGCATTTGATAATACGTCGAATAATAACGGAGATTTCGTTTTTGATGAACTTGGTCTTAGAGCGTACAGTGCAACAGGTACTGGAAGATTGTTAACTCACGTAATATTCCATCCCGTACAGAAATCACTGAATAGGGTAATTCAAGTAGACTACACCGTTAGAATTCAAAGTCTAACTGGTTTAAGTGAGGTGTAATATGGGATACTACCTAGTTAATTACACTGATACTAACAAGGAACCAATACAGGTACAAGACCAGATTGGAGATAACTCCACTAGTATAAAATTTACCGGAAGGAATACTACCTCTTACGGTGTTGACATAGCTGAAAACTTCTTACACTTATTAGAAAATTTTGCCAGCAACGCCCAGCCAGAAAACCCAGTTACCGGACAACTTTGGTTTGATGCAAGTCCTAGCACCCAACAATTACAAGTTTTTGATGGAGAAAATTTTGTTCCTGCTGGAAATATTTTTAGAGCAAGCGCAACTCCGACCTCAGGACGTCCAGGCGATTTATGGGTTGATACTGAAAATCAACAGTTGTACCTATACAACGGTTCATCTTGGGCATTAATAGGACCAAACTTTAACGAAGTCAATAAGACTGGTGCTGAAGGCGAAACAATAACAGGTAAAGATGGCCAAGATTATAATGTTGTTACAATGTTTTCAAACGGTAATCGTGTAGCAATCATTAGTAAAGATAGATTTTCACCTAAGGCAGCAATTCTTGGGTTTACAGAAATAAAACAAGGTATTAATGTTTCTGCTTTAAACTTTAACGATAACACTGAAACTAATAAACTTTGGGGAACAGCGGAAGCAGCTGACGGGCTAGTAGTATCTAATAAGATTATACCAGCGGCGAATTTTTTGCGGTCAGATGTAGCATCCTATACTAACTATTCTTTTTCTGTTAGAAATGATGGAGGCATTAGTGTAGGAGCAAATGCATCTACATCTATTAGTACAGATACTGCTGGATCAGCAAAGATATATCACAAAACATCTGGATCAAGTATTGACTTTGTAGTTAATAACGGCGGAACAGATTCAGTTGCATTAAGAATTTTAGCAACAGGTCCTAGAGTTGGAATTAATAATTTATCTCCTGATACAGAATTAGATGTAACAGGATCAGCTAAGATTAGTAATAGCTTAACTGTATCAGGAACGGGCGCATTATCTATTGCAACCGCTGGCGGCATAAGCGTAGAAAAATCAGTAACAGTAGGAGAAAATCTTAGTGTTGCTGGGCAAATTACCTCAAATAGTATTATACCAAACTTAGATAGTTCTTATGATTTAGGAACTAATCCGTCAGTATCTGGCGGAAAAGCATGGAGGAATGTCTATGCTGATAAAGTATATTCAGGAGAATTTATAGGTCCCGTGACCGGTAGTTTAACTGGAACAGCAACTTCGGCTATTAGGTTAGTTGGTACTACTAACTTTAGTATCACAGGGGATATTTCAGCTCCTGCTATTGCGTTTAATGGCGAGACTGTTGGAGGGAATGTACAATTCCAAGCAACATTAAGCCAAAACCTTGTAACAAATAAAACTGAAATTTTTAGTTCCGAGTTTACTGATGAACTATTAATACACAGACCTAATACGGGTTTAAGAAAAGTAACTAAAGCAAATCTTCTAAACAATGTTCCTATTATACCAGCCGGAACTATTCTACCATATGCTGGAGAAACTCCTCCAAGCGGATATTTATTTTGCGACGGTAGCGAGATAACCATTGGTGCTTATCCTGATTTATTTGCAGTCATTGGATACAAATATAAAGAACAAACTCTTTTAATTGGTATCAATACATTTGCCTTACCGGATATGCGAGGAAGATTCGCACTAGGTAGAGATAGTATGGACAATCAGACCTTTATTACTAGATCTACTCAGTTTGATTTTGTGATAGACGATCCGGGCGATGGTTACGCAGCAGTATCAACAACTTATACTAATGTTCAAATTAGCGGCGGAGACGGCGTAGGATTAACTGTTGATGTGATAGTAAATTCTCTTGGACAGGTAACATCGGTAGTTCTTAATGCCAAAGGAACAGAGTTCACTGAAGGTACATTTACCGGGGCACTTGTTGTTGGATCAGGTATACCTTCATTACCAACTCCGGTGTCACCGGCAGTAATATTTGTAACAGTAACGTTACCAATAACAGGATTTTCTGGAGCTAGACCTATCATTGATGGTAGTGTCGAAACTCCGTTTAGTACAACTATTGGAAAATCAAGTGGTAATCCGGAGGTTTCGATAGCTGTAAGCCAACTTCCACAGCATAGCCACAATCTAAAAGGTGGTGCAGGAAATCAATATTATGCTGTAAGACAAGTTGCTGGAACTCCACCGGATCTTGATGCGATATCGGGATTAGGAGGCACTGCACCTTTGCAAGCACAATACTTAACAAACAGTGGCGGAATTGACACAACAGGCTCGTTAGGACAACCAATTGATGTCACTAACCCATTTACAACAATTAACTACATAATCTTTACTGGGGTAATTGCATGACCTATAAAATTAATAACACAGAAAATGTAGAGATTACTCAAATTATAGATGGAACCATTGATCAAACTACAGATCTTACCTTAATTGGTAAAAATGTTTCCGGCTACGGTGAATATATCAATGAGAATTTTTTAAAACTATTAGAAAATTTTGCATCTACTACTGAACCATCGAACAAAATAACAGGACAGTTGTGGTTCGATACTAGCGTAAACAAATTAAAAGTATATGATGGTTCTAGATTTAAAGCAGCTGGCGGTTCAACAGTCAGTTCTACACAACCTGCACTAGCTCAAGGCGACATTTGGATTAACCCAACTGATAATCAAATGTATTTTTATGATGGGTCAGATTTAGTATTAGCTGGACCAGTATATAAAAGTAGTCAAGGTCTTTCAGGATTTACAGTTGAAACAATTTTAGATACAACTGAAACAAGTAGAACTTTAGTTTATCTCTGGTGCGCACAAATATTATTAGGAATTTTTAGTAAAGACACTTCAGAATTCACACCAAAGAAAATTATACCTGGATATCCTTCCACTAACGGTATTTCAAATACAATTAGAAAAGGGTTCAATCCTGGAACTATTTCTCCTAAGTTTTATGTAACTGCTTCAGCAGCAGAAAATTTAGTTGATGAAAATGGTACAGTTAGATCCGTGTCTAATTTTATGACAACCTATCAAGACACTGGGACAATAGGTACAATAACTATTCAAAACTCTACTCCTTTAAAGTTAGGAGAAGCAGACGAAAGCCAAATATATGTAGATGATACAATATTTGAAATCTCTAGTAATGCGATCAATCAAGGGTTTAGTATTAAAGCATTACGGGGCGGTGGCCCGATATCTGCTTTAAAAATTGAAACATTAGAAGGTCGAGTTGGTATCTTTAACGAATACCCAGAATATAATCTTGATGTAACCGGTGATGCAAGAATTACAGGCGACTTAATTGTCGAAGGTGAAACTGTTACAATGAATACTACAGTTATCACTTCAGAAGATAAAAATATTGAATTGAATCGTCCTGCATTGGGCGATAGTACTGCTCAGACTGATTTAAGTGCCGACGGTGGCGGAATAATTTTAGTCGGAGCAACAGACAAAACTATATTATACAACTTGTCAAATGATGCTTGGGAACTATCTCAAACTATTAATATTCCTACCGGAACAGAATACAGAATTGACAATTCTTTAATTTTAAGTTCTACCACATTAGGCCCATCTGTAGTTAGTTCAAGTTTAACTTCTTTAGGAACTCTAGCACAACTTAACATTGATAATATAAACATTAACGGAAATACTGTAAGTTCTACAGATACAAACGGCAATATTATTATTAGTCCAAATGGATCAGGATCAGTTGATGTTAATTCTAGTTTAATTAAGAATGTAACAGCTCCAGTAAGTCAAACTGATGCAGCAAACAGATCTTATGTTGATACTAGACCTGTAGGGTTTTCATTAGATATTACAGATTTACCGGCACCAACTGATGACAGTATTGCATTAGTCTGTCATGACATTTATCCCGAAGATGAATTTCGAGTCGGTGCTGTAGCTAGAGTACACTGCACTTTAGATGATAATATTAATCCTGTATCTAGATTTTTAAAGAAATTTCAAGTTACTGCTTCTGCAACAGTTGCATTATCGACTGCTGCTAGAGCGACAAATTTAGCAACAATTACAGTTGGTAGTCCTCATGGATACAGCACTGGAAATGTAATTGATATTGTTTGTTCAACAGACACTACATTTAGTGCCTTAACAAGTATTACAGTAACTGGCCCAAGCTCATTTACCTACAGTAATCTGGGCACAGATCAAGGATCATTTTCAGTCGTAGGAACTGCCGAAAAACATGCTTGGTCCTTTGTAACTAACCTAACAAGTAGCGTTTGATGATAAATATTTTGAATAAAGGGGTAATTAATGCCGTACACAATTGATAGATACAGTGGCGCTTTCGATCCAATAATCGTAGAAGATGGCACTGTTGATAGCACTTTAGATATCAAGTTAGTTGGAAAAAACTATGCCGGATACGGAGAAGTGCAGAATGAAAACTTTGTACATTTGCTAGAAAATTTTGCAGGCGGAACTGAGCCACCTCGAAAAATTGCCGGACAACTTTGGTATAATTCTAGCACTAAAAAACTTAATTACTTTGACGGTACACGATTTAAAGTCGCTGGCGGCTCTATTGCTAGTGGTCAAGAACCATCGGGATTAGTAGCAGGCGATTTTTGGTTTGATACAGACAACGACTTGTTATATGTTTGGAACGGAACAGAAAAAGTTCTAATTGGGCCACAGGGTATTGCCGGACAAGGCACTATTCAAATGAAGGCACTTGAAGTTACAGCAGATGACAATACTCTAAGATATATTATTGCAGGTATCGTAGAAGATATTGGAGTATTTACAGTAAGTTCTTCGGCCGATTTTGTATTATCGGAACCAGATAAACCTACTGAATTAGAATACTTTACTGAAATCAAAACAGGACTCACGCTAAGTGCCGATGCAGGATATAAGTATCACGGAGTAGCATCTGATGCTGATCAGTTAGGTGGAATCCCATCTTCAGATTATGTTACTAAATCCGGTGTAAATGCAGCGTTTACTAGCGTAGCATCATTTTCTAATTCTGGTTTTACTGTAGGAACTTCGACTCCTAAACTTGAATGTTTAATGCAAGGGTCGGATCCTACAGTAAGAGCTACTGGCTCAAGTTTAACATTAGGTGTAGGTAATGCAAAACTTATGCAGATATTTCCAACTAAAATTATGCCCGATGTTGGAAATACGTACGATATTGGTGACCCTGGAGCAAAGTATGCTGTAGTATATGCTACACAATTTAATGGTACTGCTACACAATCTAATACTTTAAGAGAAGCCGGCGGCAGTTATGCAGCAGCTGATATTACCGGCACTTCCGGAACGATTGTTTGTAGAACCGATACTTCAGAAGTAATAGATGGTACTACTATACCTCCAGGCTCAATCAAAGGCGAATATTTTACAGGTATTGCTTTACAAGCACAATTTGCTGACTTAGCAGAAAAATATCTAGCTGACAGTGACTACATTGTAGGAACCGTAGTTACTGTAGGCGGTGACGCTGAAGTGACTGCATCACAAAGTGGTGACAGAGCACTAGGTGTAGTAAGTGGAAACCCTGCTTATATGATGAACAGTACACTAGAAGGCGGCACATACATTGCTTTAAAAGGAAGAGTGCCAGTAAAAGTGGTTGGTCCAGTAAACAAAGGTGACCGATTAATTGCGGCCAACGATGGTTGTGCCGAAAGAGTTGCGGTAGGTAACACTATTAGCAAGGGAATTTTTAATATTTTCGCTATTGCCCTAGAATCAAACAATGATTCTGGTGTCAAATTAGTCGAAGCAGTTATTTTATAAGGAATTGAAAAAATGGCAAAAATTACAGCAGCACAATATAATGCTATTCAATCTTCAGTTGCATCTATTTTAGGCACCGGTAGCGGGAATTCTGGTTATGGACAATCAGTAGCTTCTTCTCAAGTTGTGGCAGGATCAACTATTAGATTGAGTCAGTTTACAAATCTACGAAACGATTTGATAAGAATCAGAAATCACCAGGGAGTGGGTATTACTAACGGCTCCGGAGCAACTGGTAGTCCAGCTGGTTCCTATAATCAACTTATTGTTCCAACAAGTACATCTGTTATTTCTGATGCGCTTAGAGTACAATATACCAACATGTCCGGACAAATTGCAACAGACAAACTAGTTAGACCAGCTGAGGCTAATTTAATAGTTTCAGTTATCAACAACACAGTAACGATCCCAGCTCAGTTTTCGCTAACAACATTAGCAAATGCGGCTGGTTCAAATTCAACTACTGCTACTTTTAATGGTACTAGAGTTCATACTATTACTGTTACTGGCAGTACTGCTAATCCAGCAAGCGGTAATCAAGGGTCAACAACAGCTAACTCCGCTGCTAATCTAAGACATTTCTTTAATGCAGGCGGAAGTTTTAGATTTAGCGCAAGTCGTACCGGTGGATCAGTTAACAATAAAAACACCTACTGGACAGCATTGCTTAATTTTGGAACAATTGAGTTTAGAGGAGATACTGTTACTGTTTCTACTGCTGGTTTGTATAGCGGTACAGTTACTACTAGTGTTAATTATAGAACATTAACAACTAGCCCACAGACATTCTTTACTATTGCTGGTTCAGTTGTAACTGGTGCGACTAACACTCCGTACAATACTGCTTCTGTTACTATGACAGCTCAAAAAACAGCAGACAACTCGGGAATGACATTCATCATCACTTATAATGATGCTTCAGTTGGCGGCGGTGGCCCTAACGATGAACAAGTTGACGGAACATTTGCTAGTAACTGTGCTTTATTAAGACCGGTTGGAACTATTCAAACTTCCGGAACTAACAGTGTTACAATTGTCGCTCCAACAGTTACATCCACAATGACTTAATCAAGACTTTAGATTAAGGCTTAAAAAAAAGATAACTATACTTGCTTAGGCAGTATAGTTATTTTTTTGGAGTAAAAATGGACGACAAAGTTCAAAAAGCGTATGAAGTTGCCAATTATATGACAACTTTAGCTAATCAAAAGTCAATTTTAAAGCAAGAATTCAAACAAAATCTAGTTTATTTTTTCCAAGGGCACACGTTCCAAGTATCAAAAGATCTAATAACTTTTGTAAAAACTCTTATAGACTTGAAACAAGATACAGATGTGGTGCTTATAGATGATAACGACCTTCCCATCAAGATCAAAAATCTTAATGTGTTTTTAGAAGATATTCTAAATCAGTACTTTATGGCAGTTAACAGTTATCAAACCAAATATCAACAATTAAAACTTTCTAGAAAGGTTGAGAGTTTAGTTCAATTATGACTAAGGGTGTCTTAATCTTTGCCTTCAATAACGAAACTATTGATTATGTTAAATTAGCCAAGCTGGCTGCTAGTAGAGTCGCACAATTTTTAAAGGTACCTGTTACATTAGTTACTGATGTACAAGTTGATAAAGAAAATTTATTTGACAATGTTATTCTTTTAGCGAAAGAATTGGGTCAAAAAAGATTATTTCATGACGGGTCTTTAAAAAACTTTGTCGATGAGTGGAATAATCTTTCTAGACACACCTGTTATGACCTAAGTCCTTACGATGAAACTTTAGTAATTGACTGCGATTATATAATTAACTCTGATTTTTTAAATTGTTGCTGGGGTAAGACTAGCGATTTTTTAATTTTTAAAGATAGTTTTGATCTAGCTAGTTGGAGAAATATCAAAGAATTTAATCACATTAGTGAATATAGCATTGATTTTTATTGGGCCACTGTTTTTTATTTTAGAAAAACTGAAAAGAATCAATTATTTTTTAATTTAGTTGAATATATTAAAGATAATTGGAGCTATTATGTGATGATGTATCAAACATTAAGTTCAAATTATCGAAATGACATCGCGTATAGTATTGCGATACATATGTTTAATGGGTTTTCTAAAGAAAATTTTATAGAAATATTTCCAGCCAAAATAGCATATGTATTAGATAAAGATCATATCTTATCATTTGAAGATAATAAAATGACATTTTTATTAGAACATCCCTCGTCTGCTAATGAATACATTGTGTCCAAGACTGAAGGTATGGATGTGCATGTTATGAATAAACTTAGTTTACTACGATTAATGGACAATAAGGAATTATATGTCTAAAGGTCATGTTATTTTTGCTCAAAATTCTGATGTAAACTATCTTAGACAGGCATACGCACTTGCATTAAGTATAAAATTACATAATAAAATAAATCAAGTTTGTGTTATTACTAATGACAAAGTACCCGAGCACTATAAAAAAGTATTTGATTATATAGTCGAAATTCCGTGGAATGATGAAGCTAAAGACAGTGTTTGGAAAATTGAAAATAGATGGAAAATAATTTATGTAACACCGTTTAAAGAAAATTTAGTTTATGACAGCGATATGCTATTGTTGAATTCTAATGATCATTGGTGGAATGTTTTAAAAAATAAAGATGTAGTGTTATCTAGCAACGTGTTTAATTATCGAGGTAATAAAATTACTTCTAATTATTATAGACAATCTTTTGAAGAAAATAAATTACCAAATACATATTTTGGATTACATTATTTCAAAAAAAATGAAAGTTCTTTTGAATTTTATAAATGGTTAGAAATTTTAACAAAAAATTATCAGACCTTTTATCAAAAATTTTGTCCTAGCACTCAACAAACTTGGGCTAGTATGGATGTTTCGTCGGCATTGATTTTAAAAATTTTAGATGTTGAGGAACAATGTACACTAAAAACTCTGTCAATCCCAACCTTTACACATATGAAACCAGCATTACAAGATTGGTCATTGTTGCCCTTTTCTTGGTATGATACTGTAAGTAGTGTGTTTACTGATCAATGCGAATTAAAAATAGGAAATATTTTGCAAAACGGTGTATTCCATTATGTAGAAGATGAGTTTTTAACACATGAGATTATTCAAAAACTTGAAAATAAATTAAAGAAAAATGCCGAAGAAAAAATATAATCCAACAGACATATTTTTATATTTTAATGATAGCGGAGTTATAGAATCTATAAGTCCTGAATTAGAAGAATCTAAAAAATTTATAGCTTTAGACTTTGACGAACAGCAAAAATTTTCAAGTAGTGGATTTCAAATTGGTAATTGTATGATAACTTTTGCCGATGACGGTAGTTATGAAATTAAAGAAGTTGAAAAATCTATACCTCCTACAGTACACAGTTATATTCACATTATTAGACCAATGATTGATTCACGTGAAGAGTGCTTGATTCAAAGAATGTCCAATTGTTGGAGATTTAGACTTTCGCCTACAGTTAAAAAAAGAATATTAAGAGATCAAAATAGGAATATAAATTTCTATATTTGTAAAAAACAAGACATACACTTTTTAATTAGAACAATAAGATTTCAATTATATGATTTAGTTGAAAATGACTTTATCGAAGTTCCGTATGCTTACGAAAACGAAAACGATTTAACAAAGTTTTCAATGGTAACAGAACAGTATTTTAAAACATATGGATTATTATGACTAAAACTTTTAACATTATTGATTGCGATGTGATATATTTGAGCTATGACGAGCCAAACGCTGAAAAAAATTATGCAGATTTGCTAACTAAATGCCCGTGGGCAAAGCGTGTACACGGTGTTGAAGGATCTGATTCAGCGCACAAGGCCTGTGCAAAATTAGCAGACACCGAAAGAATCGTTATAATTGATGGAGATAACATAGTAAATCCTAAATTTTTTGAACAAACAATTGAAATTGATTCAGAAGAGTTATATAATCGAAGTGTAGTGTCTTGGTGTGCATTAAATGTAGTAAACGGATTAATGTATGGAAACGGTGGGATCAAAAGTTGGCCCAGAGAGTTCGTGTTGAACATGAAAACTCATGAAAACGCTGACGCTAATAATCCTCAAAGCCAAGTTGATTTTTGTTGGGATATTAATTACATAACATTAGACGAATGCATGAGTTGGGTGTATAATAATGCTACACCTTGGCAAGCATGGCGGGCCGGATTCCGTGAAGGTGTCAAAATGAGTTTGACACAAGGAGTTAAACTAGAAAATACTAAAAAATTTATTCACAGTGTACATAAAAAGAATTATCATAGATTGTTAGCCTGGTTAAATGTTGGATCAGATGTAGAAAACGGTTACTGGGCAATGTTCGGGGCAAGACAAGGATGTTATATGACAAATTGTACTGATTGGGATTATGTAAATGTTAGAGATTTTAAATGGTTAAATCAATTTTGGGAAGATCAAAATGCAACACTGACTGAAGATCGTATGAAAGATGAAGTAGAAATTTTAGGAGAAAAACTTAAAAGCGAATTAGATATTCCTGTGAGTAGTCCGCTTGATCCAATACAGAGTAAATTTTTTAAAGAAGTGTTTACTAACCCTTCTAGAGTAACTACTGGTGCTAGAGTTGTTAAACGATGATGTATGACATTGTGTTTATCAGCTACCAAGAACCTAATGCTGAGGAAAATTACAAAAATTTACTAAACAACTTTCCAATGACAAAACGTGTACACGGAGTTAAAGGAATACATCAAGCACACATTGCCGCAGCACAGAAATGTTTAACTAAGATGTTTTGGGTTGTTGATGGTGATGCAAAAGTGTTAGAAGATTTTAATTTTGATTATAATGTTTCTAATCAGTATCTAGAACATGTTCACGTCTGGAGAAGTCTAAATCCAGTTAACGGACTAGTGTACGGATACGGAGGAATCAAACTTCTCCCAAGAAAACTAACTTTAAATATGGATGTTTCTAAACCTGATATGACAACTAGTATTAGTAGACATTTTGTTCCAGTTTCCCAGGTTAGTAATATTACTGTTTTTAATACTGATCCGTTTAATACATGGAAAAGTGCATTTAGAGAGTGTGTAAAATTAAGTAGTAAAGTAATTGATAGGCAAAAATCTAATGAGACTGAGGAAAGATTAAATGTTTGGAGATCAGTAGGATCTGATAAGCCTTATGGAGAATATGCAATTCGCGGTGCGCATGAGGGTACTAACTACGGAACTGAAAACAAAGGCAACGTTGATGCCTTAAAAAAAATAAACGACTTTATATGGTTAAAGGAAAAATTTGATGGAAATTAAAGATTTGTTGGATAGATTTGAACTGTTATTCAATACTAATGAACGAATATCTGATTTACGCAGGTCTTATACTGATAAAGACTTTTCTAGTATTTTTAGATTATTAGATAATGAAGAATTAAGAAAAGCTGTAATGGAGAAAAATCTACACAGTATTTTTAGACTTTTTGATGAGAATGAATATACTGAGGATATAAGAAAAGCAGTCATTGAAGAAAATATGTATAGTATTTTTAGAGTTATTCCTAATTTAGAAAACGATGGAATTGAAGAATTAAGAAAAGCTGTAACTGAAAAAAATTTACACAGTATTTTTAGATTAGTAGAAAATGAAGAATTAAGAAAGGCAGTTGTTGAAGAAAATTTATATAGTATTTTTAGGATTTGTAATAATGAAGAATTAAGAAAATTAGTACTAGAAGACAACGTTTGGAGTCTTTGGAAGATTTTATCTAACGAATTAGAAACACAGTTTGTTTCAGCATTTAAAAGTTTTTATATTGAACAAGTAAATTATGATGACGATTGTTTTTCTCGAGGACAACTAGCTAGCAAAATGTGGTTAATACATGAGCTAAAGAAACTTGATTTAGATTTAGGAACGGTATTTTTATGTGCAGGCTGGTACGGTACTCTTGCTGTAATGATGTTCGAAAGCAATTTAAAAATTAACAAAGTTAGAAGTTTTGATATTGATCCTAGTTGTGTTAAAATAGCAGAAAGATTTAATAAACCGTGGGAAATGGATTCGTGGAAATTTAAAGCTGGAATTGCTGACATTTTAAGCTTAAATTATAATAAGACAACTTACGATGTTTTTAAGCCAGACGGAACAACAGTAACTTTAGTAGATATTCCTAATACGATAATTAATACTAGTTGTGAACATATAGGAAATTTTAATCAATGGTACGAAAGTATACCAGATGGGACACTAGTGATTTTGCAAACTAACGATTATTTTGACATTGAAGATCACGTAAACTGTTCTAGTTCTTTGATTGACTTTACAGACAAAACTCCGATGAGAGATTGTCTGTACGAAGGTGAATTAGAATTACCAAAATATAGGAGATTTTTGAGAATTGGATATAAATGATTTTGATTTAAGAACTCTTCAAAAAGAATCTGCAAGAGCTCTAGTAGCTATAGAAGCTACCAACAATAATATTTTTAAATTTAACCAGCAGGCTCATCACGATAGCCAAAATTGGTATAAGGCTGTAATTGAATGGTATATCAACGAGTATGGTGGATTACCAAGTCATGTTGGTCCAGGAAAAGATGTTAAATTAGTTTTGGATAATTAATGTTAGAATTTACCAAGCCATTAAAAATTTATTTGTTTAAAGAAACTAACGAAGTTAGTTTAAGTATTCTTGTCAGCTCTAACACAGTAAACACTTACATGTTAAAGGTGGAAGATTTTGAAAAAATATTAGGATTTTGGAATAAAAAAGGTGGATGTCAAATACAAACTGATAATGCAGTTTGGCACATCCAATATAAAACTTCGGGACCTAGACCAGAGTCGAAACCTGCTGCATATGTTAGAATAGCAATATACTTAAAAAGTCAAGCATTTCATTATAGAGTAGATTACGATGATGTATATGAAATGCAAAAAGATTACTTTTATCAAAAAAATAATAAAATGTATTGGGATAAGGAAACACAATGAATCGAGAAGAATTTTTAAATAGATTTTCTCCAGGTACACATCCAACAATGTGTCCTTTGTTATTCAATCATTTTAGTACAGAAACTAAAGGACAAATAAAATTTTGTTGCGAAGCAAAGTATAATCCTGACATAGAAAAAGTTGACGGTAAGTCTACAAAGATTATAGAAATTTTTAATAATTCATACTACAACGAATCTAGAAAACGGATGATAAATGGAGAAAAACTTTCAGAATGTGAATCTTGTTGGATCAAAGAAAAACAAGGATTAGTTTCTAAACGATTAGAAGAGTGGAATGTCTTTCAACAAAATTATGATACTTCATTACCTGAAGATTTTTCTAATTGGGAAAAGTTTGATACAAAGTTAGTACCCAGCTATTATAATTTGCAAGTAGCTAAAACTTGTAACTATGCTTGCATTATGTGTTCTACAGATTGGTCTTCTTTAATTACTTCTATAGGGCAAAAAATGGGAGAAGAAAAAAAGACAATGTTGTTAAATCAACGATGGTGGTCTAATAATCCAGGAGAAGAACAATTAGATAAAAGTGAAACTTTTTGGGAAGGGCTTAAAGACATTGCAAATAAGTTAGAGCATCTGTATGTTACAGGCGGCGAACCTTTTATTATTAAACCTCTTTGGAACTTTATAACCTTTCTTGTTGAGCAAGGTTACTCATCAAACATTGTATTCTGGTGTAATACAAATACGTCTCAGTTTAGCGAATACCAATTAAATCTTCTTAAAAGTTTTAAAAGTGTAGAATTAAATTTAAGTATTGATGCGTATGGCGAATTGAATGAATATTTAAGAACGAGTTCAGATTGGAATAATATTGAAAAAAATGTTAACTTAGCGGTCAAACATGTAGACGATAATTTCCAACTTACTTTAGTACCTGTAGTCAGCGGGTTAAATGTAAGATATTTAGATAATTTAATTTATTGGTGGAAAAAAACACTTGGAGATAAAAGATGTGTAATTAAACCAATTATACTCACTTGGCCACGATCAATGTCTATTAATGTTCTTCCAAAAAAATATATTATGAAGTCAAAACAATCTTTAATTAATGTTATTAACGATTGTAATTTAGATTATAAATCAGACTTTCAAAATGTTTTTGATTTATTAGACAATCACGATTTTAGTACAAGAGCAAATAATAAGTTAAAAGAAGAATTTCTGTATTTTCAAGAAGCAGTAAATAAAGATTATTTAAAACAATTTAGTTATCTATTTGAACAAGATGATATACCACTATAACGACATTAGAACTGTACACTTAGAAGTTACAGATAGCTGTAACGCAGCCTGCCCAATGTGTGCTAGAAACATTAACGGTGGCGAAGACAATCCTCAGTTACCAAACACAGAATTACATCTTGATGATGTTAAAAGAATATTTACAGTTGAGTTTATACAGCAATTAGACAGACTATATATGTGTGGCAATTATGGAGATCCTATTGCTGCTAGAGATACTTTAGAAATATTTGAATATTTTAGACAATCTAATCCTAAAATGAATTTAAGTATGCACACCAACGGCAGTGCGAAGAAACCGGATTGGTGGGCACGTCTTGCTCAAGTTATGGGAAAAAATTCTAATGTAGTGTTTAGTTTAGACGGATTAGAAGATACTAATCATCTGTACAGACAAAATACTATATGGTCTAAAATTATGGAAAATGCTCAGGCTTTTATAAATGCTGGCGGCAGGGCAAGATGGGATTATATTGTATTTGAACACAACGAACATCAGGTCGACGAGGCCAGAGCATTAAGTGGGAAAATGGGGTTTGAAAAGTTTCAATTTAAAAAATCAGCAAGATTTTTCAGCAATGCCTCGGGCGCAACAAAAGACACTCATCAAGCGGCCAATCGTAAAGGACAAGCAACTACTCTTTTAAAACCTCCTACTGATGACAAGTATAAAAATACAGCATTAGCAGAATTAAGTAAAATTGATAAAAAACTAGAAGATACTATTTCTTTTGTTCCAAGTAAAGCAGAAGAAGCATTCATTGTGCAAAGTAAACAAAAATTTCATATTGATCCCTCTAAGAAAAAACCAATGGAGAAGTATTGGGACGAAGTTCCAATAAAATGTAAAGTAGCAGAAGAAAAAAGTCTTTATGTTTCAGCTGAAGGTATTGTTCAACCTTGTTGTTGGACCGCCGGACAAATGTATGTTTGGTATTGGTTACCAGAAGGCGGCCAAATTTGGCAAGCAATTAATAAAGTAGGAAAAGAAAATTTAAATGCCAAAAATCACAGTTTAGAATCAATCGTAAATGGATTATATTTTCAAGATATTGTTCCTAATAGTTGGACCAAATCTAGTTGTGCTGACGGGAAATTACAAATCTGTGCCAAAACATGTGGTGTAAAAAACGATATGTTCAGTAACCAATTTGCCAATTAACATAATAACTAAATATTTCCATGACACAAAAATATCCATCAGACACATTTTGTATTCTTCCTTGGATACATTTAAGTACAAGACCTGACGGTAGTATGAGAGTATGTTGCACTGCTAATGCTAGCGGTGTTGGATCTACAAATGCTGAAACCGGGGGTCATGTCGGAATGTTGAAGACAGAAGAAGGTAAACCAGCTAACTTAAATGTTAGCGATTTCCAATCAAGCTGGAACAGCACTTACATGAAAAATGTAAGAAAAATTATGTTAGATAATGGACAGCCAGAAAGCTGTTCAAAATGTTATAAAGAAGAAGAATCTGGTCATGTAAGCAAAAGACAATGGGAAACTAACTATTGGGCTCAGCGTGTGGACATCGATCAGTTAATTGCACAGACAACAGATGATGGACAAGTCCCTCCTAATTTAAAATATATTGATCTTAGATTCGGATCTAAATGTCAATTAGCCTGTGTAATGTGCAGTCCGCATGATAGTAGTAATTGGATTCCAGAATGGAATAAGATCCATCCTACTATACAGAATAGAGAATTAAGCAAGACCATGGCATGGGAAAACAAGGGCAGTGTTAACGGCTCAAGTTTTAATTGGCATAAAAATAATCCTCTTTTTTGGCAGCAATTCTATGAACAAATCCCGAATATGCAACAGCTTTATTTTGCAGGTGGCGAGCCATTAATCATAGAAGAACATTACGAAATTTTAGAAGAATGTATAAAGCAAGGACATGCTAAGAATTTAGAACTTCGTTATAACAGTAACGGAGTCGAATGGCGAGAAGATTTATTTGAGTTATGGAAAGAATTTAAACTTGTTCGATTCCATTATAGTGTTGATGCAATAGGTGAAAAGAATGCCTATATTAGATATCCTAGTAAATGGGAACGTACAGAAGAAGTATTTAAGATTCTAGATACACAAACATCTGACAACGTAGAAATTACAGTTGCATGTGCAGTACAGGCATTGAACATTTATTATATTCCAGAATTTATCAAATGGAAATTACAACAGAACTATAAAAAGATTAACATGTGGCCATTTGGTGCAGGTGGAATTAATCATCATTTTGTATATTGGCCACCACACCTAAATGTCAAGATCTTACCTCAATGGTTTAAAGACAAATGCGAACAACACTATGAGGAATTTATACCATGGTGGATAGAAAACTGGGAACTAGGTGTTCCTGAATGGCATAAAGGTAAGGTAACAAAAGAACAGTGGCTTAACGCCGAGTATGGTATCAAAAGATTGCGCGGCATGATTAAATTTATGAAATCAGAAGATTGGACTAACCGATTACCTGAAACAACAGAATATTTAAAAGCACTTGATACACATAGAGGTTTAAATTTTGAAGAAATTTTTCCAGAAATGACAGGAGTATTTTATGGAGTACACTAAAGGTTTAAGAAGGGAGCATTATATGCTTCCAATGGATCATCCTATAGCAGTTGAAAATATGCGTAGGCATATTAGCCGAGCATCAAAATCTGAAGATGCAATGTTTTCAAAAGAAGAATTAGATTGGATTTGGAAATTTGCATTTGCCGGAGGCAAAGAAGTTAGAATGAATAAAAACGGAACTGTGTTAGTAGCAGGACAGTTACATGAAGTTTATTTAAAATTTAAAGATAGAATCGATCAGTGTTTAGGTATACCTGCTGAAAAAAGTCCACAAGTGGGCGGTAATTATTTTATTACTCCCCAACAATATGGATTACATAATGATAGTATAAGGCCTGAAGATTTTACAACTACATTTGATAAAGTCCCGTTGAATCACGAACAACGAAAATACACTTGTTGGAAAAATTGGTTGTTACCTTTATGGATAGGAACACATCTTAATGAAGAAGATGGTGGACAAATTGTATTCTTCGATCAGCGACATATTGACTGGGCGCATGTTTATAATGGTGGCGGTCTAGTTCCTAATATTGCTAGTGTGTATAAAATTACCACTGATTACACTGAACTTCAATTCTATGACGGTCAAGGAACTGCTGTTCCTAAAGAAAACAATGCAACACCTTTTGATAAATCTGTTTTTGAGCAGGTAATGAATACTCCGTATGAAAGATTAAAAGGTTTAAGTGCTGAAACTATTTTAGATTGGGAACCAGGTAAACCTATGTGGTTCGATGCAGTACAGTTGCATAATACTAATGAAGGTACTAAGAGCAAAGGTAAAAAATTATGGAACGCTAAGATGGGTTTATTACTAACTTTCTTAGTTGAACTCGATGATGATTTACTTATAGAGTGGCGAAAAGAACAAGCTAAGATGTAATTATAGATAGGGTAGTAGTCTAGGAACAATTAATTCTTCGGCTACTATCCTATTTCCTTGACTACTTAAATGGTGTCCGTCGTCTACAATATAAGAATTAAAATTGTCACCTAATTGTGTTTCAACATCAAAATCAAGTAGATCAGTTGTGTGAGCCTGAAAGATATTATTATGTTTTTCCCACCAGATATTCCGATGACTATAGATTATGTAAGGAGTATTAGATTTTTCTAATATTTTTTTAATCGAACATATTTGACCAAAGTATAAACTTTGATCATCCCAGTCGTAAGAGTAACTAAGTTTAGCAGCCATTCGATAATCTCTGTTATGTTTATGCCAGAATTGATCTATAGCTTTTCCGTAATTTGGATTCCAGAACACAAAACTTTTTCTTAAAGAAACATCACACTTATAAATGTTTGGATGAGAAACAGTAGGAGTCCAGTCTAAATTATAATGACCAGTTCTTATATGATGTCTACTGTCAGAAGTAACTTGAAATATAATAAAATCGTAGCCTTTACCTATCTCTGATTTTAGTACTTCAAATTGTGTTCCAAGATCGCAACCACCATGGGATGCACTGTAATAGAGAACATCAACATTTTTCTCTTTTAATACTTCGACTGTATTTTCAGGTACTCCTTTTTGTCCTTCGTGATTAAATTGACTCCAACTGCACCCTAAATGTAATATTTTTTTCATTTTAATTTTTCAATAATTTTTGGTATTAAAACATTTTCAGCTATATATCTGTCACCGTTGGGCGACATATGAAATCCTCTGTCGATGGCAAATTTCTTAAAAGTTTCAATACCAATGTACTCGTTAACACAAAAGTCTAGTTCGTCGTATATTTCTTTAAGTACTAATTGAGATATCCGAGTTTTATCTACCATTTGTTTCGAATCGTGTGCATATATTAAAAACGGAATATTTCTTTTTTTAAGTAAATTTTTAATTGTTACTATTCTACTTAAAAAAATACTTTCCCAATTAAAGTCGCCCGCATTTAAAAGTTTGGCCATTTTTAAATATGTTCCTTTATTCGACAGATAAGGCCAATGTTGATTAATAATTTCTTTATGCAGCGGCATCCAAAAAATATAGTTTTTAATAAGCCAGTTTCGACATTGTACAATATTAGGATGACTATCTTCTTTTTCCCATACAATATCAGAGTCTAATAGTTGACAATGAAATCTGTCAAATGTAGTTACTTCAAATAAAACAAAATCAATTTTTTCTTTACCGTTTAAAATGTTTAATAAAATTTCAAATTGAACACCTAATCCACAACCGCCCATAGCTGTTGAATAATAGTTTACATCAATACCTCGATTAATAAGGCCTTCTGTTACAAAAAATGGTAAGCTATGATTAGGTACACCATTTACTTCACTCCAACTACTTCCAAGATGCAATATATTCTTCATATGTTTTTTTATAACTTTCTATAACTAAATTTCTGTACTCTTTATATTGTTGAACTGGCCATCCATGTACAATAATATGTATTCTGGGAGTTTTACTATTGTTCCAAACAGCATGATTCGTGCTTATATCTATTAATCTAACATCTCCAGATTTCCATGGTATAACTCCGTAGTTTTCCATACCAAATTCGCAACCAACTGGATTATTTAACGCTATATTAATTGCTTGTAACTTTCTTTTATTGTTATCTCTATGAGGCATAATGTAGCCATCTGGTTCTAAAAGCATAAATCGTACCCTGAGAAATTTATCTAAAGGCCAACAACTTTTTAACCACATAGTTGTTATAGGACATTTGTCGGCTATCTCAGTCCAATGATAGTCGGGAAGATCTTTTAAATTTTCGTATTGTTCGTCACCTTGAGTAATATGTTTTCCTCGTCCGTGAATAACAAGACTTTTCCACCCTCTGTGATCTTCGCCTTCGTCTCGATGAGAATAAAATTCGTCAAGAAGAATTTCAGCTTCTTGATACATCTGTTCATGGGGAATCTCAACATTTAATCTAAGAGTTCTTAAGTTTGATTCTTCAATAATCCATTTTAACTGAGCATCTAAATTTAGATGTTTTGGTATCTCAGTTAAATTATGATAATGATTTTCTTCTTTCCTTTTCTCGAAGAATTCCGAGATATTCAGTGTAGTATTCATATAATTTTTGTCTCCAAGGAAAGTTGAATTCTGTATCAGGATCTAAACTAACATCTTTAACATGCATTAACGCATATCCTCTTGTCGATGCTTCGCTAGTAGGTAACATTCCTAAAAAATAACTATCATTTTTTGCTAGTCTTTCTGCACTAGCTAATGTTTTTAACATTAAATTAAAATGAATTTGACTGTACAAGTATGCTGTTTTCCTATAAGACAGAATATTGCTAAACGCATACAATGTATTACCATTCATCCTATTAATTAAATCTTCTATTTCAAAGAAGCTTTCTTTGAAATAGTTACAATTCAGTTCTAGTAATCTAAACTGCATTTCGGAATAAGGTTCTACAAGCCCGTTTAAAAATTCTTGTTCTGATTTTCTAATAGACTCTTGATTGCTAACTTGAAGATTGTACCCGCTAGAAAAACATAGTTGGTCATAATCTTTTCCGATATAATTGTCTAAAACATTTTTTGTAAAATTGATTGCAGATTGACTAATATCTCTAAAATCTACAGTAGTAGCATTAGGGCACTTGTCAATAATCTGTAAGGCTTGTAGTCCGTTTGCGGGAGTTACAATTCTTTTAATTTGCGGGAGTTCAAATTTTACAATTGGTTCATTTGTACAATTAAAGATAGTGTCGTCAAACGTACATTCTATACGTAGATAAGATCCGTACTTTAAAACTAGATCATCGTATAGGTAAAACTTATGCTTTCTTTCTTCTGAAGTCCACGGCCTAATTTTAAATCCGTGTTCTAACAATTTACTAATAATTAATCCGCCTGGCTTTATCTTTTTATAGGTCTTTGTTCCATCACCTTTATCAACTGATAAAGGAGTGTGGTGATCATGAAAATTGTTCTCGCTCCTACTGATATTTGTACATGTTTGCTCTCCAGGAGAATTATACATAGGAGATCCGGATTGTTTCCAATCTTTAACATCTAATATAAAACATTGATTGTGTAGTTCGTAGTATTCTTCACCTTTGTCTAAAAGATGTCCAATTAGAGAATACTCTGGATTTTTAGAAACTAACTGTGCTAACCATATTGGATCAAATGTGTTTCCTGGTCTTGTAAAAATGACTTTAGGAGCTGTTTCTGTTTGTAAACTTTTAAATGCATCGTCGTAAGATAAAAAGTATTTGTAAAGCATGTCGTGCCTTACAGATGCTTCTAGAAGATTATAACCAATTTCCTGACCTAAGGTGTCTTTATAATCCTTGTTATCATCAACAATGTATATGATGTATGTATTTTTAACTAGTTTTCTCATGGGTTCTTCAAATTATGTTGGCTAGTTTTTACTAGCTAAATATTTATATGCTACTATTTCAAAGTAAAAATAAGAGGAAGATGTGAGCTCCAAAATACTAATAACCGGAAATAAAAATTTTGGATTGTCTTCTGAACTATTTAAAATATATCCGGACGCTACTTTTGTATCAAGGACAACTGGCTACGATTTAACCTCAGCGGATGGACAGTTATCTCTAGCCAAAAAAGTTTTAGATTACGATATTTTTATAAATTGTTCAGCACTATGGAAATTTAACCAAACTGTACTACTAGATGCAGTTTATAAATCTTGCATAGAAAACAAAAAAGATCTAAAAATAATTTGTGTAGGATCAACAACTGATCGAGTTAAAAAAGGCGGAGCATGGTTATATAATGCAGAGAAAAAAGCTTTGAGAGATTATTGTAATACACTTTCGATGAACGGTGTATGGCAAGGAGGTCCTACAGTCACTTTAGTAAGTTTTGGTAGTTTATCTAATGTACAACATAAACATCCAACTAGGACTTGTATGGATATTAGTCTTGCAGCAAATTACATAAAATGGGTTATTGAACAGCCTAAAGAATTTCATATAAACGAAATAAGCATAGACCCAATTCAGAAAGTTTAACATGGAAAAATCAGAATACGATTTTAAAAAAATACCGTTTGAAAATATAGTTCGTGTTGGACAACGAAATATGTTATATAGAGACCTTTTTACAGTAAGTTGGTTATTAGGCAGATATTGTAACTATCGTTGTAGCTATTGTTGGCCTTATGCACGGAGTGATAAAAAAGATCATAGACCAACAGAATTATGTATTAAAACTGTAGACGAAATTAAACGACAGGCTAGAGAAAGAGGATTTAATAGTTTTCATTTTAGCCTTAGTGGAGGCGAACCAACCTTTCATCCAGGGTACATAGATATTTTAAATCATTTGAATAATGATGCCCCAAATACAAATTACACCAGTGTTCATATGACAACTAATATGAGCAGAACTGTAAAATGGTTTAACGATGAATATTGTCCTGCTGTTAGTAAATTCCACCGTGCAAGTATAACTGCTAGTCTACACACTGAACATGTTGACACTAAAGAGAAGCTAAAAGAATTTGGAGATAAATTAGAACTTTGTCAAGACCATGATGTACAAGTTACAATTAATATGGTCATGGTACCAGAGTGGTTTGATAAAGATTATGAAAACGCTCTTTACTTTCATAATAGGGGTATTAATGTTACATTAAAGCCTCAAAGCGATCCCACTGCTAGTCGGGTAGTAGATGGTTATACTTCTGAAATGTTAGAAAAGTTACATAACGGAATGCCTCAACGGGCGTTTACTGAAGCTAAAGCTGCCACTGCTAAACTAGTCTCAAGACCATTTCCTACTTTTGTTAAGATGCCTGATCCAATTTATAAAGCAGAAAATCAAAATATCCCACAACACTTTCAAGTAGAATTTATAGATAAAGAACAAAAGGTGTGGTACATGGATCAGGCCGAACGATTTAATGCCTTTAATTTTAACAAATTTGAAGGATGGGAATGTAGTAGTGGATATCGAGGTATTATTATACGCGAACCAGACGGAAGCATCAAACGAAGTTATAGCTGTCACGATGTGCCATTGGGAAATATAGAAACAGGTTTTAGATTATTTGATAGTCCTAAACCTTGTATTACTCCAAGTTGTGTAAGTAGTGCCGATAGTAAAATTCCTAAAAGAGCACCTAATACTGAACTACCGTTATTTCCTGGAGATAAAACTTATGCTAAGTAAATCTCATTTAAACGTACTACAAGAGAGAGTTAAAGATAAAGATTGGGTATGGTTAAACAGAGACATAGTTCATCTTCTAGAAGGTAGAGGAAAACGTAAAATAGGCGTAATTAATTTTGATGTAGCAGCTTTAAAATATTGGGATAACCTTGGCAGGATAAAACTTTTTATTGTTGGCCATAGCATAAAGAAATTAAAAGAATACCCTAAACTTTTATTAATGGTCAGAAATGAAGCGTTACCAAATTACAGATGGAAAGAAATAGTAGACTTTATTTTAGAAATAACAGGAAAAAATATTGAAGATATAATGGTTGTTGATGCAGGATATACTACAGACGGAAGTTACCCTCACATAGGTACAAATCCTTTTGTTATTAATCCTGTATTGGATCTAACAAGTGTAGTGCGAGCACTAACGCCTATTTCTCAAAGAAAAACTTTTTACAATTCTTTATCAAGAAATCCAAAAAATTTTAGATTATTATTTACTTTAGAATTAGTTAAACGAGACCTTTTAAATTTAGGGTGTGTGAGTTTTGGAGTTTCAGACGATTACGGGGACGAATTATATAAAGAATTAATACCTGCAGAATACACACATTTGTTTCCAATGTATGCTGACGGAATAGTAAAAAGAAATCAGTATGTAGTCACTTACCCGCCCGAAGCAATAGATTCAATAGTAAAAGTAGTTTTAGAATCTACTTATGACGATTCTATTATACCTGGAACAAAATGTACTAACTACTGTGGAGGTATTTTTAGTGATAGAGTATTTTTAACAGAGAAAACGTTTTTTGCTTTTCAATCTTATCAGATACCATTATTTGTAACAGTTAAAGGGCATGTGCAAGCTGTTAGGGATCACGGGTTTGATGTCTTTGATGATATTGTAGATCATTCTTACGATTTAGAACCAAATCCGGGTAATCGAATAAAAATGGTAGCAGAAGAGCTAGAACGTCTTTTAAAGAACAAAGATTCCATAATGTCCGTTACTAATCTCAACGAGAGGCTAAAAAAGAACAATCAGCATAGACAGATTGTTCAAGAGCAGATCGGAAAAAATCTTAAAGAAAAACTTACTGAATGGTTTAATCAGTAATAAAATTATTGATCATAGGAACTACTTTAGAAATTACTTCTGCACATGCACGAGCAATTTCCATGTGTTCTTTTTGTGTTCCATTAGAGGAACGAAGTTCGATATAATGTATCCAGCTACGCAATGTACCGTTCATATATAAACGACTTTCAATAAGCCCTTCCGGCAATACAGCACGAGCTTGTTCTTTAGCTATACCGTTTTCAATAGCCCAATTATATGCCATACGTGCTTCAGTAATAACATTGTTCTGCCACCGACGCCATTGTTGTTGTAAGTCGTCATCGTCGGTTTCTATACTGTTCTGTCGATTAGCAGTATCCTGGAGTCGTGCCTCTCTATGTACAAAGTTAAGGTCCTTTGTTGGATCAGCGTAGCGTTGACTAAATTCTTGAAAGCTAAAACTACGATGTCGTAGCATTTGCCTTGCAATGTCTCGTGTTGTTTCGATTTCTAAACACACTGATACCATTTCAAGCGGACTCCAATGTTTATGTTTAACTAGATAGTTAATTAATTTTTCGCTGGTTCCTGTATTGAACTGATTACTTGGATTACTTACTCTTGCACAAAAAGCTATAAGATCTTGTGCATCTTCGAGCCCTTGTGCAAGAATTTCAGGAGATGGTGTACTATGTGATATTAACTTTACTTTCATTTTAACTTTCTATTTTTGAAGAATTTTTTAGTACTGTTTGTAATGTCTACTCTAAGTCTCTCTGTGTCGAGTTTAAAATTAACATGTTCTATGTCATCTTTATAAGATCCGAGCATTTCTCGAACTTCCTTCTCAAAATCACTCCACGATGTATAGGATAATTTTTTTTCTACTTCTATTGACCAAACTTTTTTATTTTTGAAAACAACATCAATGGCATGTATGTATTCAATTGGTATAGCATCAAATTCAATTTCTTCAAAAATTTCAGACCAAGTATCGTTGATATCTTTAGGAAACCATTTGTTTTCGCTCTGGTTTTTTCGTTGGGACAAGATCTTCCGCCAGTCTTCTTAAGTTTGCAGCTTCCTTACTTAGTTTGTCTGCTTGACTTCTGTATAGTTTTGCAGTCTCCTCTGGTGTTGCATTTGGATTAGGAGTAACTAAATCAGGTTCAGAAACTTTCGGTACTTCTTGAATAGTAGCCACATCTACTGTTTCAGATTTTGGACCTTCTGATTTACTAGGCGATTTAAGAGCTAATTCATCTACAGTGGTTCCTCTTTGCTCGGCAATCATTTGATTTAACTCAGACAGCTGAATAGCAGTAGTATGATTAGGAATCATTTCAATATCTTTAGTAGCTATTCTAACTAGCTTTCCTTCAGCATGTAAAGCTGGTAACATCATTCTACCATCTGAAAATGGAACCCTAGCTAATACCTCGCCAAACTCAAAGGAAGCTTGTGCAGTATTACCTTCGACGCAGCTAATAATCGCGTCGTGTTGACTGTCTGATAATAACTCTGTAGGAACTATAAGGCAATAACTAGAGTCACCAGGCAGTGTTCGAAAAACGACTAAGCATTTTTTTGCATCAGCCTTAACGCGACCTACGTGTTTAAGATCCATTAGATGCTCCTTTAGATACAGCATTTAAGAATGCAGTAAGTTTATTATAAGTTTGTCCAACTGCCATCATTTCTGCAGGCTTAAATGCACCTCTTGAACTAGCAATGTCAACAATCATTTTCATTGCAGCCAGATCATTGATGTTTAATTCGGTACCAGCAGCATTTTGAGAGCCTGCCTCGGACTGAGCTTCGGCAGACTGTGCAGTTAAATTAATTTGATTTTCTTGTGTTTCGTGTTCCATAATAATCTCCTTATACACTATATATGATAAAAATTTGTTTCATAGAACAGAAATGAGCAAAATTATGATTCTTGAAATTTTGGATTTTCGTAGTAGGCATATGTTCCAAACGGCGGAACAATTTTATCATTACCGTGAATAATAAAGACAGTATCGCAGTAATTTTCGTCACCCCAACTACCCCAAGGATATCCATCAGTAAACATGATAAATTTCTTTGGTTCAATATTGTTTTCTTTCATATAATGCCAATTAGCATCAAAGTCAGTACCACCGCCACCTTTGACTTCGTATCCTCCGATGTCGTCATTATACCCGTCAAAATCTGCCTCGTTGTAAACACTTGTATCAAAGCACCAAATCTTTAACTTAAAATCTTTGTACTCTTCCATAATTCCTTTAATTTCTGAAAGGAAATCTCTAGCTTGATCATCGCCAATGGATCCACTCATATCTAAAGAAATAGCTATATCGATAGTTTCGTCAAATCGCATACCTGGTAAAACAGCACCAGTGTGCCAACCTTTTCGATTTGGACGCATAAAAGTATAATCGTTTTTAATAGTGCTTTGGATTTGTTGACGTAGCAATGTGCGCCAATTTATTTTAGGTTCTGTTAATTCTTTAATTAATCGTTCTACACCCGATGGCACATTACCTGCGCCTGCACCTTGAGCTGCTTGAATAGTAGCATCTCTGATCTCGTCACGAATTTTTTTCAATTCTTCTTTTGAATATGACGGCCTACCGTCGCCGTTATCTTTATTCCAGTCAATGTGTTCGTCAAGTAACTGACCTAGAGCTTTAAGTTGCTCTTCATCCATGTTTGAAAAGATTTCATCATACACTTGTTCTGCACCCCAACCGTAATATTTGGAGTCATGAAATATTTTAATTTCTGGCGGAACTTCTCCGATCTTGTCTCGAACTAATTGACCATTTACACAATAGTCAGCAGCCGCGTTCCAAATGAATCGATCACGGCCTTCGACACGACTCATATGATCAAACACATTATGTAGAATTTCGTGTGCAACAACAAATTCAATTTGTTTGATATTTAGAGTTTCGAAAAATTTAGTATTATAGTATAAATGACGTCCGTCAGTAGCCGCAGTAGGACACCAATCGTCTGCTTCTTTAATTTGTAGACGAGTAGCCATGTTACCAAAAAACGGATGACGTAGCAGGAGACCAACTCGAGCTACAACAATTTTATCAACGATTGGATCAGTATTATACATATTTTTCCTTAACTGTTAGTATGTACATATTATAACACCGCCCGTAGGCGGTGTCAATGTTTAATGGACCAAACAATTATCGATCGGTCGCTTGGCTAATATATTTGCCATATTTAGCATGGAAATCGTCAAAACATTCGATCTCGTCTGGATCTAATGGCAGCTGATACTGTGTAAGTGCTAACTTAGTACCCATAATAACCAATTCAGTTTCAAAGTTATTCATGATAAAGTTAAAGAAATTGTTAACTTTTTTGTTCCAATCCTTATCGTTTTTATCACATGCATCTTTGAGTTCATAGCACAAACTAATAGTCAAAGAGTACATAGCTGAAATCTCTTTTGATTCCATCTTTTTAACCTTGCCAGTTAACACATCTTCAGGCTTAGGCATCTTGCTAGCCACTTTACGATGTGCCATAAATTTAATAGCAAGACCTTCGCCCACTGCACCTGATACCAAGTCAGTAAGAGTGTTCTCGTCACCGTCTTCGTCGTCGAGTAATTCACTTACAAAACTCCAAGTACGAGGAGTAGCAAATGCACGACTAGCAGACTTAGGATCAAAATCATAAAGATCTTTTTTGCTGAAAGAAAGGAAACCAACGACATCCTTATTGATCTTATTTTCAGTAGCCCAACCAAAGTAGTCGTCCCAGTCTACACGCATTTCCAAGTGAACAAAACGGTTCGCCAATGGAGCAGGCATACGATAAGTAACACCCTTGTCGCTTTCGCGGTTACCAGCGGCAACTAGAAAAACATTGTCAGGCAATTCATATGTGCCAACACGACGATTAAGAATCAACTGATAGGCAGCAGCCTGTACTGTGGGCGCCGCAGAATTCATTTCGTCTAGGAACAAAATGACATTTTTATATTTTGATGCTAGTGCTTTACTGGGCAATTCAGATGGGGGAGCCCATGCCATTGTACTATTGTTAGAATCAAAGTACGGAATACCTTTGATGTCAGTCGGCTCCCAGAGGCTCAAACGAACATCAATTACATGAGCATCAAGCTCGACGCCCAACTGCTTAATAATGTCCGACTTACCGATACCCGGAGGTCCCCAAAGGAATACAGGACGCTTGTGCTTGAATGCTTTACGCAAACCTTTTTTAGCAGCATTGGGTCCAACTTGTCGAGATGAGATTTCGCTCATTTATTATCCTTTAAAAAAATTGTGGTTAAATTGTGTTACAGTCAGTATTATATGACAGAGTTAGGCAACTGTCAAATACTTTTTAGCCATTTTGGACTTCTTCTCTGTTTTTCATAGCTTTAACCAATCCGTATTTTCGAATGTCGTCCGAAAACATGTAAAGTTCAAAAGCTTTTTTTTCAGAAAAAACAACCAAATAACTGTTAGTAAGATAATAAGGACAATCAATATATCTATCAAAAAATATGATTGTTTGGGGACTTAGTTCGATTGGTTCAGTGAACTTAACTTCGTAACTTCTTAACTCTAGCTCTTTGGTTAAGAAATCGTATCCTTCATCGGATAATCTCAATCCGCCTTCTTTTTTTGAACGGTGACTTTGCCACCATTTGAACATATGAATTTTTATGTTAGCAGGATCACAAGATTTTTCTTTTTGTTTAAGAAAAATTTTTGTGTATGTTTCCTTGGCTATCATTTAACTGGATCGCCGGATGTTAATTTATAAACTTGAAAATCTTTACAATTAAACATTTGATTTAATTTTTTAGCAAGATTGTGTGCATGTCCGGGGTTACTAAAACTGACTTTTTTATATTTTGGTCCAGGGTAACTAGTTAAACTATTAAAACTTTTTAAATTGAAAGGACTACCTTTATAGAAGACAGCCCAAACTGCTTCTGCTTCTAAAATTTGATCGCATTTATAATTTTTTTTATTTACTTGTTCCAGAAGAACTTTTGGTTTTGGTCTCGACATATATACGTCTCCGAAATGTACGTATATATTTATCCATTTTTTAGTTAAAAACCACCACCGTCCATTTTTATAGTAACCGATTCTCCAGATGTTTTTTGTAGTGCAGAAAGAACTTCTGTATAGTCTTGCAGCAGTTTAGCACTAATTTCACCTAAACAAAATGCTAAATTTTTAGCAGTTTTTATATCTAACTTAATTTCTCTTTGTTGGCTTAGTTCTGCAGCCCTTACCTGTTGTATAAACTGCTGAATAGGTAATGTGTTAATAGTATTATTTTGCATGACTAAGTACCTGTTTCATTTCTAATTCAGTTTTAAAAGGTCCTCTGGATTCATATCTTTCAATAGTGATTAGTTTAGGACAGAACGATTTTACCCATCCTTTATCAAATCTAATGGTATAATATCCTGCACAGTATAAACTTTTACTTTGACTACTCTTTGTAAACAAAGGTAATTTTCTCTTAATATCAAAAAGAGGATTGTATGGATGACATGGTGTAGGAAATCCGTAAACATCTCTTACTTCTATTGAAGAGATTTTAGTTTTGATAGATTTTCCAAAGAAATCTTTTCCAAAAATTTTAGTTAGTTCGTCTTTACGATTAAAATATTTTTCGCCGTCTTTGGAACTTAACATAAACTTGTTGTTTTCTTTTTTATGTAAGATAGCAACCTTTTCACCATCTTTTTCTATTATCCAATACTTTCCTTCTATAATGGGTTTAGCTTTTAAATTCATTTGTATCCTTTATAGATTTAAATTAGTTCAACTTCTTTACTAGTATATTTGGCAGCGAATGGTTCTGCATATTGTTGAATGTTGTCTGAAATTTTTTGTAAGTCAAATAAATTACAAAATTTTAACATTCGAATTCCAACTTGGTCAATTTTCTTAGGAGAACTAGTCTGTGCATGAATAGTTTCTTTAATCAAAGATCTAATATGATCAGGTTGTGCAGTTAGATCACAGAGCTGTACATTTCTATTATAGTCGTCGAGCACTCTATGTTCAACACCGTTATGATCCATCCAACGTTGTAACATGAGATTGTTCCACGCGAATCCTTTTGAGTTTCTATCTTCAAACGCTTCTGTTAGTCCTACTTTATTTTTTGTTCCTTTAACGCGAACTCCTGGGTATGCTGAAAACACATTATCGCTTGTATCACCTCGCATACATTTTTCGAATAGCAGCCATTGTGGATTAGGTGCCGGCTTCGGCTGCTTAGTTTTTTTATCAATTACTTCTTTTCCTCGATCGTCAAAATATCCTTTGTGCGTAGTAGTTACATTTGCTACGCCGTTGTATTGCCGAACAGTTGGAGAAATTAGTTGTGCAAAGTCGCTGTCAGTGCTAATAATAACATGACTGTCGTGAGGATGACTTTGTATCCATCCTGCAATAAGATCATCTGCTTCTAACTGTGGGTGTTGTAACACAGTACAATTAGATTTCTCAGTAATGAATTCCTTAAACTTATCAAAGGTTTCCCAAAAGAGTTTATCTTCTTCTGCTTCTTTTGGAGTCATAGCAGCTCGAGTTTCGGCTCTATTAGCCTTATAGGGCGTATAAACGTCTTTACGCCATGATCGACCTTCAAGACAGAATACAACATGCTTGCCCTCAAAATCTTGCCAGGCCTTTTTAATACTGTTAAAAGTAATATGGAGAGCCATACCAAGTTTAGTATCAGCATCTCCACGAACTACGTGCCTAGCACGGAAAAATGTATTAGCAGTATCTACTAGAATATATGTCATGAAACTTCTAATTTGCCTTTTGAAATTGGAACAACGTTAATATATCCGGCTCCTCGAGTAATATCTTGACCTTCTTCGGCTAAGATATTACGAGCAAGGTCACGGAACCATAAATCAACAACAAGCTCGTCTGGATCACCATCTAAACCATAACCCGCTTGTCTTAATTGTACAATAAAGTATTCGTTCCAGTCAAGTTCAAAAAAGCCATTTCTAGGATTTTCTGGATTGACCTTAGTATCTAAAACAGCAATATAAGGTTCTTGGTTAGCAGTAGCTCGTTCTTTTGGCGTCATTTTAGCCAATTCTTCTTGTTGACGAGCTTCTTCTTCTGCCTTTTTAGCTGCTTCTTCGCTAGCTTTAGCTTCAGCTAAACGAGCTAATGATTCAGCTCTTTCTTTTTCTAATCGTTCGATGCCCGTTATTTTTTTAATAAAGTTTTTCATTAGGTTCCCCATTCGTTTTTAAATAACGGCACTTGAAGTCGATCACTGTACCGCCATCCTTTTTGCATTGCCATCTGTGCCACTGTTCTATTATTAAGATTGTACACCCGTTCAACACCCCCGACAGGCATAAGATAAATGTGACCTTCGAAACCGTTATCGCGATATTCTTGAACTGCCTGTTCTGCATCTTTAAGATCCTCTTCAGTGGCGACTACGAATTTTAGATAAGTGTGTCCTAGTTCTTCATATTCTCTAACGATATCTGGACGTATAGCGTCTTCTTTCTTCTCTCCGCTTACACCTAGTTTTGGACTCACGCTAAACGTAAGATTGTGATACCCTTGTTTGTGTGTCCACTTTTCTAAGTACTTTCTAAAATCTTTAGATATTTCTTGAGTACCATTTGTTTCAAATGTTATATCTTTTAATTTTTTCATTTTATCGTGACTTAACAAATCTGGATAAGCACGTTGCCAACCTAGCAAAGGTTCACCGCCTGTAATAACAAGATGCTCACTGCGCCATTTATTATAAGGAAGTAATTCCATTATTCTATCAACTATAGCATCTACAGTTAGCATAGGGCTTAGATCTTTAAATGCTGGATGCCAACTTGCATAACTATCACAGCCTGTAGTAACTAACGGCAGTTCTTCGTACTTATGAAAAGATTCAATATTGGCATGTGTATATGCAATATCATCTGCTTCAATACTAATCTCACCGCGTGGCATACCAAATCCGGCGCATTTAAAATTACAACCGTATGTACGTAAGAAAACAGAAGGAACACCCATAAAGCGTCCTTCGCCTTGTATGCTATAAAAAAGCTCTGCTATTTTTATTTTACTCATCTTTTTTCTTTCTAATATAACTTTCTCTTAATTTGTCTACATATTCTATAGAAGATTTTAAAACTTCAGAATAATTAAGAGCTTGTTGTGTTGTAAGAGAAATCGACGACTCTGTCTCTATATAGCCCTTAGTTAATAATATCCAAATTTGTTTTAGTCGATTAATAGACCACCATTTAGATTTAACTGTGGTATAGATTGTAATATCTATACCTATGTCGCTGGCTTCTACCCAAAGATCGTGAGAATGATTTGCATCGTGACAATTACAGGCAATACGGTAAGACACTGAGTCCCCCCATTCGCCCGTTTTATAAATTCCTTCTGCAGGTATCTGCGGTGTCATTGCTTTAATACCTCTAATGTGGCTATCTTAGCTATTTTCTCTCCAAAGTCTTCATCCTTACCAATAACATACATCTGATTATGACTACGATCACTGTTACGATCATGATATCTAAATTCTACTACTTTACCGCCAACAGCATTGTATACAGTAAACTGTAAAACAGCATCGCTATTCAATTGACGAGTTTCATAAACACTGTTAGGAATACCAATGCCTAAAGATTGTGATTTTTCCATACCGGCGTCCCACGCTTCCTTAGACCAATCTCTGAATTTTTTCTTAAACCATTTTTTAATCATCGTTCATTCCTGCAATAAATTCGCTAACGCGACGTTCTGCTTCTTCTCTATCAACAGCCATTAATGTTACTGTCAATACATTGTTTTTGTCAAGCTTAACATCATACGGCATCTTGCCATTAAGAACAAATCCTTCGGAGACATTACGTACTACTTTGTACTCTCTAAGATTTTTCATCCTATGAATAACATCTTCGACTTTTTTGTCCATTACTCTCTTTCCATTGATGAAACTTCAGTAACTATAGAAACTACCTGTTCTAAATTTTGACAAAGTACTTTAGCAGTTGCCCAGTCGCCGTCGGAATTACGTCCCGACACTTCTACCATAAATCCGTTGTCATACATATTGATAGTAAAACTATCTCCTACTTTTGCTAGCTTGTCGCCTATATTCATTTTATTTCTCCTTGTTTAATAAATTACGATAGTTGCATAGATCATCTATTAACGGCGAATGCCCCCATAATAAAAATTCTTCGGCAGTCCATCCAATATAGTAATCGTTAGCTTCTCTTCTTTCGGGCCACCAGTCGACAGGAAATTCCTCATCTCCTAGTAGATCCCATTTTTCTCCATTTATAATTTGAAAACTAAATTGTTCTTCAAGTGTTCCTGTTAAACAAAGATACTGATCTTCATCTACTTCTATTATATCATCTTTGTTAATTAAAGTCACATTTAAGTTTCTTTCATTTTATTATCTTGGAGCAAAATCTTGTTGTAGTTTGATGTTATCAAAGAATTCTTTTTTAGTGCCTTGATCATCTTTGAACGCACCTTTTAATACTGTAGTCTGTGTAAGACTACTATGTGCCATAATACCTCGATTCTCACAGCAGCCATGTGTGGCCTGAATGTACACACCTACATCTTTAGCGTCAGTAGCTCGACTAATTTCTCTTGCAATATCGTTGGCCAGTTCTTCTTGTAGAGTACCGCGTCTAGCACACCATTGAGCGATTCGAGTGTACTTAGATAAGCCAATAAGTTTATTAGCAGCAATGATACCAATATATGCTACACCATTAACTGGTTGATGATGATGACTACACATACTTCTTAATTCGCTACGTACTACTAACATTCCTTCATATCGTTCTTCTGAATCGTTAGGAAATGCTGTACAGTCCGGCGCCGGGTCATATCTTCCTGCCATTATTTCGTTGAAATACATTTTAGCAAGCCTGCGGGCTGTGCCTTTACTGTTAGGATCGTTTTCGCGATCAATCAGCAGTGTGTCTAGTACACCTTCAAATGCTTCTGTAGCTTCATTAATTAAGTGCTCTTTGTCGCTGTCATGAAGATAGTCGCTGATATTGTCTCCTGCCCAGAAACGCTTTCCTTCTCTTTTCATTTTAGCACGTAGTACAGCAGATAATGTTGATTCTTGGTAGCCACCATCTCCGGCCATAGCATCTAAGCCAGTCTCGTCGTTGCTTTCATACATTTTGTTATATACCATAAGTTTTCCTTTATTGCTATTTTACAATGTTATTTAGGTTTAGTCAACCTTAAAAGAGTATTTTTCTTTACGGCTGCATCAAGAGTATTTAGGTTTACACTATGATCATCTGCATATTTTAATAGTGCTTCTGTATCTTTAGGAAAACATGCTCCACCGAACCCATAATACTTGTCAGGCCCGGGCACTTGCATATGACTATCGCCTATGCGCTTGTCCATATTAATCAAATTAGACAGTTGCCTCCAATTGTAACCTTTCTTATCGGATAATTGATATAGTTCATTCATAAAGACAACTTTTGTAGCAAGGAAACTGTTAATGGAATATTTGACAAATGCTGCTTCACCGATACCGCATAGTTCAATATGCCTAAGTTCGGTTTGCAGTTGTTTAATAATTCTTATTGCTTCTCTTTGATAAGCACCAACAGTGCCGCCAACTATAGTCCATTCTGCTCTAGCAAAGTCTGTTATACCAGATGAGGCTCTAAGAAATTCTGGAACGTAAACTAAATTAGGTAACAGTTTACCCCAGTCTTCGTAAAAGTCTGGCGGCGCAGTTACTTTACTAATAATAGTTCCAGTAAATCCAAATTGCAATTCTTTTAAAACACTCTCAATAATACTAGTATCACATTGTCCGTCTGCACCTTGCGGACTTGGGACACATATAAACACACAAGAACATTCTTTTTTTAGATCATAGTAAGTTGTGTTCCATCCCTTGGCTGGATCAATAATAACTGCTTGAAATGGAGGCACTATGCTTTGTGCTATTGCTTCTCCAACATAGCCATGACCAATAATTCCTATTTTTTCATACATTACAAATACTCGCTTAATAATATTTCACATAATACACGATCTTTTTCTGATTTAAATGTAAATGTCATAAAGTGTGTAGTAGGATGACTAGTATATCTGTGACCAGGTAATCCAAATACTTCCATTACCTTAGCACAGATTTCAGTCCACGGCATATCAGGGTGCTGCCAATTGATCCATACTGTGTGTGGATTTTTTATAGTTTCCTTTTTCGGGTATAACATGTCTAACTCCACCTCTTGGATCCTCCATATCGCCTATACGTCGTGGTATCATGTGTACGTGGGGATACATCACTGTTTGTCCAGCTGCTTCTCCAACATTTTGGCCGATGTTAAAAGCATCCCACCTTTCAGCTTCAACACCCTCGTGTCCGAACTTGTAGGCTGCTTTGTAGCATTCCCAGAGATTGTTCCAGTTTTCTTGGGTAGGCACAAATAACAAATGCCCTTCGGTAACTGCATAAGCGTCTCTGAAGACCCAGAAGTCTTTGGTTCTGTACTCGATTTCTGTCCACGGTGCTCTTTTTTCATTTAAGGCCTTTTCAATATCTGTCAGCATACTCGTTCCAAACCATATTCATTAATGTAGAATAATTATCCCAGGCCTTTTTAACAGCAGGGTTATTATTTCTTGCTTTAATCTCAATCATTTCTTTACGCTTTATATGATTGATGTAATCTTGATCTCCACGAGATTTAACAATTACGTCATTCATTCTTTGATCAATTTCGGCTAAGGCATGAAAGTTATCTTTAGGTATTAGAATATCATAACACTCTAAATCTTCTGTAGCAAAATAAAAATCATGTGCATCCTGATAAGTGCTAACCTGTGGTGGTTTAGCCTTTCTAATAGTGCGTGAACTAGGCCTCAATTGAATATCCCAATTACAGCAGAAACGATCTAGTTCTTTATTATCCACGCCAAAAGTTCTCCCAAGGATATACTATCCAGCAATCCTCTTCAGCCTTGTTAATTTCATTAGCTGAGTAATCTACTTCTTCTTTGCTGGCAAGATTATTATGAATTACAGCAAAACGAACATTATTGTTCCAAACAGTATCCCAAGCAAAGTGATTTGGTAAACATCCGCTAGGCCAATCTTTCTTAATCCACGCTATAGTAGCACCGGTGTCGTTGATGTCGTCAACAATAAGAATTTTTTTTCGATAAGCAGGATCAGTTTGAGTACCTGACTCCCCTCGTACTTCTTCAGGAACATAACCAAATGCATCTTCGGCCATACCTAAGTCGCTGACACAATCTCCACCGTCGCGTAAACTGACCTGTAATGGTCGCATAGGAACATCAAGATATTGACTAAGCATTACTGCTGGAACAGCACCTCCTCTTGTAATACCTACAATATAATCCGGACGCCAATTATCATTGTTAATTTGTTTAGCTAGTTCAAGAACGTGTCCTTGAACGTTTCTCCAAGTTAAGTAAATTTTTTTCATCGTACACCGTTTGCTAAGGTTGTCCAAAGCTTTCCAATTTCCTCTTTGCTAAGGAAAAAATCGTAAGTGCTAGTATTAGTTAATTCACCTTCGTCGTTATACTGTTCTCCAGTAAACATAAGATGGTTAAAGCCGTCTGGCTTTACACAGTTGTTAATTTTTAACCGAAGCTTCCATGCAGCTTGATCTGTTATTAATTGTTCAATCATTTTGACCCCTTTAAAGTTTCCCAAGTTTTATATTCTGCTAACGCTTTGTTGTATTCATCATTAATCTTCTTAAGTTTTGAATACTTCTCTTCCATTATAACATCTCTTGTAGGAATGTTCAACATAGTTTCTATTCGTTTTAATCTATTATGGAGGTCTTCACCATTCCATTCTATTCTGCCGTTAATTTTGATACTAGGGTCGTCGCTATTTGGAATTTCCATAACAGGTTTGCCCTTACTGTTATTGAATTGAGTAGTTGTACTTGTACTTGTAGTAAACGAACCTGTTCCACCGCTTCCACCGTTACCAGCAGACACATAAATTTGGCCAGTAGTTGTGGTAGGTATAGTAAACGTCGTCATACTACTTGTATCCTTTACGTTCTCTTTCTTTTCCGTCAAAATCTTCTTTAACCATTTTATAAACTTCTTTAAATTTTCGATATGCGATTTCCAGTCCAGGATATTCTTTACACATTTCTTGAACACGTTCGTAATCTGGAAATCTACCATCAAACTCGTCTTTATAAAAATTACTAAAAGTAGTAAAAGAATCAATACCAGATAAATCTACTGTTTCTATATTGCCTATTGTATAAGATCCTGAATTATAAGGTGTACCTGTTAATGTTATAATGTCTGATGTAGTCAAACTTGGAAGACTATTCATATCCCAAGTAACAGTAATGTCCTCGGGCTTTAACGGCTCAAGTTCATCTAAGGTTATTGTATAAATTGGTTCCTGCGAAGTATTGCTCACGTAATGCCTCCGTTTGTTTATGCAACATTGGCAGTCTAGTTTCGTAAAAAGTCATATGATCTATTATTGTTTTTACCAACATTTGCCTATGGTCCAAATAATTGTCCCAAGTATCTGTCCAGTTGCTAGGATATTTGAATGTGTCAAAATACATTTCTGTATATGAAAGTCTGTCTGGAACCATAGGAATAGCATTGAGTACGCATCCTTCATAACAGCTGATGCCTAGGGTTTCTTGTAGGTTAGCACTAAACACAATCTTAGCTTCGCCTAATAAGTTATGATATTCGTTTTTTGTTAATTCTTGTTCTTGACAAATTACAAATTCATATTGTGGTAACAGTTCTTTTAAATCTCTAAAAATATTGACCTGCTTCTCGGGAGCCAGTCTGTGAGGAAAGAGAATTAAATCACGCTTAGGCATTCCTTGATATTGTGTGAAAATGTCATGAAAATATTCCATAGGCCATCCTGTGCGTACAACATTAGGCCAATCACCCTTTAACGCATCCTGCAAATCATCTTCTAGCCATGGATTTTCCGTCAGCCCGTTGTTCAATAAATTGCGTACAAACATATCAATATGAAAGTTTGTAGCAAAGTAATTATAATCAATAGCATAAAAAAATGACTTCTCGGCATGTCTTACCCAAGGTTCGTTACCAATTAGACGACCTAAGAAGTCCTGAGGGTCATAACTGCCGGCATGCCATAGTGCGTGTATCTTAATTGGAACACTAAGCAGACTGCTCATATACTTTAAATTAATGATACCGGGATGCCAGGCATCAGTAAACACAAAGTGATCAAATGATTTTATCTTACCGGTAGTAAACAGTCTACTAATCTCTTCAGTTTGACGAGACTTATAGACATTAGTGCCGCCAAAATTAAGGAAGGCGCCAGGAGTAGTGGCACTAGGAATATCCTCAGGGCCAGATATAACTTGAACATCATAACCTTTCTTTTTTAAAATACTAGGTAAATGAGATTTCCATTGGGCAGTATACCTTGTTTCTACTGCCTCAAGATCTACTATATAGACTGTCATTATCTTGTATAGTGTTTTTTATGACCGTTATATGATCCAGGTCTGTCGTTTTTCCATCTACGAGGTCTAGTTGATTGCAGATATTGATTCCAGATAGTGCTTGATTTGTTATATAGATCTGCCGGATTAAAAGGCAGCAATTCGAATCTGCAAAAATTATGATAAGCTTCTAGATCATCGAAAATTTTTGTTACTTCAGGTTTCATAACAAAATATTTTTTAAGACGTTCTTGAGACATATTTTTCCTTAGTTGTTAATTATTAATATTTGATAAAACTACCATTTTCTCCATCTTCGGAGACTTCAATCCAAACTTCTCTGCCTGGATACTTATTGGAAATCATGTCATACAATTCATCTGACATCATTTCGCAACTTTTATGATCTAGCGACAATACAGCTTGTTCGCTATTATACAATTTTTCAAGCCATCTTTTAAATTGGATAAACTCGATATCTCTGTCGTTATGAGTAACGCTGATCCACACACGAAAGTGAAAAATATGACGGTGAGGATGAGCAAGGAACGATACATCATATTCATCTCCTGTTGCTAGGTTAGTGTCTGTGGCTGCTGCCGGGTAACAATGGATCCCTTCCTTACGAAAGGTAACCCAAATCATTTTATTTGGACGTACATCTTGTTTAATAATCATTTAACGATCTCGTCATTATTGTATTGCGACCAGTCTGTAAATTTGTTACGATTCATTAGCGTATGTAGACTGTGTGACCATACGCCAGGATTAGTTGCTTTAAAATCTTTATCATCAATTTTAACCATTGTGTTATAGTTCCATAGTTTTATATATGGAATCGGCACACGAATTTGAGGAATAAAATTATCATATTCACAGTAACCTGATTCATGGAATTCCTCTACTTGATTTATAGGAATATCAAGAGAACACAGATAATCTTTTCTGAGGAAATAAAATATCATTTCTTCCCATAATTTATGTTCCTCGTATGTTTGAGGATTGAAACTATGATTAGCCCCAAAGAAAATATGCTTGATGTGATATGATCTATCTAGTTTTGAATTTTCTTCATTAACGATATTTTCTATATCGTCTATGTTGTGTACTCCAGTAACAAACATTGTACGCATTCCGAATGCAGGAGTGTGTTCAACTTCATTTCCGATGAAAAAATTTACATCGTTTTTAATACCGTCTTTATAATTACGCTGCATTTTTTCTATTTTCTATTTCGAACTTAATAATGTTTTCAACTAATTGATTGAGTGTAATGTCTTGTTTGTGTGCTAACTCGTATAATTTTAGCATTAAATTCTCTGGTAAGTCAAGTTCAATCATTACTCTTTCATCATAAGGTTGTCCATTAACAATGGCCTCGGCCTTTTCTAAGAAATCTTCAGCAATATCCAAATCAGTGTAATTAACATCGTCCCATGCTTGATTAAGATCAACACCACGACTACTAGCTTCGTCGTCGTGTGCAAATTTATAATTGGGATTAATTAATCTGTAGGCACGTTGATTTTTATAATCATATACACTAACTTCATAAAATTCTTGAGTTTTGGTATCGAATACAATACTAACACTATGTCCGTCGTGGTCACCGTTCCATGAGTCTAATCTATAAGCATCGGAACCGTAGCATTTCCACATGTATTGACTACCTTCGGTGATACGGTAATCAACAACTTCCATAAAATCTTTAATTGTGATCATTTTTACTTTCCTCGTACTGTTTAAAAAGTTTAGTTACAGGTTCCATTCTTTCTTGAAAAATATCCGGACTTGTTTGAGATGTTTTATTCATATCGTAATGATCAGGATAGTGTCGTAGACACCATCTTGCTTCATCTCTGATAATTTTAGGAACTCGGGGAGTATGCTGCGGGTTACACAAGTTTACTAAAAGCTCTCTTGTTCTAAGCACAGCTCGAAATCTTTCGTCTGGTAAAGTCATTCAAATAATGTATCAAAGGTTGTTTGAACAGGTTCGGTTAGTTTAGGAATTTTAATATTAGCAACGTTGGCGTCAATATCGAATAGTTTATCTGCATAGGTATGAGCGTTTACAGTTCTTTTTCCTGTTGCTCCTCTAGTGCCAATAATACTCATCCAATATTTGGAATAATCTTCAATGATTTTATCTGACTTTCCTTTGTCGCTTGTAGAAAATATTTCGTTAACAATGTCCTTATAATAAACTCTATCAAAGCGTTCGTCAACTAACATTGACGGAATTTTCCCCAAATCATATTGCCGATTGGCTTCTTGTACAGCATTAATATGCGCCCAAACATTATGCCCCATTTGAATGGCATAGCTAAATGAATCCCAACTAGTACTGCCTTCTTTACCAATTTTGTTTAAATCACCAGGTGCATATATACATACATCTTTTATACTACATTGATCAATAATTGGACTAGATTCAAAATTTTCAAAAACTGCATCTTGGATCACTACGTCTTTGAATAGTCTAGTATCGTTGGCATACTTTTTGTCGTCAACTGACGGAACCATTCTATATACCCATTTAGTTCTATCTTCGATTTCTGTTTGAACATAAATTTGACCGTTTGCGGTTGCAAGGAATGGACTTGCACAGTCAAATGATATAGTAAAGTTTTCGTTATGGTGTTTTCTTATAGCACGTTGTAAATCAGTTAGTAAGGTAGCCCATTCTAGTTTACTGGTTCCTAAAAAGTGCATCCAGTCTTGTTGATCTTTTTCTAGCAAGCCGTCGAATCTTAAAGAGTTGATTCTTTTTAGAACTAGATGTATATCACACATGTTTTGACCGCCCATGGCCCAACCGTTAAATGCACGGTCACTGTACTGCTTAGGGTCACAATACTTTTTCATACGCTGATACCAATCTTCGGCATCTGCGTGATTTTCGCCTTGCAGAACATTTAAGAATTTACAATTACCATTTCTGTTGTTTACGAAGTAATCATTATTGATATACGTTCCTTGCACTGCTTCTGCATATGTAGTAATACCGGTAGCCTTTTGTCCTTCCGGACTACGAGCGACCCATGCTGGAATATCAAGGCACATACCGTAGTCCATAAGTGTATCCATCCAATTTAACACTTGACTGCGTTTCTTTTGTGCTTTAGGACAGTTAGGATCTTTCCAATCTGCTTCCCAGACACCTTTACCAATTTGGAAACCGCCCGAGTCACCTAGTACCCATGAAGTACTGCGGTCACGATTACGAAACATGTCTTCACTTTCGTCTTGTTTGTTAAGATCTAAGTTAGCATGACCTGCTGAATACAGACAGTGATCATAATAAAATAATCCTTTTTCTGGTTCAAGATAATTTAAACTTTCTATACCATTGACAAAACTTTTAGGAATACGTGCAGGGTCAACGTAATTTCCGTACCGTTGCTTACCAATAAAGGTTGCGTAAAACCCGCTAGTTGCCGGCAAAAAATATGCATAATCGTTTTGAGATGCAGTTAAATTTTTATTCATTTTAATTCTAACTTATCTAATAAATTGCCTACTTTAACATCTATTTGACTAGTTGCTGCTAGATTACTAGGACCACCACTGATACTTTGCCCACCAATTATAGTTCCAGGGGGAATAGTTCCAGGCAATACATTAGGCCACTGAGTCTGATTAGGCGTGTATGGAGTTCCAGTACCTGTAGTAGTTTTTGTAGTATATGTAGATCTATATGCGCCTGCACTTTCCAGTTGCTCTATTCTTCTACTTAGATGTCTCATATCTTCGACTACTCTACGTAGTGGTCCTTTAGTCAAACCACTAGGATCATTTTGCGCATTAACCATAGCACTAATAAGAATCAGATTCTTTAATGCACGTTGTACTGCTGGATTATCTGAACTCATCGCTGTATCAAATAAGTCCACAAATGTCTCTAAATCAAAATCTGCTTGATCTTTTTCTCTCATTCCACTCATAACAATCCTCCTGCCCTAGCAATTCCAATTAGACCAACTATGATCCAAAATCCATTTAAAAGTGTATATGCTTTGTCTTTCTTTATAGTTGCACAATACGTTAAAAGTACAGCATCTATAGTGTTAAAAATCCAAACAAACATAAAAGGACTTGCTGGCCCTAACCATGATACTAATGTAAAACTTATAATACGCATTACTACTCCAATCATTTCCATTTGAGGAATATGATCTTTAACATAGTTTAATACGAATGTCATCGTTATCCCTTATTTTGTCTGTGCTGGGAGAATGTAGTTGTAGTTTACCAGACCACTGTCTACACTGATCATCATAGCTCCAGCATCGCTAATCATCAGTTTTTTGTCTCCGCTTAGATTTAAAATACTTAACACTTGCGACACTGGCCATGCCCATGTCTGTTTTAGTTTACTTTCTATATCTGATTGGAATACAAAGCTTCCTGCGTGAGTGCCTGCATCACCAAAGAATAACACTAAATTGTTGTTTTCAGTTTTTACTTGGAAAGTCGACTCTTCACTATGTGCTTGAGCTTGATACTTTAGTCTTTGAATTGAACTAATGCTCGGTTCAATACTAACATCCCAATTGGCCCCTTTGAATTTAACTGTTTTAAGTTTTTCGTTAATAATGTCGGCGTTCATAAAACGATAATCGTTTTTAAAGTCACCAGTTGTATTTTCAAAGTGAATGCCTGTTGGAATTTCTTCGCCATTACGCACAGCTCTAGTTAATTCGATTTTAGCATCTTCTTTGTATTCCTCATAGTTTAAGTGAAGTTTTAGTTTATCAAGATTAGGCATTCCAAAAACTCCTTGGAACTCTTCAACCGGCTCATGTGATTTTGCAGAGAGTATAACTGATCTATCTTCAGCCATTGCTTCAATGGCAGTCTCAGTCTCAGTTCCTGTAATTTTTACCAAAGGTAAAATAGACAGGCTATGTGTATGTGCTACGATGTCTGTTAAAATATCTTTCATTTTATTTTCCTTTTCTGATTGTATTTAGAATTTTCAACTAAAATCAAATAAATTGTTAAACGTATTATTTTGTTCAGTTGATCGAACATCCCAATTTAGGACCCCGATTAAGTTTTCTAGCTTGTTATCTATAATAGTTGCTTCCATTTCTAAATGATCAAATGGCAGCTCCTGGAACCACTTAGGCAATCGTAGTTCATCTGTAGGATAAGCTACTGATGTAAACCCTAATGGATTTTCTTTTAATTTGCATACAATGACTTTCATTCCGTCGACAATCTGCATAGAATATTTGTCATCGTACATACGCTTTAGCGTATTCCAATTTATGCTTGCACGAACATGTCCAGGCATATTAGCTTTACCCTGCCGCTTTTCTTTAGCTTCATAGTCAGTAATATTGTTAGCACGTTTTGGACTACCTTTTTCCCAACCAGGACGAGATTTAAATTCAGTCCTAAATTTAGAAATATGCTCTAGCACTTGTTCTTCATTGGCACCTGTTAATACTTTTTCAAGTACATCGCTCAGAAAGTTCTGAATAAATTCTGGCGTATCGCTACGTTTAAGATCCAGACCCATGGCTTTAATCTTACCAGGCTTTCCATCTGTGTCTGTGCGCTTGCCTTCTTTATCGTAATACAATACTGCATAACGTTTCTTAGTAATGAACAATGCTTTTGAACCAACAATTTCTCGACCAGCTTTAATTACTTCGCCTCTGGATTTAGGACAATGAAATGTATTTTCCATAAATCCGGCAAATGTATTGTTTACCTCTTGGCCAATCTGATCGTAAAGCTGTACTACTGTTTCTTTGGTCCACGGGATCGCGCCCGAGTCAATATCTTTTTTAAGCGACCGATAAGCAGAAAAATAACAGCTATCAGTATCGCCGTAGATAATAGCTTTTCCAACATGATCATATTCTCCAGTAATTATTTCGTTGACTTTACTTGCCATGTGTTTGGCAATTTGCCGTCCGGTAAGCGTCGTTGATTGACCGATTCTTTTATCGAAAAACCTACAGCCAGGATTAAGAATAGCACCATACAAACTATTAAGATTAATCTTCTTAACCAACTGTCGCTTATCCCAATATTCCTCTTCAATTTTGTTACTAGCATTTATACACTCTTTAAGTTTAGCCTGCATTTCTTTACGTTCTGCATACCAACGCTTTAACAAACCTGGAATAATACCTTCTTTTTCATAGGTAAAAATAGTTCCATTTGCAGACATCATCCACGGTTGATTACTGTCGTAGATTAATTTATAAATTTCTGCACCACTCATGACAACTTCTTCACCGTTTTCAAAGTCAATAGTGATAGCCGTCGCTTTGTCTTTTTTAATTACAGATTCAAATTCTAAACTACCAAACATGCCTTCCCATGCTGCTGCAAATGATTTCTTTTTAAGAGTCATTTGTTCGTGGACGTATGTTTCTGTATATACAGGCCTTAGTTGTCCAACAATAGTTTCCGGACCCATGTTTAATGCTCTAATAGCACTAGGATAAAGACTGTTAATATCTAATGAACCAACCCAGTCTTGCAAGCCTTCTTTAGGATATGCAACATAAGCACCTGCTGCTTGTGTATCTTCATCTTCATCACGCCTTGGTCTATTAGGCACCTGAAAGCCACGTTGATGTGCTTCATTAATGATAGCCTGCTCTGTAACTGCTACTGCACCCATAGTAGTCTGCAGTAACACAGTACATTCATGTGCAAGTGTGTTGGCTAGATCTATAAATTTTAGTTTATTGTCTAGTTTATTCAGTAGTGCTACGTCTTGTCTGTTATAGACAATAAATTTATGAAAGTCATTGTTGTATAATTGATCTAAGGTACCTTCATAAACAGTCTTGGTTTCACCGACTTCCATTTCTCCAATAGCATCAAGTCTATAAGAATGCCTTTCTTCATAGGTGTATTTTCTATAAAGTTCAAGACTGTCTAAATGAACTCTCCCTATCAGATCATAGGTCACGGCAGATTTACCGTATTTTTCGTATTCTCGTTTTTTAGGATACTGTCCGAACAGACAGAATCTTTTAGTATCTTCCTTACTTAGTACACGAGTAACACGATTAACAGTATAAGGAATATCATATCCTTCACTGTTCCATCCACTTAAAATGTCTGCATCTTCGATAAGATCAAGAAATGTTTCTAACATATCTCCTTCGTTTTCAAAAAGATGTGTATCAGGTACGTCTTTAATAAGATCTCTAGCTTGATCTATTTTTAAAGTTTTAGGTGGAATAGCTAAAGTGATTAATTGATTAAGCCATTTTAAGTATACAGTGATTGCCGTAATAGGCATAAAAGCATCTTCCGGAGTACTGTATCCTCTTTCAGGGTCGAAGTCTACCTCGATGTCAAAGAATGCAATGTTTAGTTTTGGTGCATCTTGATTAAGGTAGTTCTCACTAAGACATACAAATACTGGATTGATGTCTGCTTCATAAAGTTTTTTATTACTGTGGATAGCCATTTCCTTACGGAAATCTTTTGAATTTCTACAAACTACGCGAGACAGCGGGTCTCCGTAAATGCTTGTAAATTTACCACGAGGATCGGGATAGTAAAAAGTATAACGAACTGGAAAATCTTTAAATTCTCTTTTTCCCTTGTTGTTTCTTTCTACTATTTTGATGACATCAGAATCTCTATCAAAATAAGCGTCTACGTACAAATATATCTCCTATGCGATTTTCGGCTCGCAAATACCAACAGATCCATTTATGGCTGGAACAACCTTCTTATTAGTCTTTAGGAAGATTATTGGTTATACCAAGTATAGCTTCAACTTCTTCCCACTCTTCTTCGTGTACCTTCCAGTTATCCTTGTGTGCAATTTTAATTGCTTTTGTGATTACTGAAGGTTTAATATTTAGTTCCTCTGCAACTGCCTTAACAGTTTCTTTCAATCCTTCTTGCAGATCTTCAACTTCTCTAAGTACTTGAAAGCCTTCGTTGATTAATCTTTCAAGTTTAGCTTTTTCTTCTGGTCCATACATTCTTGCCATAGTTTTTCTCCTTGCCTAGACTGAGTAATTATATGTTATTAAAAAGTAAATGTCAACTGTTTTATTTTATGCAACCAACCAAATGTAATCTTGGATGTTCACTGAAATTGGCAAAAGTATGTTCGAGTGTTGTATCAGTCCAATAAATTTTGCCTGCTTCTAAATTAAACATAAAGCCTTTTCTAAAAACAAAAAGTGCGCCTGGATTGGTTATAATCGGTACGTGTATTCTAGTAGAATGATCCTTGTGAATAGTATAACAACTTTTTGGTTCTACCCACATTAGCCTAGTTCTAAATAAGTTATATTTGGTTACTAATTCTTCAATAATTGTGTTTTTATAAATGTCGTGTAAAAAACAGTAGTCCCATTCTGTTCGTCCGTTTTTAAGACTTTCGCAAGGTTCAGTTTGACTAACAGCATCTCGTCTATATTGAATCCCAGTTTGTCGACTCCAATTTGATACTACCCAACTTATTTCTGGTTCTAATTTATAGTAACAATTTAACAACGGTTCTGTATCTATGGATTCTAATGTTTTCAGCATATTGTAATTATGTAAATCGATATTTAACCAAAAATATTGTATTCGATATCAAAATCATGTATAATACAAACTTCTTAAACGAACTATGGTGGACTTTATGAAAAAAACTGTATCGTTGATTGTGCTTGCTTTTTATACAACTACCGGTCATGCTTTTAATGATGATCCAAATGCACTGTTTAGCACTAACAATAACTATACTACTAACTCTACTATTCAGTGGTTTCCAGTAGATAATGTTCAAAAGACCTGTGATACAGAATCTAAGAAGCGTGGATATGGCGGAATTAGTTGGTCAGTGAAGGCTTGTAGTTTTTTTAATGGTAACCGTTGTGATATCTATACTTCAAAACAGTTAAACATGCACACACTTGGACATGAAGTAAGACATTGTTTTCAAGGTAGTTGGCATTAAAAAAGCGCCCCTCGGCGCTTTTTTATTTGAGTCCTGATAAAAACTTAATTGTATCTAGTTCTACTGATTCTGCTGCGGCTTTTCTTGGAACTATTTGGCCTTGCGTATTCAAAATTAATCCAATTTTCATCAATCTTTGATTTAGCATAACTAGATCATAACCACTAAAATCGCCTGCAAGTTCTTGGCCTAACTCTCTACTCCCTCCCCAGAGTGTTTTGTAGGATGCTGCAACTTGATTAAATTCTTCTGCATTTTTAATTGTATCTAATACACCGTACACGGCCTGTTCGTCTGTTCCTGCTCCACTGATAGCCTTACTGATAGCCGACGCTTTACTTTTAGCATCAGTGCCTCCTGAAGTAGCGGCATTAGGGTCAGTTGGTTGAGTTCCCCGTCCTGAAGTGGCACTGTCAAACCCTACCCATAGTTTTGGATTCGGATGTTGGAAACCAGGAATAGGATTACCAGTCTTAGGATCATATCCATACTTCTTCATAGCTTCTAAGTATTTAGGACTGTTTAACCACATGTAACTTGTTCCTGGGCTTGGCTTAACATTATGGGCTGTGCCAACTCCTAGCATAGTCTGTGATTCTTGAAATCTTGGCTCGTACAGATCTTTTTCTTTAGCTGCCTTGATCTTTTCAAACATAGTGCTGGCAGCAGCTTGTGTTGCTGGACCATATTTGCCATCTATAGCAACCTTGACACCATGCGAGTTTAACCAGTGTTGATAAGCACGAGTTCCAGGATTTACATTGTATTTTGATTTAGGTTTAGGCTTGTCTTGATCAGTGGGATTGGTTTGATCAGTAGGAGTATCTTTTTGATCTTCTGGTGGCTTGTTTCCAGGCCAGTCAGGATTAGCTTTACCGTCTTGATATGAGTATTGGACTTTTTTAGGATCATATCCTGTAGGGTTTGCAGTAGTATCTCTTCCAGTCGCATTTGCACCGCTTAGTTTGTTTGCTGCATAACTCATTGCAGGTTGTTGTCTAATTAGTTCCTCTGGACTAGCTTCCGCGATATAGCCAAAACTTTCAATGAGTTTGTCAGACATACTAGGCACATTTTTGTTTTCCTTTTTTACAGATTGTATTTCAGTTTCTAATTTTACATCTGTATCTGTGGATTCTAGTAATATTTTTTTGCTAGAAATTGTATCTAGTTTATTAATTAAATTTTTTAAATCCATGGTTTATCCTAACAGCTTTTTAGTTAAGTCTTTAAGTCTTGCAACTTCAGCACTTTCTTGTATTACAGGTACTACTTTTTTACTTTCATACATACTACCACATTCTTTTAGGCCATGTACTGGACACTTTTTACCTTTGGCACTATGATTGCATTTTCCTTCGCCTAGCGCAGCACTAGAATTTGCTTTCTTTAAATCAGCAGGTGTGGCTCTCATACCTGGTACTGTAGTTGTTGCTGTACTTGGTATCCCAGATTTTTTCTGAGCAGGAGCAGGGCTCATTGCAAGACGAGTGTCTTCTTTGACTTTTTTAGCAAACGGATTTTTCTTCTTATCAGCAACTGCCTTTTTCATAGGCTCTTTTTTGTTGCCATCTTTGTCCATGTCTAAGAAATCTGGCTTAGCACCTTCTTTAACTTTTTTGTTTTTCTTCGGAGTATCTTCTTCATCGTCAACATCTTTATCAGCTTTACGAGTGTAAACTGTGCCAGTACTAATTTTCTTTTTATCAAACTTGCCGGTGCCTTTTTCTTTTTCGTGGCGTGCTTTAGCATCTGCTACAGTTGGAAAACCTTCTTTAACGTCTTTCTCTTTATCTTCATCGTCTTTTTGCTTGCTGCCGCCGTATCTGGATCCTTGCTTCTTACCAGCACTGCCACTTGGCTGAGGACCTTTTTTATCTTTTAGATACTTTTCCATTTCGTCAAAGCCTTCTTGCATCTCTTTTTCTTTTTTATCTAAAGAGGCTTTAAGCTTATCCATTTTCTTTTTGGCTTCTGTGAGTTTTTGTGTATAGACATTGCGAATTGACTCAACATAAAGATCGCTATTTTCAAGCTTTTGTCCGTAATCACTAAATTTCATTTCGTACTCTAAATAGTGATATACACTAGCAATATAGTCTGCAGCTTTGGTAATCTTAGCTTGTACCCAGCCATCTAACTGCTGATTGTCATCGAGCATTTTAAATAACTTAAAACTATATTGTGCTAGTTTAAAAAGGTCAGCACGGGCCATTTTACCTTCGTGATCTCTTTCAGACGGAATTAAATCGTGATGCATGAGTTTCTCCAAATTTATTCTATATTTATCGTTTGACAGCGCCGCCGCCAAAAATGTTGCCCTTCATATCAAGAGCATTTTTAGCAGTGCCGTCAGAGTTTTTAGCTTGAACTGCTTTTGGTACACTTGGTGCTTTTGTACCTGATTTGCCTGGACTACCTGTATAACTTTTCTTTCCTCGATCTTTACCTATGGCAATATGAGGACTAACTACCGTGCCTACATTAGCAGCGGTAGTGGCTCCAGCAGTTGCAGTTTCGCCAAGAAGCTCCCTTAACCTCATAATTATCCTTCAAATGCATCCAATGCATCGTTCCAGTGCTTGATACGATCTTCCATACCAATAGTACCACCGTTAATTCTTTTACTTAGTAGTACAATATCACCTTTGTCGCAAATTGCATTGAGTTGATTTTTATACCAGAACCAACAGGCTGTTAAAACCGCATATTCTGGATATCTTACATAATCTGGATTTTCTATTAAGGTATCATCTTTAAACAGATCACGACTACATTTTGTGTAATTGTCTTTACCTGTTATTTGTAGAATACCACGTCCACGATATTTCCATCCATCACCACTTGATTCTGGACCGTTCCCCATTCGTCCGCCATATATTTTGTTAGCAATTTTTTCAGGCTTACGTTCGTATGCCTTTGCTGATGCGTCATCTGGGAAGTACTTACCAAATAATCCTCTTAGGCCTTTAGCACCGTAGTTTAGATTCTCTTGCAGAGCAGTAAAATCGGCACTTTCGTGCTGGCATTGTGCAATGAATCCTGCTACTCGAGCAGGAGTTGTGATGTAAAATTGCGGAAGATAGGTATTAAATGCATTATACCAAATATCCAACTCTTTGTTTTTGTGTACTACTTTTTTTAATTTATTTAGGGTGAAATCAAATTCAAACATACTGTTCTCCTTACAGTATATTTAACCTTTTTTTATGTTATTATATCTTTGATATTTTTAACTTTTAAACCCGAGCTACGGGTTTAGGGGCAGGTGCTTGTGCTACAGGCGCAGCAGCAGGTGCAGCAGCAGGTGCAGCAGCAGGTCTAGCAGCAGGTGCTTGTGCTACAGCAGTAGGGGGTGTTTGAGGTGTTCCTCTAACTTTAGCCATGGCTAAATCTACTTCTTTTTTAATTGTATCTGCAATACTAGCCACTAATGTGTTAAGTCGTTGTTTAGTTCCTTGCGGGTCCGATGCTAGGTCTTGTTCAAGAGTAACTGCTTCCCCTTTGATGCCAGCATAGGCTTCTGCATATAATTCTCTAGCCATGCTGTAGGCAGTAGCGGGAATAGTAGTTACGAATGACCCAAAGGTACTTGCTACATCAAGTCCTGCGCCAATTATATCCCCCTGACTGATACTTTGTCCACTTTGCCAAACACTCTTTAGTTTATCATACGCACCTTTAAGTGCAATTACAGTTCCTACAACAGGAATACTTTTAGCTACAACACTGGCAATTTTTCCTGATAATCGTTGTTTGACAACATTTATGATAGCATCTGCACCTAGTTTAGGTACACGTTGCAGAACAGCAGCTTCGGAGACGATTTCATAAACTTTCATTGGAATGACCTATAGGGTTTTCACCGGTTAAATAAGGAAGGCTAAACCATAGTTGGAACCATTCTGGAGTTCCTGGTTTAATCTTATGTTTTTTCATAAGTTCGCCTTTTTCATTCCCTGTGAGACTAATATTACTACCTTCCCACACTTGGTATCCTTTATGTGAACTTATACCGGATAATTTTTTTAATTCTTCTAGGGTCATTGTAGAGTTGAACGTAGCATCCAGGAATGCTTTTTATGAGCATCAAGTCGACCAGCCAAGAAATCAGCTAGACCATCTTCTCCGCTGGAGTTAGCTAGGTCAAAGGATAATTTTAAGATTTTTATCATACGCTCTGAATCTTCAAACAATTCTTTAATCATACCTTGAGCTTCTGGAATACTAGTCTCGTCTTCAATTTGACTTAACATACTAAAACGAGTATAACTAGCTGGAACAAATGTGCCTAGAACACGAATTTCTTCAGCGAACTGATCTATACTTTCGTAAACTTCTTCATATATTTTTCCAAATAGGTCGTGAAGTTGTGGGAACATAGGTCCTGTGACATTCCAGTGATAGTTATGAGCTTTTAAATAAAAGCTAAATTCGCTTGCAAAGGCAATTTTAAGTGCGTTCTCTAATTTGTCCATAGTGTAATATTTATGCTCACTTTAGATCTTCAGGGTAGCGAATCCGTTGATCGGGCCAGCAGCCGGCCACATAACCCCAAACGGTCCTAGGGTATGTTTCTTTTAGCATATGCTTTCATAGCAGGCCCCCATTTAGATTCATCTAATGGTATGCTCTGTGCTTTGTGCTTAACTTTTCCTTGCTTTTCTGCTTTCTTAGCATCTTTATGCTTGCCTGCACCTGCTGTTTTTGCGTTTTTAGCTACAAAGTTTCTTGGTTTAGGTGGCTCAGCAGTTTTAGCTTCTTTCATGTCATCAATTTCTTTTTGTTTTTCGGCTGCTTTCTTTTTATATTCTTCTGGATCAGGTAAGCCACTTTTCTTTCTTAATTCTTGATGCTTCTTATATAACTTTTCTTGAGCAGTTTCTGGCGGATGTTTAATTTTTATTTTAATTTTACCTTCCGCCACATTAGGTTTTACTTCCCCGCGTGGAGTTTCGTGATCACCCACTTTAGCATTCTTGTAAACTTTTTTGCCTGTGTTAGGGCTGATGTAATAATCACCGTTCTTGTCTTTACCAATGCTTTTTATTTTATATCTGGCACCGCCAGAGCCTTCCGCCACACCTTTCTTTTTGGCTTTTCTTTCTGCGGCTCTGCGAGCAACTTCCTCAGGAGTTACTGGTGTGCCGTCGGCATAAAACTTTTGGTCTTTGCCATATCGAGCCTGACGGATCGCCTTTTGTGATTTGGCTAAAGCAATAGCATCTCTCCATTGTCGTGTATCCTCAATATCATCTGAGCCTTCCGCCACACCTTGCTTTTTAATTTTATCTAACTTTCCGTATAAAAATTGCAGTTCAGCGTCTACACTGTCATAGGCAAAAGAACCATATTTGTTTTCTTCCTGTTCTGCTTCTAACTCTCGAATTTTGGCTTTGATTTGTTCAATATTGTCAGAGCCTTCCGCCACACCTTCTGGAAACTCTCGATTAGGTTTGCCACCTATGTGAGATGTCCTAGGATGTCTTGTAACTGTGAACTTTTCTCTAGGATGCTTGTTCTTTAGTTCTTCGTATGCTGCTTTGGCTTCTTCGTATGTGGCATGTTTAGGTTTAAGACCGGTCCACATCTTTGAAGGCATTTCTAATTCAATGTCTTGTTCAGTCTGACGACGAACTACATAATAGTAGTCTTCATCCTGATTATCTTCTTTTAACATTTTAGAGATATAAGGGTCTTTCTTTATTTCTTCTACAAGTCTTTTTACTTCAGAAAGCATAGTTTTTTTAAATTGATCAGGAGTTACTGATTCTGCAACCTTATCTTTTTTCCCAGTGAATTCCCCCATGCGATCCGAAGCCTTACTCATTAAGTCTTTTACTTCTTGGTCGCTTAATTCGGGGCTCATTGATGATCGCCATAATTTAAATTTTTCTTCTTCGCTTGCATTTGGATTTTTTAATATATCTCTCATTGGTGTGGCCCTTGGTCCTTCCTCTCCTGCATTAGGATCATTAGTTTCTTGTCTACTAATTACATTCAATTCTTTAAAACTATATGGAATATTTCCTTTTTTATCAGGAGTTCCATTATAATTTTGAACATAGCTCAGTGCTTTTTTTTGATCTGCGCCTACAACTACAGTAACATTATCATAGCCTAAACTATTTAATTTTGATAACACTCTCGTAAGGTCTGGCATCTCGTCGCTAGCAGTTTGAAAAATATGTCCTTTTTCTGGGAAAACTTTTTTATAAATTTCTAATTTTTCTTCTGGGGTTATTGGATCATCCTTGCCCACTGTTTTGCTAACTACAAAATACGGATCTGCTGAAAGTTCATCTGCATGAGTTACTACGCTACTGGCTAAGAACATGTGGCCTTTATGTCCCATACCACGTCCCCAGCCTACTACTGCACTTTTACTCTCGCCTGTTCTTGTTAAATCTTCAAATAAATTATTAATTTTCATTTCAATCCTTTTTTGGAGACCAAGTATCTTGATCAATCGCTTTTATAAATTGACCAGGAATGTCATATTTAAATTTTTTACCTGGATGTGCTTGTGCATATCCTTCTGGTTTAGTTTGTCTTATACCGCCGTGTGTTCCTAAACTAGCAGCAGCAATCACTTTCATTTTAGCATTTGTAAGCATCTCTACAGCTTTTAGAGTAGAATCTAATCCTTCCATGTCTGACAACATTTTTTGATTTTGTCCAGCACTTAATTTTGTTGGCGACCAACTTTGAAATGCTTGAGTAAGATTATTTTTTCTAAGATTAGCATTTAAAAACGTATATAAAACACTTCCCGGATTACTCAGTCCAGGCTTTGGAGACAAGTACCTTGAAATAGCACTAGAAACTTTTGGATTATTTAAGTATTCTTCTATTTGATCTAATTCTGGAACTTCTAATCCTTCTAGTTTTTCAATGTAAGTAGTACCTTGAACTATAACATCTTCTGTGCTGAGTGCTTCTGCATCTGGATATCTTAACTCGTCACTGCTACCAAGTTCTTCGTAATAGCCGGTCACTGCTACCATTATTTTAGCTCTTTTAATTTTTTCATATAGTTGTGATTCTGGTCCTATATGAAACGAAGTTATATTTGGAGTAAAATCAAATTCACCCGTTGAAGGATTAGGATCTCCGGACCAGCCAGGCTGTCCAGGTCTAAAAAGTATTCCGCCTTCAACATATCCCTTTTGTGGACTGGCTTTTTCAAAATAATTCCATAATCCAGAAATTTCTTGAGCAAACTTTTCTCTTTCTTTTTGTTTTGCTGGATCTAGTTTTCCTGTGCCTAATATAAAATCTTTTATATCTTCGGGATCGTACATCACAGTTTTAATACCGTTTTCTAATTCCTGCTTGCCTCTTTTTAAGTATTCCCAAGCATTTTTAGGTATAAGACTAAACCGTCCTTCAGCATCTCTGCCCCAATAGACTACTGGATTTCCGTCCCACTTTAATTCAATAGTCTTAGGATCATCTACCATATCTCTAAGTCTTTCGACTGCGTGAAGCCCGCCCTGTACTCCATTAGTAATTACAAGGTCTTCTACGTGTTGATATTTTCTACCAACTTTAGGAGCAGCAGCTTCAAACAATTCTCTTAATTTCATCGGACACTCGCTATATTAATCATTTGCCTAAACCAAGTAGTTGTTCCAGGAACATAACTTTCTGTTTGTGGAAAATATTTTGTTTTAATTGCTTGATACTTTTCAGTATATGGTTCTAGAGCCTTTAGCATTTTTTTAGGTGATCCCATGTCATCTGCACTTGCCGTTGATCCAATAATTACTTTTGCGATTTTGTCTTTATCGCTGGTTATTAATTCTTTAGTATTTCTATCAACCAATCCTTTATAAGGACTCATCATTAGACTTTCATGACCAGGAAGTTGACTCATATTAGCTAAATCTGCCCATATAGCGTGTAAGGTTCCGCCCTTCATTGTAGGTTCGTCGTAGTCATGAGTGTGTAAAGGTTGGACTTCAGCAGCATTTTCTACAGCCATAAGATCAACTTGTACAATTTCCTCGCCTTCGCCAGTAGGAATGCCTACGTGAATACTAACACCTGTTCTTGCGGCAAAGTATCCGTTTTCTTTAAAATAGTCCTCTAGAGCCTTACGACTTAATTTTAATTCTTTTGCAGGAAAAACTGACATTAATTCTTTTGCGTCAATCAGTGCATCAATATCACTACTGATTTCTTTCTTACCTGCACTGCCAATAGGATAGACATTGATGCCATCTGGTAATACCTGTTGAAGATTTTGCATTGCACTTTGGAAATTTCTCTTATTAATTTCTTTAGCACCTGGAATTACGTTTCCACCTTCATTTACATTAATCATAATGACCCTCTTTAATATTGGTCATTTCTTTTTCGTGTAATTTACCGCACATGTCTTTATAATCTGATTTAGATAATTCTAAATGCATACTTTCTTGAGGAAATTTATTTTGATATAAATCAAAAGCCTTTTTACACATAGGTGCAAACACTACAGGTTTTAATCTGCGACCTGCATCTATATAACTTTTAAATTTATGAATAAATGGAAAATAGGTTTTCCTATAAAATTCTGGATCATTGTTCATAAAATAGATAACATCTTCAATTAGATCAAAATCTAATGTATCTTTATCTTTTTTTCTTGTAATATCTAAAGGGTTCATTTTATCCATCTCTTTTACCATGCTCTGCATGACCAGTAACGTGCCTTCCAACGTGGTCCTGGATTAGCACAATTGTGTCTTGCTCTAAAAGATTTTCTGCGACCAGGAATATGTTTTTTAATACTTAACTTTTTGTCGCCGAAATTTACTTTAACTACTTTGCCATTTGGCTTCTTAACATAAACTTTAGATTTTTTAACATCGCCAGCCATGGGTTTGCCTAATGACACGCTGCGTCCTTGGTATTCTGCTTCTGTTAATTCATCATGGAAGGTACAGCCGTGTTCTTCTAATAATTTAAGAGTAGCAGAGTCTGCTTCGATCAATACAGATTCACTCCACTCAGCAATGACCCAAGTTTCAATGCCTTCATCTTCTGCTAGTTCTATATGGAAATAATCTCCAGAACTTAACGACCCTTCATTTTCTATTTCTTCGATATGCTCTAGAAGACTTTTATTTTTATATTGTATTCCTTCTGCTGGAGTCGGAGTTTGTGCCGAGTAATTACTAGTATTCATAGGAGCAGAAGGTGTTGTATACATATTATCATCTACATCTCCTGATGCATTCTGACCTTTTTGCATCTTTAAATAATCATCATATTGACGATTTACATAGGCTTTGAAACTATTAGCAGTTAGCTCTCCTGACATATATTTTTGATACATTTCTTTATTTTTAGGATCAGGACTATCCTTCATCTTCATTACGCCAGCTTCGAATTCTTTTGCAAAATTAGGACTATTTACATACTTGTGTACTTCTGGAATAACTTCGCCTATCAGACTAGCAGCAGCCGCATTTGCTCCTGCACCGGCATCTCCTGCTTTTAATCCAGTGATTAGTCCTCTTACTCCAGCCTTGGCAAACATCCAGCCCATTTTTAGTTTATCTAAAAACGACAAACCAGCAGCATTGGCCATTTGGTTTACACCTTTAGCTACTCCTACTGCTCCGCCAGCATAATTACCTTTTTCAATATCTCTCATGCCTTGTCCTGTTTGAGAATCTGCTGCGGCTAATTGATCTGCTCTTTGTTGCATAGTTGGTGCTGCTTGTTTTTTAGGAGCAGCATTGGGCCCTACTCCCGGAGGAGGACCTTCATTTAGTATATCTAAATATTTTCTTAATGACATTTTATTAGATTCCTTCATTAACACACCTAGCTCTTGTTGCGATGGTTTTCTACCAACGAAACTTTGTTTATCTGGTTCTTGTCTTTTATCTTCTGGATCAGGACCAGTTACGCTATAAATTTTATTCCCACCTTGTTCAACATCCTTGCCTGCACCACCAAATCCTATACCTTGATCCATAGAAACAGTATTAGCACCAACAGAAGTACTAGCACTAGTGACTGTGCTCTGATCTGGACGCTGTTTAGTAGACATTTTAATGTCGCCTACCTGCGCATCTGTATTAACAAGGCCGGTTTGCAAATCAATCTCTTTTCCAAATCCGCCTAGATTAGGAGTGGCATATTTTATTGCCTTGCCGGATTTATCATATGTAAATTTGCCAAATGCTCCAGCATATGATCTTGTGCCATCGGGATTAGAATAGACTTTTTCGCCTCCATTAAGTTCCCCATCAGTTGGAGGAAGAGCAGGAATTGGAGGTACTTTGACTTGATTAGATTGTTGTTCGTTTAAAATATCTATATAATTTCTTAGTAATGATGTAGTCATAAAAAAGCCCCTTTACGATATTTATCGTATCGAGACTCTTAATAAACAGCTTTTAAGCTTGAACTACAGTTTCTACTTTAGTAATTGTACGTCCTAGGAACATTTTAACCATAGTGAGACTTTTTTCATCTTTGACATAAAAAAACCCACCGCCCGAACTTCGATCCTTGCTTAGATCCTTGGCTGCACGTTTAGGCAATCTTATTTTTGGATTGTTTTCGCACCATTGTACAAAATTAGCATGGCACTGTCCAGATACACCTAGTGTTACTTTAAAACCAAAATTTAACTTTTTAACTAAAATTGTACCTTCTGTCAACGAATTTACATGATTAGGATCTGGAATTTCTATGTATTTTATTTCATTTTTACAAACATTAACTATTGCTTCTAGATCTTTTTCAGTATTGATATAGATACTAACTGTTGGAGTTTCTACTCTTGACTGCCAATTTTCAATAGCAGCCAGTGTTGATGCTAATTTGTGTGCGCGATTTTTGTCAGAAGAAGATGCACGTCTTGAATAATAAAGATCATCATTACTATGATAAAACTTGTTTATTCTTTCAACATTGGATCCTCGAAACCAGCCAGCTACTCCAGAAGTGAATACAACTTTATATTTGTATTTGTTCTGGAATAGCTTAGTGCTATATTTTACATTATGAGATTTCAGGAATTTCATTTGTTACAATTTTAGACTTACTAACTTTTGGTCGTAGTGCTATTTTATCATCTTCTATAGAAATATTCAATATTCCGCCCTTCTTAAGATCACCAAATAGTATCATCTTAGCTAACGGACGTTTAATTTCTTTATCAATTACACGCTGTAAAGGACGAGCACCCATTTTCTTATCAAACCCTTTTTCTACTAACCAGTCAATTGCGTCGTTATTGATTTTTAGTTTAACGCCTTTTTCTCTAATTTGATCACGCACTTCTGACATGAATTTTCCAACAATCTTGATCATTGTTTCTTTTCCAAGCTTGTTGAATGTAACAATGCCATCAAGACGATTTCTAAATTCTGGAGCAAAGAATTTCTTAAGTTCTTTATCTTCGTAGACTTTTTCTTGATCACCAAACCCAATAACATTCTTTTCAGACTCTGCTGCACCTGCATTAGTAGTTAAGATTAGAATAATATTTCTACAATCTGCCTTTTTACCATTACTGCCTGTAACAAATCCGTTGTCCATAATTTGCAACAAAATAGTTGCCACATCCGGATGAGCTTTTTCAATCTCGTCTAGCAGTAGTATACAGTTCGGGGATTCTTGGATCTGTGTAATTAATAATCCGGCATTTTCTTCGAAACCTACATAACCAGGCGGACTGCCAATTAGTTTAGATACTGAATGTTTTTCTTGATATTCACTCATATCAAATCTAATTAGCTTAACTCCGAGGTGCTTAGACAGTGCTTTAGCAGTCTCAGTTTTACCGCAACCCGTTGGTCCCATGAACACAAAACTACCAACTGGTTTATTTTCAGATTTTAACCCTGCTCTGCTTACAAGAATCTTATCTACAACTTCGGTAATTGCAAAATCTTGTCCATAGACGTCTTCTTTAATTTGAGATTCTAAATTAGCTAGATTTGAAGATTCTTGTTCTGCAATTGTCTCTGCAGGAATATTAACCATTTTACTAATTTCGTATTCAATTTCATTAGTAGTGATTATTCTTTCATCAGCTAATTTAAGATTAAATCTACTTGCAGCACAGTCAATTAAATCAATTGCCTTATCTGGTAATTTCTTATCTGCTTGATACTTAATGCTAAGTTTTACGGCAGAATGAATTGCATCATCTTTAATTTTAACTTTATGAAAAGTTTCGTAGTATTTTTTAATTCCTTTAAGGATTTGTATAGTCATTTCTGCAGTAGGTTCTTCTACTGTAATTCGTTGGAATCGACGCATTAGTGCGCGATCCTTTTCAAAGTACTTACGATATTCTTCCCAAGTAGTACTAGCAACAACTTTAATATTACCTTTGCTCAGTGCAGGTTTCATCATATTACTGAGATCATTTGCACTATTATTTGCACTTCCTGCTCCGCTGATCATATGTGCTTCATCGATGAACAGGACAGTTTTTCCTTTTTTGCTTAGGCCTTTTAATACTGCTTTAAAGCGTTCTTCAAAGTCTCCACGATACTTGCTACCTGCTAACATAGCACTAATATCTAAATTATAAACTGTATATTCTTTAAGGAAATCTGGAACTGCACCTTTAACAATATTATATGCAAGTCCTTCAGCTATTGCAGTTTTACCTACACCTGGATCGCCTACAAGAATTACATTACTCTTTGATCTACGTCCAAGTGCTAGAGAGATATTTTCTAACTCGTCAATGCGTCCAATAACAGGATCAACTTTATTCTTCTTAACAGCTTCATTTAGATTTGTAGTAAAAGCTTTTAGAGCACGATCGCTCTGTGTGTCATGTGATTCAATCTCTTCCTCTTCTGCTGCATTATTAATATAATCGAGGAATTTATCTTTATCAATGTCTGCTTGTTGAATATAAAAATGTGCCCAAGATTTTTTTTCGCTCATAATCGAGACAAAAACATCTGTAGACTCAATTTTTTGTCTTCCATGAAACAGCACTTGAGTAAATGCTCTGTTTAACACTCGCTCAACTGCTTGAGTTTTTTTTGGCTTAGTATTATCGCTGATTACTATATCATTTAATTTATTTTTGATATAGAGTTCGACATCCTTTTTTAAGCTTTCTGGATCTGAACCATATCCGCTAATGCAATTAGTAAAACTTTCATCGCATAACATAGCATACAGCAAATGTTCGATTGTAAGATATTCATGATTGAGTTTTTTAGCTACATCGATTGCTGCTTCAAATACCAACTGCAAATTGTCACTTGGTTCTACCATATCTTTTCCTTTGTTTTTTAATTGCTAAATCTAGTTTTAATTTACTTATTCGGTCTGTAAAACAGACACCATTTAAATGATCCAACTCGTGTAAAAAACATCTAGCATCGATTCCTTCTAGTGTTAGTATATAAGATTTTTTATTTCTGTCAAGAAACTCGACTACTATAGTTTTAGGTCTTTTAACTTTAAAAAATAATCCTGGAAAGCTTAAACATCCTTCTTCATCTTCAACTTGTTCTGAACTTGCACTGATTATTACAGGATTGAATAGAGCAAATGGTGTATACACTTCAGGCATATTTTTAAGATGCATAACGAATACCCTGGCATTGACTCCTACTTGACTTGCAGCAAGACCAATACCGTTTTCTTCTGCCATTAACTTGACCATTTCCTCTTCTAGTGTTAGAGGATTAATAACGGGATTATCAAAGTCAAAGTCTGGTAAGACTTCTTTTAAAAAATTATCTGTGCTTTTGAGTAATTTCAGCATGAAGTTCCTGTATCTTGTTTTTTAGAATTGGATCAGTAATAGCTGGTATTTCTATATCAACTACTACAATAAAATTTCCTAACTGTCCGTTATGAATACTTCTAAATCCTAATCCTCTTTTAACATAATGACTGTTTGATTGAGTTCCAGGATTAATAGTAATAGTACTAATTTCATCAGTAACAGATGTTATCTCTTTTATACACCCTGTCATAGCTTCAAACGGGCTTATTTTGAGATGCGAAAAAATATCATCTCCTTTTCGTTCAAATCTTTCATCAGGTGTAACAAGTACAGTAACATTTAAATCGCCTCTAGGTAGGTGGGCGAAAGAATCGTCTCCATATTTTGCATATCTAATGGTTTGACCGTTAGCAATGCCAGGAGGTACATCAATGGTTAAACTTTGATCTTTACCAGACGGAAGCCTATAATTTGCTTCTAGTTGAGTTCCAGTGAATGCTTGTTTAAATGTAATGGTGCATTGAATATTTAGATCCCTATTTTTTTGACGCATTTCGTGTCTAAAGAAATGGCCAAACATATCTCCCATACCGAATCCGAAAATATCATTCATATTTCCGGTATTAATATTAATAAAGGGGGATCCGTTTCGACTCATATCGTACTCTCTGCGCTTGTGTGTGTCGCTTAGAGTTTCATATGCTTCGGATAATGACTGAAAATATTTTGTGTCTCCGCCTCTGTCGGGATGATGTTTCATAGCCAATTTTTTATAGGCTTTTTTAACATCATCCTGACTAGCGTTTTCTGAGATTCCTAAAGTTTCGTAATGGTTCATGATAAACATTATACACTACAAAAATCACAATGTCAACTACTCTAATGGATTCATTGTGTCATCTAGCGGGGTATTTGGAATAGCAGGTTTTCCAAAAGCTGGAAGATCACCAACGCCCGTAGCAGAAACAACTCCCATTCCTGCAGCCGGAGCAGCAGCCATAGGCATCATTGGACTAGGTCCAACTGGTCTTGGTGAAATCGACGGCGAAGGTGTAGGAGCACTCGGTGGAGGAGGTTTATTAGCTGCTTCTATAGCTTTCATTCTTAAATCTTTGTCGTCACCTGCTAGCATAATGCCAGACAGTGTACCAGTTAAGAATGTTGCGATAGGTATAATGAGTTCAAAAAACTTATTATCAACAGGGCTCATTCCATTCATTGGTTGAGTTACAAAAATTAGACTGTATAACACTACAAAAACAATTCCAAATAGTGTTAGGCCTAGAACTATACCAATAAAAAACTTTAAACGAGCTTGAAGCTCTTCAGACGTATATCTTGGTCCGTCCCATAATTCTTTAATCATTTACATTCTCCTTTACTTGGCGCTGGTACAAATACAGCATTTCCTTCTTTATTAATCATTACGTTTTTTTTTTCGTAGTTTGTTAAGTCTTCTGGACAGGTTCCATTGGCACTACAGTAGGGTTTTTTACATTGTTTTTCTTCCCAGTTGTCTGGGTCTTGACATGGATATCTGTATCGCTCTTCACATCCAGATAAGAACATTAAAACGGGTAATAGTACGATCCATTTTAGGTTCATAATCGCTCCTTCCTTAATATGCTAATATTTATCCAATTTTGGAACTAATCAAGTTTTGATTATTTTATTGAATCTGATATAGATTTTTGATTTTTGTACCACTCAATCCAGTCATCAACTTTGCCTTTGCACCCGTGATATTTTGAATAATTTTTAATTACCACTTCTGCGGTTGTACTTAATTGTTTAGTACCTGCAGGAACTTTTTCAAGATCTGGACAAGCTTCTAATAACTCAGATGGTACATCCGGAAATTTCATTTTAACAGGAACTGGAGTAGAACATCCTACTAACATCAGACTAACGAGGATTATAGGAAATTTCATTTATCTTCTCCTTTTACCGGATTCTCAGATGCTTCATTTAACAGTTCAATCACTCTAGGATCCACTTCGCATTTAGCATCAACTTCTTTGGCTATTTCTTTTATCTTATCAACATACACAGTTTCTTTTTGTTTAATAACTTTAGTTCTATACACAATCTTTTCTTTAATTACTGTATTAACTTGTTGACTTTTTTCTTCTGCTACTCTAATTTGTTCTTCTAATTCTTTTATACGTTGCTGCCATTTTTCTTCGTTTGAAAAACCTCCTAGAAAATATGCCGAAGCACCGTATAAAATAATACCAACAAGTTCCATAGGAATCTTGTAGTTTTTAATCATAGGTATCCAGGAAATTAATTTACTAGCAATATATAAAACCACACCAACTGTTAACATTGAATAAGTTAACCATATTAACCAACTATCAGGTATAAAATTAAACATCCACATTATAATTTCTCCAGAGATACTGCATGATTGTTATTTTCAAAAATAAAAGTATTTCCAATTTTAGTAATATTATAGTTGCCTAAATATTTTGTTAGATACAAGATTTCAGCCATGTCTTTACTTTCAAGCATGAATGCACCAGGTGTACTGTCGTAGACAGCATTTTTCTGTCCAAAGTTTTTTATTTTCATTCTTAAAGGCTCAGCATACATTTTTTGAAATACCAGGGTATCATCATTGACATCAATATTTTCAATAAAACTCCTATTAAAAAAGTTACTGAAATTGTTCATATAACTTTCTTTAATTCTTAAATCGTAAGCATCTGGACTAGTAGGAATGATTTCATTTAATCTTGACATTTCTGCTTCTTCAGACTGAAAGCTTTTATAATATCTAAATTTAAAGTTTTCAACATCGGCTAACTTACCAACACCGTCTAACATCTCTGTAATATTTTTAGCAGTATCTTTGTTTCTTTCAATTTCTACAAATACTTTATATTTGTCATCTTTTACTTGTCCTGAGCTTATGTCAGCATCTAAAATAAAACTATATCCGTTTTCTAAAAACTTAACTAAATCTTTAGCAGCAGCTTGACCAGTTACCGTAAATGAGATCGTTGATACATCTTGGTCAGACCCCATTTTGCTAACATAACTGTCAACTTCAAAGATATTATCTACTAGTAATTTTAAATCGCCTTTGCGTAGGTCTTCGTTTAAACTATTCATGTAAATCCTTTATACTGCCGGCGCAGCAGGAGCAGCAGGAGCAGCAGGAGCAGCCATTGCAGTAGCATCTGCTGGCTCTGCAGGACTAGCTGAAACTTTACTTGTACGACCAAATTTAGTTTCTTTTAATTTTGACATATAACCTTCGTATATGTCTTCTACCAATTTTTTTGGCATCATGATTTCAACAATCCAAATAGATGTACGATCTAGTTTACCTTTTCTAGTTCCTGGTCTTACATCATCCGGTGTTTTAATTTGTCTTGGTTCAATTAAGGAACTTTTTTTATAGTTTACTTTGCATCCGTATTCAAGAAGTCTTTTAGCTGCCATTGGATCCGGCATTTTTTTGTGAGGCCACATAAAACTAGCAGTTATCCAATGTCTTTCTACGATAGGTCCTTCGGCTAGCTCGCCGTCTTCCCAATTTTCGTAAACATACATATTCATTTCGTCTAAAACACGCTCAAAATCTTTAAGAATAGAGAGGCTATTATTTGTAGAATAAAGAGATTCGACGTTCTTTATTACATCTAAAATATCATGCATTGTTGGATCCTATAATTTGCACAATTATTTATCTGCTTTTAAACGATATCATACTATATTATTATTTTGATAAAACATTAAATATCTGTGTAGGACCTCTGTAGTTACTGGTGGGTACCTACAAGTCCTACTTTTACTTTAAAGTAGGAGAACTTAATGAGTAAACAACGAGTGAAAAAACGTTTTACCTCAGAAGATAATATAATCAATTTCCCAACATTTTTGCCTCTTAAAAAGAAGCAAGTATCTTTAATCCCTCGCAACAAGCACCAAGAAACTTATGTATCAAAACTAAAAGATAGCAGAAAAGACATAGTGTTTGCTGTTGGGCCTGCTGGAACAGGAAAAACCCTGTTGGCAGTACAAGCAGGAATCAAATATTTGCAAGAGGGAAGAGTTGAAAAAATTGTTATTACACGACCCGCCATTTCAGTAGACGAAGATTTAGGATTTTTACCAGGAACATTAGAAGAAAAAATGGCGCCCTGGACTAGACCTATATTTGATGTGTTACTTGAGTATTATCAAAATAAAGACATCGCTAAAATGTTAGAGGAAGGAGTGATCGAAATAAGTCCGCTTGCGTATATGCGAGGACGAACTTTTAAAAATTCTTATATTGTAGCAGACGAAATGCAAAATGCTACAAAGAGTCAAATGAAAATGTTATTAACTAGATTAGGAGAAAATTCTAAAATGGTTGTAACAGGAGATCTGGCACAAGCAGATAGATTAAGAGACAACGGATTGATGGATTTTTGTAATTTAATTGAACAAAAACAAAATTTAGAACATCTTGATATTGTCCACTTTGACAAATTAGATATAGAAAGACATAATGCAGTAAAAGAAATTCTAGATATTTACGGAGATTAAAATAATAGGGGAGATTACTCCCCTATTTTGTTTACCAATATTCCTGAAGATAATAAGAAATTAATTCCCGAACGATCACGATAGTCTTGGCAGTAATAAACACGCCCAATTCCTGATTGGTATATAAGTTTGGCACATTCAAGACATGGACTATGTGTGATAAAAATATCAGCACCAGCGCCACTGTTGCTACTACGAGCAAGTTTGCTAATGGCGTTTGACTCTGCATGAAGCACTTCTGGCTTAGTTTTTAAATTATACGGTTTGCCAGTTTCGTCTGTGTACTGCCACTCAGCAGCATCAATAGTCCATTCGTTGGCATATATACGATCTTCGCAGTCATTATTCCAATCTGCAGGCATACCATTGTAACCGTAACTGATTACAGTATCATCTTTGACAATCACTGCTCCCACTTGTAATCTTTTTGCATAGCTTAACTGAGCAAGACGTTTCGCCCAATCCATATACAAATCAATAAACTTTTGTTTCATGGTACTGGATTTCCATTATCGTCAACTTCTAACCAAGTATGATCTCCTAGCCACTTTACTCTAGCAATATAATCATAATGTGCCGGAGCCCCAGTCGTCCAATCATTTGGGCCTTGATGGCAAAGTCTAGTCTTGTTTATTTTATGATCAAACGCTATCCAATATATTTGATTATGGTATACTTGGAATTGATACTCTGCGGCATGAACAGCATCTGTGATTTCTAAACGACGTTTAATTTGTTCTGCTTGCTTTTGTAGTACCTTTACCAGTTCCATTATTCTATCATATTCTTGTTGCGCATGTAATCTGGCAACATTGATCATGATATCTTTTTGCTTAGTTACGGGAACTAAATCAAATTTAGGAGATCCAATATCAATTGGATATGGAAGAAGATTTTTTCTTGCTGGATCTTCTGGCTCAAATTTCATTAATATGACTTAATCTAATTAAGGTTGCTGCAAGGTTAATTTCCGGATCAATAACTAGTGTATGATCAACTAGTCCTTGTTTGATAATTAAAATAGCCTTTTCTTGCTTTTCTTCATCTCCGAATATACTAACGTTGTCATATAACCATCGGAAAATTTCCTCCATTTCCTCAGGTCTGGCCTGACTGCATACAAGCTTACGTGCTTCTGATATTTTTCCTTTTTTGAATAGTTCTACCATTTCCAACTTGTAGTCTTGTTCACCAGTGTCTCCTTTTTCCGGAGTATGTAAACACTTATCCATACTATTCATTTGAACAGTGTTAATGCATTTACGTAAGTCTGGATACGTTGCCTTTACGAACGTGTCAAGCGTATCCAAGTCGAAATCAACTTCTTCGCTAACAAGTATTGTAGCAACACGAGCGGTAAACTCAGTAATATCCGTTCGTTCAATGTGAAATCCTTGACATCGTGAATGTATAGCAGGGATAATGCGATTAGGGTAGTTGCAGGTGAGGATAAAACGAGCAGTTGTATGATACTCTTCCATAACTCCGCGGAGAGCAGCTTGTGCATTAGGGCTAAGATAATCGGCTTCATCTAATAATACCACCTTAAAATTTCCAAAAGGAATCATTTGTACAAAGTTTACAATTTTGTCTCTTACATCTTCAACACTATTTGTACGACTAGCATTGATTTCTAAAATATCTAAGTCATTAATTTCTAATTCATTTAACAGTATTTTTGCTAGAGTTGTTTTTCCAATACCAGCATTACCGCTAAAAAGCAAATGTGGAATACTGCCTTGCTTAATCCAACTTTCAATTTGCTCTCGCTGATGAGTATCTCTAAAGACATATCCGTCGATTGTATTCGGGCGATACTTTTCTACCCATAGTTCTTTCATATAATTTTTCCTAATCCTAACCAAATAAGTTCGTCTAGCTCTTGCTGATAATCTTTACCTAGTCTACGCTTCTGGTATATAGTCTGTAAAACTTCAGTACCATCACCGAAGCTATCGACGCCGGTACCACGACTTTCTAGTTCTTCAATCAAATCCTCAGTGTCAAAATCTGATAAGTCGATATCTACATCAACTTCAGTTGAAATTGTTTTATATACCATTATACAACCTTTTTAGTTAATTCGTGTAATCGATCAGCGCAGTCACGGATGTCTTCGCTGAGATTTCCTTTACCCATTTTTGTTTCAATCATGCGAGCAATTTGATGTAACATCATGATTGCATCTGTATATTCTCTATCGGTCATTATGTTCCTAACGGTGGTTGATTTTGTACACGCTTAATGTCTTCGGCATATACAACACGATTTCTTAATTCTGTGGTGCTGAAACTATGTTGTCTATTATTAAAATACAATTCGATTCCTCTAGCATTACATTCTTTTTTTCCTGTAAAATCTTTATCTATGTATTCTATACCTAGTATTCTAACATTAATAGGATAACTAAGCAAGATGTCTACTAACTCTTTTTCAGTGCCGTACACTACGATTTCGTCTACATACTTACAAGCTTCTAATTGCACATATCTTTCAAAGATAGTCTGTATTGGTTTATTTTTTTCTCTTGGACGATCAATAGTAGGGTCTGTTTGAAGTCCTACAATTAAATGATCACATACACTTTTAGCTTCTTTGAGCATCATGATATGCCCGGCATGAAATAAGTCAAAAGTGCTACAAGTAAATCCGATCTTCATACAATTTCTTCAATTACACCTAGCACTTCGGCTAGTACAATGCACACACCAGCTAGCCAAATGTTTCCGGCCATTAATACACCGCCAGCAAATATTCTAATTCCACTTTTAGCAAGGCTAACATAAAAATGCCCTTTACTAGTATCTTTAGGTTGTATATCAAGCACTGACATAGTTTCTCCATATTGTTTAGATATTATACAGAAAAAAATAGGGCCTGTCAATGGCCCTATTAAGATTTTTTATCTTTTAATCGTAGGCAATGTATTCGTCACTTGGTTTTTGATCTGTTTTAATCAAAACAGCATCAATGTCTACTCTTCGAATAACAAATTCTTTACCATCCTCTTCGACCTTAACACCTCTAGTCCAACGGCCGTGTTCTATTAGAATCCAATCACCGACCTCAACATCGTTTTGTTCTGGCCCAATTGCCCATACTTGACCCCACCGTGGCTTAACTCCTCTAGTCTTTCCGTCGTCACTAGGAATATAAATTCCACCAGTTGTAGTGATCCCGTCAAAATTCATATTCGTTACTAGAATATTTTTTCGAAGAGGTTTTATAGTTCCTTTTACAACGTTCATTTTTGGACCTTATTAGTTACACTTTTTTTCTTTAATGGTTTTTGGAACTTTTTATCAATTAGGTCTTTTTGTTCAGCAAACTTTGCACCTGGAACAGATACAGTTGGCTCAGAATGAGGAACAGAATCTGCATGAGTTGTGTAATATTCTTTAACAGCATCTTCTCGTTTTTTAACTATCTTTCCTCCTGGACCAAGTTCGTCACCTCGGGCATTGACTCTAACATTACCAACTGCTAAAGTAAGTTCATTTTTTTTGCGTAATTTTTCTAAATCAATTTCTTTTCCTTGCATAGTTTTATACACTGTGCGTCCTGGTGATTTCATGCTCATAATATGCTCTCCTTATCTTAAGAATTCTTTCCAATCTAATTTGTACTTTATACTATCAATTTTATGTACACCAATTAGATAGAGTACATAACTTGCCACACTAGATCCTCGTCCTACTCCCCAAATTATGTTTCTTTGTTTAGCAGTATCTACAAAATATTTAAGCCAACGTAGTAGATCCAACATATTTCTTTTCCGAAATTCTTGTAATTCTTCGATTAATCTTTGATAATTTTCTTCAGGACATGTCTGTACTAAGTAGCTTTCGATGTCCATTTTTTTATATTCTTCGGGCATAAACCATTCTTGTTGCGATGTTTGATCAAAGGTTTCCTGATCAATAGTATCATTTGAACGGACTTTTAGTAGATTATCAGTGAAAGTGTTAAATTTTAAAACATCCGAACTAGCTTCAACTAATGTATTATTTAGACACTCGAGATTTTTTTCATATAAAATTTCGATTAGATCTGAGTCATTAAATATTGGACGTTTAAATTTATCATAATGCATAGCACTATTTTAATTTATTTTAATCAAGTTGTCAAGATCTGTATCTCTTTTTTCGTTTTGCTCTTGCCAATATTTTGCACGTCGTTGTGCAATTTCCATTTTGTAATGTTCTAATAAACTAACAACTTGTCGCTGTATATCTGGATTTCTTGTCATCCAATATTTCCTAGACAAATCTTGTATTTTAGTTTCGATTTCAGAATCTTTAAGATTAGAACAATCGACTGCTAAAGGGTGCATTACCAATCTCCAATGTATTTTAAAAAGACATTAGTACCACCGTCCCTAGACCATACTTCTATAATTCTAATTGTTCCAGGAATTGGTAATGTAAATGTTACTGGAAATCCTGTATCTTTTTTAATAGTACCGCCACCTTCTGTACTAAAATTAAGAATGTACTCTCCGAGGGTATCGCCCTTAATTTCAACTGTTAGTTTTGCCCAACCTTCTTCTGGCCAATCTTCAAATCTAAGAGTTGTATTTCCCGTAGCAGTAAACACTTGATAAGGACCGTCGACAATACTAACATTTACAGTTCCGTTAGTATTAACTGGTCCATATACTTTTCCATGTAATTCTGCATAAATTGCGTTATATAGGGTATTACCAAGAAGATCATTATCAACTGCTATGTCACCTTCTAAGGGTTCTTTCAACACTACTTTGGATTGTAAATCACTAAGTTCACCTGCTGCAACTTCTAAAGCAGTTTGTATATAACCAAAATTATCTCTGAATCCTTGACTGTTATTATCTTTTCCAGCTTTTGGATAAGTGGGATCGATCCCACTTGGATCTATTTGACTTGTCATGTTATTGTTACCTTATCATCTTTAAATGCGATATATTTACCTAATGTATTTTGATCAAGAACGTAATCAATATAATATCTATCTACAGTATAATCTAAATCTTTAAAATTAAAACCACTGTTCTTTATGTTTAACAGTATGTAGTCACCTTCTCCGGGCTTGCAATAGCATAATATTACCGCCTTGACATATCCTAATTCTTGTTTAGATCCCGGCTGTACAGTCCTCATCCACGAAAATAGATAGTTTCTTTCAGTACTGGCGTTCGGCATATTCTTTAATCGATATTGCCAGTTACTAACGCTGTTTGGATAACGTGTTCTTGGCTCGGGATCGCTGACCTGTAAATTAGTTTGATCTACGCTTATTCTTGTAGTTGGTCTTGGTGCGTAGGGTTCTTTTTTATTTAAGTCGTCAATTCTGTCTAGTCCATACCATTGTATATCAGAATTATCTACAGTAATTGGCGGATAATCTTTTTCTTTAGTTAGTATTGTAGGAGGTAGATGTTTTTTCCCTATTTCTAATGGATCAATCATTTCTACGTAAATTACCTCATATGCAATTCTTTGTGTATCTAATGGAATTCCGTAAGCTTTTTTAACCTCTCCAAAAATGAATCTTTTCTTTTTGTGATTCAATCCAATCGCACTTACGTATTCAGCAGCAGTTTTTGTTTCAATGCCTGCGTACACTAGCATTCTTAAATCTTTTTGAACTCCAAATAACGAATCATTTAATCTCCAAAGCTTATTAGGAGTAAAAACGTTTGAGTCATTTATAAAGTTTTTAAATTTTTCGCGTTGATCTAACGATAAAAATGGTTGCACATAAATGTAGCTATAAGGCTTATCATTAGGTGTAGTAACTATTATATTAAATTCTTTAGTTATAGCACTATAAAGATATTGATCTTGAGCCAATACTGTAAATGTAAACACTCTATCAACAGTGGTTGTACCTCCGTCTAAGATAAAATCTCTGTTATCAAATGTTGTTAGACCTGGGTTATTTGGAAACTCAAATTGATTAACTCTACCAACAATCTCCCCGTCAAGATTTAGACTTAGGCCGGGAGGTAAGCTACCTTGTATAATAGCGTAATTTATTAACGGATTTTTAGCAATTGAAGTAGCTTCTATTTTAAAAGTACTGAAAAAGTTTCCGCCAATAGAACCTAAGTCGGTGTCAGTGATCCAAGACATTGTGCTGTCAATTTCTCCAAGAATTTTTACACTAAAAGTTCTTGCAGTAGACGCAGTTTCTGTTCCTGAACTATACCTAGTTGCAGTGATTGTAAATTTATAATTTTTAGTTATAGCTGATTGATAAGGTACTACTCCGAATACTTCCCCGTTTCTTGAATCAAACATCATACCTGGAGGTAATCCATATAACTCCCATTGCACTAATTGAAATCCAAGTCCTGTAACATGCGGTATTTTACAAATATAATCTTTTCCTAAATAACTTGCACGATCGTTAAGTTCGTAAACTTTGCTAAAAGTTCCAAGATTTGAAACACTGTCGGCTACCTCAATCCAATAAAGGAGATCATTGTCGTCATTAAAATTACTAGTAGAAGTGTGTCCTTTACTACATTGATAAAGTTTTGTATTGTGTAACACAATTTGATTAAAGATATAAACAGTACTAGGTTGCCATTCTCCTACATATGGTTTTCCTCTGTTTTGAAATCTAAATTTTCTAGAATTTATTACAGTTACTTCAGCAGAGTCAACTGTAAGGTTAGGAATACTACTGACAATTTTAATTTTATCGCCAGTTTTTAGTCCGTGATTGTAACTTTGTGTTACTGTAACAGTATTAGTTTTTCTAATTAGTGTTTCAAAAGTTTGTTGAGCTACCCATGATCTATCTACAATTTCTAAGTTATAAAAAACTGGATCAACTATACCTGGACCTTCATATACGTCAAGTAAGAATGTAAGATAATTATTAGCTCTTTTTATTCCTAGATCAGTAGAAGTTAACCACAACGGAGATCTAAGATAAGTGCTGTCAACAGTAAAGACTCCATTACCGGCAGTAGTAATAACGTTATCTGCTCTTAAGAAATCATCACCAACTACATAAATGTTGAATTGTCTTTTAGCAACAACGTCACCGTCGCTTACACTAACAATAAATTGATATTTTCTGTTAAGTTTTCTTGGTGTAGTTGAATTGTTTGCAAAATCATAAAAAACACTATCATAAACAAAACTATCATAACCGTTACTAGATCTATAGCCAAAGTCATATCCTACACTGTCATATAATCCTTGATCATAATATCCTTTGTCGTCAGTTTGTCTAATAATTAGTGCCGGTTGAATAAATCCGGTAATTCTTCCATCTTCAGTTAAAATTAAACCAGGAGGTAGTTCACCTGCGCCCTTGTCAATAAAATATTTTAGAGTTTGTCCTGTTGGAGTGTCAAAGTCTATAGCTGTAAGCGGAAACTCTACAAAACTACTGTCTAATATAAAATAGTTTTGATTAGTACCAATTGGTAAATCGCCCGAAGGTGTAATCCAAACTGGAGGATCTGCTCCGTTGATTGTAATTATTAAAGTTCGATCTGAAATTGCAGATCCTCTACTAGCTCTAATAACAAATTCAAAATCAGTAGGTCTAGCTACTTCAAAAGGTGTTCCTACTATGCTACTACTTTCGAGTCTTAGACCTGGAGGAAGATTTCCTGATATTTTTGTAAATGTCACATCTGTACTGTCGTCACCCGCATCAAGATTTGTAAAGTCCAAGGGCAAGGGCAAGTCAACAACTGTTCTTTCCTCAATACTTGGAAATTTGTAACCAGATTTAACAGTCCACGACGGTAATAAACTCATATCTATTCCTATAATAATATATTTACCCTATTTTGATGTTATTTTTAATCGTAAAAAAAGGCGAGCTAAAAACTCGCCTTTTTATAAATTAACTAGATCAGTTTAGATCGTCCCAGACAACTGGGCCAATTGCGCTGCATACTTGTAATTTAGTTGAAGTTGTATTAAAAATAACTTCTCCAACCTCTACACCTGTAAGTGCATCTCTTTCAACAGAAGTTAATGGAGTAAATTTTACTCTTGGAGTTGTAATACTTAATGTTTTAGAAGGATCGTTAACAAATGTTATAGGATTGATTTCTGACATTACTAAGTTTCTTTGTACGTCAAATCTCTCATTTTGTCCGTCAACGAACCAAATTTGTGTTGAAACTCCACTACTGTTAGCAACAAAGCATCCAAGACCGCCTGGCATAACATTACTGCTTGGTGCACCAGTAAGAATATGACCAAAGCCTGCAGACAGTACAAAATTATCACCGTCCCATAAGTTAAAGCTTAGGATACCTGCACTATCATAATTTTCAACTGGTAATTGTGCCGTCGGAGTACCTCTAGCACGGCAAAGAGCAACGGAAGGTGGTTGAACACTTGGGTCGCCTGGATTACCAAATATATTGATAAACGATGTCATTGAATTGCCGCCATAGATTGGATTAAATCCAACTTGTGTTTCCCATGCTCTAACTTCTAATTTTGCTCCGTAATCTTCACCGTTTAAGAAACCACCAATGGCTACTACACCTTCACCGCCCGTTGGTACGATAGCAATGTTATCGTCGTTATGGAAACCGTCTGCATATACATGATAACCTGGGGAGATAAAAATATCCCCGTCAACTTGAATATCACTTAACATGTGTACTACATTAGCTAATTCAATTGCGCCTGAATCATCTGTGCTAATTGAGCTACCGTTGAACACTAGGTTATTTAAAGTAAGTGTGTTAGTGTCATTATCCCAATTAACACCCGAACCTACATCAGTAACAGTTGTACCAGTGGTTGCATAATAGGCTAAACGTCCAGCGATACCTGCTCCCACATTTCCTGAACCACCGCCACCTGCATTGGCAGTAACATCAAACGTTCCGTTACCTGTGCCATTATCATTATACGTAATAGTAATATTTGTTTGTGAACCGTCTGCAAACATAGCAGCTACGATATCTTCTACTTCTTCAGTAGTTAATCCGCCACCGCCTGATGCATCAGTATCGTTTACCCAGTTAGTTCCGTCGTATTTTAAAACTTCCCCAACTGTGGGATCTGATATTACTACATCATTTAGTGCTCCTAATGTAGTTGCACCTCCACCACCACCTCCGCCACTGACTGCAATACCACCTGCAGTTGTTCCATCTCCAACCCAGACTTCTTTTTGGTCTGTGGTATAAATTAGTTCACCGCTAGCAGGAGTAAATGATTCCCTATCGGAGTCTAAACCTTGTCTAATTCTTAAAACCATCGTAATCTCCTAATTAAAATATTCCAAGATCAAGATCAATGTCCTGATCGAACGATGTAGGAATGAATGACCCAAAATCAATATCCTGCTGAGTCAGTAAATACTGTATTGGATTATCAAAACTATTTCCAAAATTTCCAAAATCCCAAGATAATATATTTCTAACATCGATACCGTACACTGTTGATTCGATATTGTTAGCATTAACTTGATTAACTGTTAATAATCCAAGTCCATTGTTCCACACTAATTGATTATTACTAGCTGAAACGGTAGTCCCATTAGTGGGATAGTACGCAAGTCGTCCGCTTGAACCGGTGTTGACTGTACCAGCATTATTAGTAATGAATTGATTTAAAGTGTCAAATGCACTGTTAACTTTACTAAATGCAGAACGCAGATCATCTCCAGTTCCGTCATTGGCATAGTTTCCTAAATTAATTGTATCTATGGGCATAATAATTAATCTCTTTTTTTTATTTATCAAAAAATGAATTTAGACCTGTTCAAGGATTCTGAACTCGGGTAATAGCCCAGAAATCCCAGGATAAATCTGAATTCTCAACTACGCTAAACGGCATATAAAAGTAACCTTTTAGTCCCCAATTAGCTCCCCAACTGTTTCTAACTATAAATCTTCTACTAGATTTATCAAAACCTACTAGCATTACAGCATGACCTCCTAAAAATTCTTCGTTTGCAGACGGCATAGGCATAACTCCTGTGTATGCTACTTTGTTGCTGACAAAACTTTCGTAAACTGCAAATCCAAAAATAACAGGAGTTTTTTGTGAAACCGCATTTATAACATCACTAAATGTTAATATTCTACGATATTCTGTTACTTTTCTTTTCAACGCATCTGTATAAGCTTGTTTATTAGGAGCCTGAGCAAATCTTTTAATAGTATAAGGCCAAAAAGTTTCAAGCGGAGCTCCCCATTTACTGACAGCTCTAATACCATCTCTAATACTAGCTCCGCTATCTTCATTTACGGTGTTCATTAGTACACGTTCTTGATAATAGATAAAAAGTCTACTTACATCATGTTTTTTATTAAGTTTTCTGTTTACTAATTCAATGGCTCCTGCTAGTGCCTGCCCAGTACAGCTTCCTAACTGTCCTTGATTTTCAATAGGACTACATTCGTTTCTAAAATCAATATAATTTACACTAGGAACTACAGACCTATTATAGGTGTAATCTCTAGAATCAAATTTATCACGGGGTAAAGAAAAATTTATATTGTTTTTATTAAAGTTAATCATAATTTTT